CCGCCAGGACAGACATGCTGGCAGTTTGCGGTTTTCGTGCCGATACACCTTGGCAGGGTTAGGCGGATCAGATAGAAGGAGAGCGGATGTACCGGGATGATCTGGAAGCGGCGCATTGCCGGATAGAGAAGCTGGAAGAAGAAAAAGGTGTTTTGGAGGTGGAGGTTAAAAAGCTCAGGGGTGGAGCAAAGCCCAAAGGTCCAGGCAAAACGGTTATGCTGCTTTTGCTGGGTTTTGCGCTTGGTTTGATTTCTTCGATGATTGTATGGCGCATAAACACCGAAAGGGTCGCAAGGATCAAAAGAAGCGTTGCGGCAGCCAAGCTGTTCAGCAAAAAGAAAGACTGTAGGGCAAAGGTATGCCGAGAATTATGCGCCAGTACAAGAGTGTGGGACTATGGGGCTTTTGGAGACATGTACGAATCCAAGGTCCAATACGAGAGCGATGTTGCCGTCGAATGCTTGTGTCGTGGCAGGGATGTTGAGAAAACTGTCAATGTGTTTCCGAAAGACATGGAGCATTGCGAGTGGATAAGGAACTAATCTCAAACATGGGAAGGAAGATGAAGGTAGATTTTACAAAGCGCAGCCGGGAGGACACGGCGCGCCTGGCTGCGAGGTACTGGGGCGGGTTCATCCGGAAGCACGTGTCCGGATTCGAAGTGGTGGATGGGGCGAAGCTGGAAAACCCGATGGGCGAGGCGTTCTGCGGGTTCGTGGTTGAAAGCATGATCCGGAGGATAGCCGACGATCTGACTCCGGAGTTCGCGGACAGGTTCGAGCATGAACTGGCATCTGTCATCCTGAACGGGGCGGACGTCGAAGCGCACGATGGCGGGACGTTCCATCTCTGCGGGATATCCTAGGACGAACGGGGCGATTCGTTCCACTTCCACACGCACGTTGACTACCACCCCGATCGGTACCTCTTGACGGCTGTCGAGCGCGCGTGGCGGGGCGATGAAAAGAAGTTCGGGCTGGTCGGGAATGCTTTTCCGTACAAGACGAGCATGAACATAGAGGGGAGCGGGGATCTGACGCGCGTAATGATTCGAGAAGGGTACAGCGCCGGGTCAATGATCCTCCTGGAAGTTTGGGAGGACGGCGTTCTCGATACGAAAGTGCCCGAGTTCTCAAAGAACTCTCAGTGGCTGTGGGACCGCGGATATACGTATGTCAGCCATTTCGAGTGCCCGGATTTGGGCAACAACGGCTATTACAGCGACGGCGTCACATGGATCAGGGCTGGCCACATAAGCCTGTTGCAGCACAACAGGGCACATGAGGATTTCGTGTTGGAAATCGAAGACGCTGAGAGTTGGCAGGGAGTAAATTGGGAGCAGGTTCGCGAAGACATTCTTGGGGACCATTAGTTCAGATGAAAGAGTTTACGGGTCATCCAAATGTGTCCAAAGATGAGGCGATTCGTCTTCGAATCGAAGAACGCAGACCTGTATCAGAGATAGTGAAAATTCTTGGAAAACCAAAGAGCACGGTTTATCAGTGGCTCAAGGATTACCCCCTATCCGAAACTGAATTGCTTACACGGAAAATTGATGCCGCTAAAAAGCAAGTTCGCGGCCCTAGGAAACTGAAAGGTAATCCTTCCAAGTTCTACGCAGCGGTGGAGTTTTCAGATTTAGGGCGCAATAGGAAGGCTAAAGTTGCTGAGGCAGCTGTTTTGTTTAGGCTAGTTCTTCATGGTTTTGATGTGTATGGGCGCGTTTTTGACGGTCAGAAAGCGGATTGGGTGGTTGAAGGACAGAAAGTCCAAGTTCGGTTTGCGCGTTGGTGTAAGTATGGAACTCCGATTGTTAGTTTGCGATGCGGCGGTGGTTCCAGAAATCATAGGGGAAAGCGGCGTTTTGAGGATGGGGAGTTCGATGTGTTGGTGGGTTATGATCTATATACAGATACAGCTTTTGTGTGGAGATGGGATGAACTCACACATTTACAGACGGCTGTTTCAGCTTCAGAGGAAGCAGCTGAAGCATGGCATAAGTTGAGACCCATTAGCCTAGTGAAAGATGCCAATACCACATGTGGCTCGCAAGAAAGGAAAGGCAATGCCGCTATACAAGGTGAAGCTGAAACGGTGCGTGACGCAGTTTGCGCACGTGACGGTAAGGGCGCACGACAAAGGTCAGGCTATGCTGGTGAACCAGAAGCTCCTGTTTGCTGTACCAACAAAGTGGAGCCATGAGAAGGTTGACGAACCGTACGTGTCGGAAGTTTCAGATGCCGACGATACCGACGGCGTTGATGCGGACCTGGTGATGTGCGGGCCGATGAAGAAGTTTAAGATAGAATTCAGGCAGGGGCTCAGCGGCGGGCGCAAGGCCGCTATTGAGGTGGAGGCGGAAAGTCTACAGCACGCCCATGAAATTGCCAACAACATGAACATAATCAGGGTGCGTGAAATATAAGGGGCGCGGATGAACGATTTGAAGCCCGAGGAGCTGGTCGAGCTTTGTGACCACTTCTACAAGAGCGGGTCGAAGCCGGAAGCCCTGGGGGCGTTCCTGGGCAGGCTCATGAGCATTCCGGGCGGCTGGCAATGCATCGGCGGGGCTGCTGATTTTCTGAGGAAGAAAGGAAAGAAAGATGCCAAAGTTCAAGGTTAAGCTGACCAGACCCCGGAAGGAAGAAGCCGAGGTGGTGGTGGAGGCCCATGACAAGAACATGGCGCGCCAGCACGCCCTCCGGCAGATGCGCGAAGACAAGGTTGAGCCGGAGTGGAAGCCGTGCGACGAGGCAGTCGGAGGGTGTGGTTCAGTGGTCAACATCTCGTCGGTGAGGAAGAGCGACGAGGCGGGGGAGCCGGACGTGAAGGTTCCGCACCTGCCGCCGAAGGAGTTCGTGATCAGGGTAGGGTACAAGGAATACTACGAGTGCGAGGCCAACATTCTGGTGAAAGCCGAGAACATCGAAGAGGCGTGGTTGATCGCCAACAGCCTGGAGTACGAGGATCTGGACCGGTACGATTATGATGAGGTCAGGAGCGAACCGAGCGACTGCGAAGTCTATAATGTCGATCCGCTGCACAAGGACGAGGAAGACGACAAGCTGCAGCCGCTGAAGCCTGGGAAGTGGCAGAAGACTTTTGAAAAACTAAGGAAGCGACTGGGAAAGAGGAAGTAATGACAAAATGATTTTTTGTTTTTTGGAGCGGGAGTGAAAAAGGTCCTGTCGTCTAGCGGCTAGGATACAAGGTCCTCAACCTTGAGACGGGAGTTCGATTCTCCCCAGGGTCACAATAAAAACGGCTATCTATCAGTATTCTACCATTATGTTGCGTCACATTAAACGGTGGTTCGACGGAGGTAGAATAATGAGAAAAAAGTGGACCGATAATCAGCTGGTCAAAGCAGTAGCTTCTGGATGCTGTATGGCCGACGTACTTAGGGCTCTTAATATAGTACGGTCCGGAAATACAATGCGTCTTGTACGCAAGCACATTGACAGGCTTGGTTTAAAAACATGTCATTGGGTTCGACCAAGAAGAAAGGCTGTAAGAATATCCGACGTTCCCATAGCCGATATGTTTGTGATAAACAGCGAGTTTTCCAAGGAATCGATACGCAGGCGGGTTAAAAAGGAAAATTTGCTCCCATACGAATGCTTTGAATGCGAGTTAATAGAATGGCGCGGAAGCAAAATATCGCTCCAGTTGGATCATATTAATGGCAACAGGCGCGACAACAGGCTGCAGAACCTTAGATGGTTATGTCCGAATTGTCATAGTCTGACGCCGACATGGGGAACTAAGTCAAGAAAGAAGGAAGATAAATATTGTGTCGACTGCGGTTGTAAAATATCGCATAGGTCGACACGATGTCGCATTTGCGCCAATAGGTGTTTTCCAAATCAGACGAAGATAGAGTGGCCTCCTACTAGTGAGCTCGTCAGGATGGTCAAGGAAACATCATTTGTTGCCGTCGCACGCAAGCTGGGCGTATCAGATAACGCTGTTAGGAAGAGAATAAAGAATCACTAGGGTCCGTAGTGTCAATGTAGCATCCCGGCCTCTTAAGCCGGTGGGTGGAAGTTCAAGTCTTCCCGGGCCCACATGGAAAGACGATTCGTATGCCCGAACTGCAAGTGCGTCGTCCAGCCTCCCGTGGCGGAGTTCTCGGGGTGGGTGGCGAGAAGGGGCGGAATGAACTCCAAGCATGTTTTCGAGGTGTATCCGGACCCGTCAGGTCAGTTCTTTTCCATATGCTGGGATTATGGAGAAGACAGGCGCGGGTGGGGCGACACGCCGGAAGCCGCAGCCATGAGCCTCAAGCTCGGTCTGGAAGAAGGGCGGTTTTGACATGATGGCAAAAAAGAGCAAGGACTTTCTGAAGCACTGGTTCAATGTCGGGAAGGACAGCGGAAAGAGCACGATGTTCCTGGTGCGGTCCACCCTGACCGGGAACGTCATGGCCTTCTACGACGACGAGCCGGGCGGGAGCTTTGAGACAATCGGCAGGTACGACCTGTCCAAGCCGTTCGGAAAGCAAGATGGGAAGGCGATCTGACCGCGACAGGCGCGCCATGAGGGATGCCATGGGGCACTCTTTCAGGCGCAAGAGGCACGCATCCAAAAGGCTGAAGGAGAGGGCGGGTCCGTCCGTGGACTTCGACGCCTTCCGCAAGATGGTGCTGGACGACCGGGAGTTCGAGTTCGTGGTCAAGGCTGGCGGTGGATCCGATCTATGCTACGCCGAATACGAGGGCAAGGACGTCTACTTCATCATGAAGCACGGGAGCGGCGGCAGGAGCAGGGAGATAGCGACCGTGCTGACAAAGGCGATGGCGACCGAAAGCTTCCCTAAGGCGTTTGTACACATAACGCATCCCCATCTTGAGATGCTGAAGCGCGCAAGGGAGACGGCGGGGAGAAACAGGCGGCTGGAGAGCCTGAACAGCAACCTTCTGGAAGAGAAAAAGGATCTGCAGCGCAAAATAAGCCAAATGGCAAACGAGCGCCACCGCCTGAAAGAGCTGATAGACGGCATAAGGGTGTGGTTTAGTTTGAAATAGTCGGGTGTAGCTCAATCGGAAGAGCGGCGGGCTCTGACCCCGCGTCTGTTGGAAGTTCGAACCCTCCCACCCGAGCTTGTGATGCTGGTCATGCCATCGTGTATCTCGGCATGGCAGTTTGCGCATACTAGGGCGCATTTTTTGAGTTCTTTCTCAACTCTCGCCCATGATAGTGTTGATCCGCTACTGATGCGGAATTTTTTGGATGTCGGATCCAAGTGGTGAAAAACAAGTGCTTTTGCGCACCGTTTGTACCCGCATACTATACACTTGCCGCCTTTGTGTTTTATTGCCTTGAGTTTTTGACGGCGGCGGAACGAGGCAACTGCTTTTTTATTGCTGCTCGGTTTTTTTTTTGCTGTGCTTTCGTGCGCGCGACGATGTAAGACATGCTTTGGAGCAGTATGTTAAACTTGAGGAATATGGTTTTCCGCATAGTTTACAGGTGTTTTCCGGTTTTCGTTTGGGCGATTTTCTGTTATTGTATGATGCGGCGCATGACCTTGAGCAGAATTTCGGATTGTGCGTTTTTCGCCCGCAAGTAAGACATTTCGTCATAATAATCTCCTTTGTCATAACATATCAGGAATTCCAGGGTAGTTCAAGGGTAGAACGGGCGGCTGTGGGCATTTCTGCGGCTCAGATAATAGGGCAGGTCGGCACTGCCAATGCTACTAACCGCCAAGTTGGGGGTTCGAGTCCTCCCCCTGGAGCAAAATGACGACGACAGAGCAGGCTCTCGAATGGTTCAATGAGGGCGAGGAAAAGGGCATGGACTGGATGCTCCTGGTGCGCAACGCGCAGACATGCCATGTCATGCCGGTGTACGTGTCGCCTAACAGGAGCCTAGACAGGGAGCTGCCGAAATGGCGGAAGATCTACAGGGTGATTGCCGTGTATGATTTGAATCGAGGGTTCAGCAGGCAGTCCGATTCATGGAAGACGGACATTTGGCTGTAGAAACGAAAGTGAGAAAGAAGCAAAAGGCGGGGAGTAGGGCATTGGATGACCCGCTCGGTTCGGGACCGAGACCAAGCTGGTTCGATTCCAGTCTCCCCGACGGGAAAGGGAAGAAAGATGGACATAGACAAGGATCTTGAAAACGCCTGTATCGTTGTTGCCGGCATCAACGAGCAAATGCGCGTTATCATGGAAGGCATTAGCAGCAAGGCTGAAGGCACGATTTTTGGCACGACGCTCCATATAGAGCATGTTCCTGGAAGCTACACGACCATCATGGCCGGCGACGAGGTAATGTGGGACTCCGAGGACGAGAACGACGAGGGCGACAGTTCGTACGAGGCGATGCGCACGCATATCGAAAAGCGGATGCGCGAGCTGCTGGCCGCCGTAAGGACCATGAATGCTGCGTTCAGGGGAAGGCAGAGAGAGCGGGCGGTGCTGCCATGAGGCGTCTTCTGTGGATAGCCATGATTGGAATCGGCCTGTGGGCATCGATGCGGGCATGCGCGGAGATCGTGATATGAGTTCCACCGCTGGATTCCTGATGACGCCAAGGGACTTGGAGAACGAGTTCAACAAGGTCAAGGACCTTCTGCTTGCGCATTTGAAAGAAGAAGGATATGTTTCCGGCGAGGATGCGGAAGACCTCATGCTCACGAGGCAGGTTCTTCTGAAAAAGCCCAGTCTTATTTCGGGACTATACAACCACATACTTGGAAAGACTGCGGATACTCGTAGGTTCATGATTGTCAAGGGGCGAGGGCAAGAAAGAGAATAAAGAATAAGCCATGCCCGTCACCGAGGAGTTTGTGAACAAGCATCGCGATGTTTTGGAGCGGCTCTCCGATCGCCAGATAGGTCGCCTGATCGGAAAGGGGTGCTGGGGGTCCGTGTTTGAGACGGATTCTCGCAGCCTGGTTGTGAAAATCACGAAGGACTGGGAAGAGGTTCGTGCGGCAAAAATTGTTGATGATCTGAGATCTTCAGGCATATTGCTCCCAGGTCTGGTCGATATCTGCGTTGCCCACAAGCTCGACGGCATAGACGACGACGGCGAGGACGTGTACGTGATCGTGCGCGAAAGGGTGAATATGCTGCCGCCGTTTGACGAGCGCCAGAAGCTGCCGCTCGAAGAGCGGCTGGTGTACGAGGACCTTGACGAGGATCTTTATGTCCTGGATGAGCGGCAGGCGTACTGCGGAGACGACGCACTGAACGCCATGGCTTCCCTGTATTCCAGGGCTCCGCATCTGGCGGCGACCATCCTGGAGCTTGAGTCGCGCGGGCACAGGCTGGCGGACATGGACATCTCGAATGTTGGCATTGCGAGCAATAGCAGGTTCGGCGCGCCGGAGGGCAGCTTCGTAATGTTCGACATGTCGTTTTCATCCGGTTAATCATGGCCTCGAAGGCGAAGTGGACGAGCCACCAGCCTTTCAAGCTGGCGAATAGCGGGTTCGAGTCCCGTCGAGGTCACAAAGGAAATTGCGGAGCCTTGGTGTAATCCGGTAGCATTTGGCGGACTGAAAATCCGCTGGTCCCGGTTCAAATCCGGGGGGCTCCACGAAAGGTGCGAAGCAAGAATGGAAAAAGAAGAGTCGGCGTATTTCGACGAACTTAAGCGACATATTCTGGATATTGAGTACAAGAAAGGCGATGTCTTGAGTTTCATGATGGGGCGTGCGCGTTTTTATTTCATGGCTCCAGGTTGTTTTTCGGCGATACGGATCATCCTGTCGCAGGGGTAGACTCGGTGTAAGATGGACGAACAGGTTATCGAACTGATAGAGAAGATCGGTAGGCTGAAGCTGTTGGTGGAGAGGATCCCGGACCGAGGTCACTCCATGACCTGTCCGGCGGACGACGATACGGGACATCCGTGCCCGTGTAAGTGCGGCGCTGACAGGTTCAACAACGCCGTGGAGGATGTCAAGCTGGAGCTTGGCATAGACCGCATGTCGAAACTGTTCAAGAAGAAATAGGGCGGTTAACTCAGTGGAAGAGTTGTGCCTTTACACGGCATTGGTCGGGGGTTCAAATCCCTCACCGCCCACGGGGTAGCCCGGTCTGTGCACAGCCGGGTCCAAGACGGTTGCCAGAGTAATTACATACCTCTGCTGCCTGGTAGGTGGTCCGTAAGCGGGCTGGGGCGACAAGCTGTTTTGATCAGCAGCCCGTAGCCGAAGTCAGGTCGGTCGTCGCTTTTTAGAAAGAAAGGAAGCCTGGATGTGCGAAGAATCTCTGGAGTTTCTCAGGGCGCTGATCAACACGCCGAGCCCTTCGGGGTTTGAGCAGAAGACCGCCGGAGTATGGAGAAAGTACACCAAGGAGTATGCCCATGGCGTCAATGGCGATCCGCTCGGCAACTCCATAGCCGTTCTGGCGGGCACGCAGAAGAGGCAGACCAGCGAGCCGGACGCGCTGGTCAAGTTCGCATCCAACGGACCGGACATCATGCTGTGCGCCCATTTGGACGAAGTCGGCCTGATGATCCACCATGTTGATGAGGACGGGTTTCTGTATGTGTCCCAGATTGGCGGTCTGGACCCGGCGGTTCTGCCTGGGCAGCGCATTTCTGTCCAGAACAGGCGCGGTCCGGTGCCGGGAGTCGTCAGCCGCCCGGCTACGCATCTGATGAAGGACGAGGACCAGGACGAGACGACCAAGATCCACAACCTGATAGTGGACATCGGAGCCGTCGATAAGGACGACGCGCTGCAGCTGGTCGATATCGGCGATCCGATCGTGCTTGACCTCCGGTACGCGGAGATGGGGGGCGGGCTGATCGTAGGGCGCGGGCTGGACGACAGGGTCGGCGCATGGTGCGTCGCAGAAGCTTTGAGGGTCCTGGCCAACAGCAAGATGTTTTCGGCAAGGCTGTTCGCCGTGGCCAGTACCGGCGAGGAGAACGGCGCCTATGGCGCCACGGCAGTGACCGACCGGATAAAGCCGCAGGCAGCATTGGCCATTGATCTGACGCACGCTACGGACACTCCTGAGGTCTCCAAGGAAAAGCACGGGGACATCAAGCTGGGCGAAGGCCCGGTGATGGCGATCGGCTCGATCACGAACCCGATCGTGAACGATCTGCTGGTCAAGGCCGCCGAGGACAACCGCATTCCGCTACAACGCGAGGCGGCTCCGAGGTGGACCGGGACTGACGGCGATGCGATCAATATGGGCGGCGGCGGAGTCGCCACCGGGCTCGTGTCGATTCCGGCGCGCTACATGCATACGCCGGTCGAAGTCGTCAGCAAGGACGATCTTGAAAACACGGTGAAGCTGCTAGTCGCATGGTGCGAGCTTGTCAGCCCCGGCATGAGCTTTGACGTATGACGCCGGTCAAGTGTAGCCGCTGTGGCAAGGAGATGTCAAAGCCACTGTACCGGAAGATCTACTACCGCACGCGCGAATGGAGGCGCGGAAGGTTCGGCCGGCAGGAGTACAAGGCCGTTGTCAAAGAGCGCAGGATGGCGTTCTGTAGCAAGGAATGCTCAAGTGACGAACAAATGAGCAGGGAAGGATAAAGATGGCCAAGCCTGGAGACCGCATCGGTGCCATATCCCACTCGGATGGCGACACGCTTCACCTGTACGGATACGGGGAGTATCTGGGCGAGTTCTTCCCGCCAAAGGGAACGCAGGGTCCGTTCGGCATCGACGCCTCGGAGGTCGGCTGCGAGAATCCGTGCATGCGCCTAGACAGCGGAAGGATCATCTGGGGATGCCAGTGCTGGTGGGGCTCCGAGGACAGCGTCAGAGAGAGGGCGGCGAAGTTCGACAAGGTTGTCGAGGATGAGCCGCCCGACAACCCGGCGGTTCTTGAGTGCGACAGTTGCGGGTAGAGACCTGTACAATGGAACATGCTGAAGCCGGAGAACAAGGCTGGCGACCAGTGTCCATTCTGTTTTCTCGCTGACTACGATTGCGACGGTATTCTGCGCGACGTGGCACAGGGCGACAAAGGTTGATCCCGTCGATTCCGCTGATGGGTCGGTCGGAGCTGCGCAGCCTGATTGAAGCCGGCGACGTCTCTGCGCTGATGGTCTACATCGACTATCTTGAGGGGGTTGTCAGGGATTTCAACAAGTGCGCAAGGCAGATAGCCGGCGATGTGGAGCACTACGAGCGGTATGGTCTGCCCGCAGAACTGAAAGGGGAACGGGAATGAACTGCCAGAGATGCGACTCGTCCAGGATCGCCGACATGTCGGCAAAATGCTCCGACCTGTGCTTTGTGCGGGTGGGCGACTGCGACAAGGACGGATATGTCCCGGACGACATGGGCGTTGGCGGCAGCGACTACGTTGAGATGAAGTGGTGCCTTGAATGCGGCCAGATCCAGGGCAAGTGGCCTCTGGACAAGTGCTCTATCGAGCTGCTGGAAGGAGTCAAAATGCGAAAAATGACGAAGCCGCAGAGAGAGACCCTAGTGGCGCTGGCTGACCTGAGCCCTGGTAGAACCAGACCTTGGTTAAATACGGTTGCCGTTGTATCCCAGAGGTGTAAGGATAAGGATTATATCGGTAACAGGGGCCTTGGTCAGATGATGTGTTGGTTAGGGGTACATATTGAGACTCTTGTAGTCGATGGGTTTGTCGAAAAAAAGGGTTTCAGTCTGTTCAGAATCACCAACAGCGGCAAGAAGGCGGCGAAGAATGAAGGGTAATCCCGTATTCCGGCTGCCGGAGGGCATGCCGCGGCACAGCGTGGTCCACAACATTCTCGACCTCACAGATGACGGAAGGCGCGTGGGTCTCCACGAGCTGACGGACGGCATGAGGCTGCTGATTCTGGGAGTTATGGGCTGGGTTGATGCGCGGGTCATACCACATGAGAAGGACGGCTGTGCCGCTGCGGATGATGGCGGAAGCATTTGGTTTTTAGACTATTGCCAAGAGCGCTGCTGCTGGATATGTTACGGTGGCATCAACAAGAAAGCGCTTGGAAGGATGTCTGATGAGCAGCGGGATTGACGACAGGCAGGCGACGTTCGCGGATCAAAAGCTGCTACCCGATTTTGAGGTCGAATGATATCTGGACGGCAGGCGCGCAAGGTGGATGGTTGACCAGACCTGGTCAAAGTTTTTTGGAATCTCCATAGGTTTGAAAAAGACTTTTAGCAATACTTCTGGCCCTGTAGCTCAGCCCGAACAGAGCAGACGGTTCCTACCCGTCAGGTCGTAGGTTTAAATCCTACCAGGGTCACTTCAGGCGGATTTTTTATACGGCGCTGTTGATTGAGGGGCGAGGCCATGGCGGCCGGCGTGGCTCCAAACTACGCGATTCGAAGCGGGTTCGATTCCTGCCGCCCCTGCCGCTTCCGCCGCCGGATGCCTTCCACGAGGTCCTGGCAAGCGCGCATGTGGTTATCCGCCGGTAGCGGTTCGAATCCGCCCCTGGCGGCGGAAGCATTTAGGAGGACATGTGGAATTTTTATTGCTGAAGTTCGCAGATGTTACAATACACACACAAACAGGAAAAGTGGATCCTAAAGATATGTGCGCTTATCATAAGGCAGATGTGGTAATGTTTGTGGATGATACGAATGGTCATGAAACTTATGTGCTGAAAAATAAACATGGCCAATGTGGCAAAGTTGTCCCTGTTGCTGGGCGATATAAATCGTGGTGAAAATATGATAGTTGAAATGCCGGGCGGTATGGTTATGCTGGTAATTATGGGCGTTGTGCTCATGGTTGCCATGCTGGTGTTCGACAATCTCGGAAGGAAGTAGGTTTTGTTATGACTTATGCTGCTGGATGTCCGAGCTGCGGCTGTGAAGTGGACCAGGTGACTATGAGCTGTACAGGTTGTTGCTGGAAGGAGTCTTTCATAGCCTCGGCGGCCGGCGGTCTTTCCGCGGTGCCACCCGAAGAGAAAAGGCAAGTCAGGGTGGGCGCATCTGTCATCGTGTGGGGGATGAGCGATTACGGGGTGACGGGCAAGATCCTGATTGGCAAGCGAAAGGGGTCTCATGGTGCCGGTCTATGGTCTTTGCCTGGCGGGAAGATGGAGCACGGCGAGGAGCCGGCAAAAGCAGCCGCCAGGGAGCTGCTCGAGGAGACGGGTCTCCAGACCGAGACGAGAAGGTTTCTTCCGCATCCGTTCAACTCGTTTGTGGATGAGCGCGGTCAGCACTGGATTACCCTGATGTTTCAGTGCTGGCTACCGGATGGTGTTGAACCAATGTTAATGGAACCCGAGAAGTGCGGGGGCTGGCAATGGGTTCACACGTCGCACTTGAGGGATTTCCCTCTTTTCCAGCCGCTAGAGATGCTGGCGCGCGCAAGAGCGTGGATATAGACATAGACCCCCGTAGTCGGTCTCGGCTACGGACCGAGCAGCCGTAATAGGAGCTGAAAATGCAGGTTCGAGTCCTGCCGGGGGTGCTAAAGGTTGGGCATGTTTCTGAATCAGAAAAGCATTCCGTACATGTGCTGCCAGATGATCACGGCGATCAACGCCAGGATTTTTCTGGGCGGGGAGCCTGAAATTGATCCGCGGTATGACGAGGACGACCTTATTCGTCCGCCCGATTTCGGATCATGGATGTTCGAGAACCTGGTGGACATAACCAAGTGCCGGTACGGATCATGCCTGTGCGTTGAGAGGGCGTGGAGGCATCTGCGCCTGGCAGGTCAAGCCGGACCATGGTGGAGCCTTGAGTGGATCAGGCACAGGCTGGTGGAGGGTCGGCCGGTGGCGGTCAGCGGTCTGCATCCGAAAGTGGGGGGACACAGCGCTCTGGCCGTCGGCGCCGACTGGGACAGGCTGCTGCTGGTGAACTGGAACGAGGGCGAAGAGACGACTTGGCTGCCTCACAAAAGCTTGAATGCCCGGTGGAATTACGGTCCATTTGCGGCGTTTTCGAGGCTGGATTGAAACGGAAACGGAAGTGGAAGATGGATGTTGAAAAGCTGAAGGAAGCGGGAATCGTATCGATACGCGACGAGCTGCTCAGGCAGCAGGCAGAGGGCAGGACGATAGCAAGGACGGAGTCTGGCGACCCCTCGTTTGATCCTCCGTTGGCGGTCAGCGCCGCGATAGCCAAGGCGCTATTCACCGGCAAGACGCACTATACGGCGGGAGCCGGCATACCGGAGCTGAGGCGCGCGGCTGCCATGAAGGTGGTCAATGAGAACTTCATCCACGGCATCAACATGGATAATGTCCTGGTAACTAATGGCGCGATGCACGGCTTGTACATAGCCTTTCAGGCCATGTTTATTTCTCCAAACAAAGGGGCGGTAGCTGTTCCGACGCCGACTTGGACGGAGACGGAAGACAATATTAGGCTTGCCGGCGGTCAGATTGCGCATTTTGATTTTCCGATCGACGACATGGAAAAGTTCGAGAGCGATGTGCGCAGGTGGAGGGGCGTTTCCAATCTGAAGGCTGTTGTGCTGAACACGCCTCACAACCCCACCGGGCACGTCATGTCGACGGAGCAGCTGATGCTCGTAGCCAGGCTGTGCGACGAGCTGGACCTGTGGCTCGTGAGCGACGAAGCATACGAGCACCTGACGTACAACAGGGAGCATGTGAGCCCCGCCAGGTTCATGCAGTCGGACAATCATGTCACGCTGTTTTCGTGTTCCAAGTCGTATGCCATGAGCGGGCTTCGCGTGGGTTATCTGGTTACCCCGCACAAGCCTCTCATGCGCAGGCTGCGCTATCTGACGCGCTGTACGATCAATGGCGTGAACTCAATCGCCCAGTACGGTGCCGCGGAGGCGCTGCTGAGGACGGACCAGCAGTACAGAACCAAGATGGTCCTGGAATACAAGAAAAGGCGGAACATTTTGTATTCCGCGCTACAGAAGTGTAGTTTCCTGGAGCCGGCGGTCGAGCCCGAGGGCGCATTCTACATATGGGCTAGGATCAAGGACTTCGATCCGGACAAGGATTCCGGATGGGACACCACCGTCAGGCTTCTTGAGTCGGGCGTTGGCAGCGCGCCGGGCGAGGTGTTCGGTCCCGGCGGCAAGGGTTTCGTTAGGTTCGCATTCTCGTGCGCGACCGATCATGTGGAGAGAGCCGCCGAAAAACTGGCGGTCATGTAGGAGGAAAAGAAAATGGAGAGGCGCGTCAGCTGGCTGTGGTGCGAGATGTGCGGGCGCTACGCGATGCCCGGATGCGGAGATGATGGCAACTGCTGCCATTCTCGCATGTGGCTGCTATCAGGAACTTCAAAAGAGTTTTCGGAATGGATGAGCAGGAAAGTGGCAAAGGACAGGGCGCAGCTGGCCAGGTGTTGTGCTCATGGGCAGTTTGCCCATGGTGAGTGTCCTAAGTGTTTTGAATATCGAAAATAAAGTGCGAAGTTTCGCACAATCCTCCGTGAGCTAATGGCTAGGCTGCCGGGCTTTGAACTCGGCTGTGTAGGTTCGAATCCTACCGGAGGAGCTGGAACGCAGCGGCCGAAGGCCGCACTGCCGAGCAGCAGGGTGGGAAAATGCTCCATTGATTCTGCCCGAACGACGCCAAGGCGTGGAGCAACCGCGCATATGCCAAGAGCGGGCGACGCTCCGTGCGGTCTGGCAAGCCGCAAGGAGCCCGTAGGCAGTTGCCAAATGCGTTCCTTTATCTGGGTGTAGCTCAGGGGGAGAGCGCTGCGCTGGGGGCGCAGAGGCCGCAGGTTCAAAACCTGCCACCCAGACATGGACAGAAAGAGGCTGGAGAAGCACATCAGACTGTGCCGCAGGAACCTGCTCAGCGGGAAGGTCAAATGCTGCTTGACATGCCCGTTCGAAGAGGAAATCCTCTCGGTGTATCCGGAGCTGAAAGAGCTGTTTGACGAGAAGCGGAAGCAGCAGCGGAAGAAGGCGAAGAAATGAGCGAAGAGGTTCCGAGGCAGTACACGGCGGAAGAGGTCAGGGAGCAGTTTTTTCAGTACCTGCATACCATGATACGGTACTGGTCGAGCATAGGCGAAAGGAACGTCGAGGAGAAGATGAGCGGCTTCGTGCACAGCCTGCTGACGACATTCGACGGATGCTCCGGAGGAATGCCGGGCTTCCTGGTCTGCCCGTCATGCCATCCGGACGACCCGGAATACCACAGGGAGAACGGCGAGAATTGGTATCCCGCCAACGAGAATGCCGAGATGGAGTGCGAGATCAGCGAAGGCCAGATGCTGCACGATGCCTGGGGAGCCTGGTGCAGAAGGCGGAACCTGTACGGCTACAAGGGGTGAAGAATGAAAAGAGCAAGCCACTATCCCGCCTGCTTCGACGAATACAGCACGCAGCGGCTCCCGCTTCTGGAGTTCATGGCCGCCCTGGACGGCGCATGGCGGTCGGCGCAGCTGAGGAAAGGTTTTGAGTACGAGGAGGTTGACCACCCCTCCAGAGACAGCCTTAGGGTCAAGCTGGTCAGGCACGACCGCGACCGCAGGTATTCGGAGAAGATCACGTACGTGATTCCGGACAAGCAGGACGTGGATGCGGAAAGCGGCGACATGACCTGGTCGCTCAGGTCCCACCGGCATTACAAGGTTGTCGATGCGGCCGTGGACAGCCAGGATCTCCTGGCCATTCAGGTTGGGGAGGCGATCGAGACGAGGCTTCGCGCAGTGAAGGTCGAGGGATACGGCCAGCTGTGGACCGTTGACAAGAAGGCGCACGACGTTCTGGCAAAAGCTTCCGAATCCATAAGGCGGGGCAGAGAGGTGGTAGCCAGCATGCTTGAGGAGGAATGATGGGAGTTTCCATAACCGGCTACAGCCATCTTGAGCTTGCCATGGAAACCGGCGAGGAGCTGCCGGACGAAGAGCAGTTCCAGGAGGCGGACAGGAACGGGTGGCTGTTTGCAATGAACGACCAGTGCTTCGCCGCCCGGATGGACGGCTGGAAGAGCGGGTTCTACAGGACCACCAGGAAAACAAAGGAAGTCTGGGTCTGTTCAGTGTCGTACGGCACATACGGCGGATGGCGGGACGACCTGGGCAGAATGGTCGGAGCCTCTGCTTTCGGCTTTCATGGGGATTGCGAGGGCGGGCCGTTCGCAGAACTCATCTGCTTCTCCGACTGCGAGGGGGCGATAGGGCCGGATACGAGCAAGAAGCTGTACAAGGATTTCAAAAAGCACGCTGCGCAGGTCAGGAAGTTCGCCAAGATGCACCCGGACGACGAATGGTATGGCGGCTGGTATCTGAGCCTGTACAACGGCTTCAGGCGGGCATTCAAGGTCGCGTCAAAGAGCGGTCTTGTGCTGTTTCATTGACAAGAAAGTGTAGATAATGCCGACCAAGAAATTTGGCGTTAATCACCCTGGGGCAGAAGCCGTTGGCGCGTTCCTTCTATTTATTGCCGCTTTGATGATCCTGACCCTGTTCGGTTTTTCCAGCAATGGGGGTGGGAATAAAGCGACCCGCATAGAGCTTCACAACCCGTACTACTTTGGTGTGCGCGCTGAGGTCAAGTGTGACTGGAATAAGAAAAGCAGGTATTACGGGTTTTATAAGAAGATCCTCGTGCCAGGCAGGGGAAAATATGTCTTGGAGGTTCCCAAGACATGCTCCAAGTGCGAGGTTTGGCCGAAAGTGGTGTGGTGATGAGGCTGATCATAAGAAGATGTAACCATTGCGGAGCGAAATACACATATCAGGCGAGTGGTCGCCCAGCTGGCAAATACCGCGGAGATGGCGAGTACTGCGGAGACTGCAAGGATGTGATCGACATCACGCTGCGCAGCATCCCAAAGCGGGTCGAGAAGGTGTGGGTGGAGACCGACGAAGTTTCCGGCGCGGATCTTCTTGAGGAGCAGGAGCGCCAGGCGCGCAGATGCATGGCTGGCGGAAGGGTGTTCGGAACACCGGTCTTGGCCGGCACATACAGGCTGGAAGGCAACAAGGTTGTTGATTACCAAGACGGCACCATGGTGAAGCACAATGGCAAGGAATATGAGGTAAGATGGTGGGAGAGCCAGCCGGACGATTTCAAGGTGCGCGTGACCACGGCTAAAAATGTTAAGACGGGAGAAATTGAAGGATTGTGGTAGCGGGCTGGTAGTTTAACTGGGAAAATACGGCCCTTGCACGGCCGAGTCCGGGGTTCGACTCCCCGCCGGTCCAAACAGAGGTGTAAAATGAAGAAAATCAGACCGCCAGTCAGGCTGAAGAAATGGCGCACGGTGTACATAAAAGAGGAGGTTACCCCGTACATGGCGCCGGAGACGATTCCGATTAGGCTGAGCGGCGAGGCTTACGGGCATTACAGGTTCGAGGACGGGCATGTGATAACGACCTCCTCGGTCGTGGAGCTGGATCTTGACAGGCGGGTTGCCAGGACGCGGTCCGGCAGCACGTACATCCTTGAAGATCCTGAGCCGGAATTTGTTGAATGGATGAGGAAGACTGGCCAGCAGACATCGTTCAACAAGCTGTTTCCGAACTGATGAGTCTTGAGATAATAGCCAACCCTATCACGGGCAAGATTCCGGTTGTAATGACGACAAGGCTGGATGCCGCGCAAGTGGTGAGGGACGGGATCATAATCGGATATGCGCGGTACATCCTTCTGGAGCGCCATCGCGGTGCTGAGGGCGTAAGCGGCGAGATGGCGCAGCTGGTTCTGCATGCCGAGGTCCTTGACGGCTGCGCAATGGACATACTGTACAATATGGGCGAGTTCGGCATCAGGGACCGCGAGAGCGGCAAGGAGTTCGAAAACCTGATGCTGATGCCGGCTCCGGGCATGCTGCTTTGCCATGGGATCTGTATAATCGCGGAGCGGGTTAAATTCGTCACCCTGCTGGATGCGCGGCCCAAAAGGCCGCCGGACCCGTGGAGAATGGCGGAGTCCATCCAGGAGGCCGTCGAAACCCTAAAGACGAGTGCGGGCGATCCTGCTTCTGCAAAGGCGCTGAAAATTCTGGAGAACGTATTGAAATGATAGACATAGCACAGGAAGATATCAAAGCGGTCACAGCGGCGGTGTTCAGGCATGTTCAGGGCTCGCTGAAGAGCCTGCCGGACAAGGTTGTTGGTCACAAGCTGTACGCCGAGGGGCTGATACAGGCTCTGGTCAACCTGGCGTGTCAGGTTGCGGTATCGGCGAATGTCAAGAAGCAGAACTTCTTCGACGGGGCGGCCGACATATGGAACGGCGTCGAGAAACAGAGGCGCAGCCCAAAAACAACCCTGCTGAATTGAGGAAAATCATGGGGCTGACCAGGAAAGAAGAGGCCGAAGAGGCAGCAAAGAACGCCAAGCAAGGCGAAGGATACCTTGAGGCCGCCAGGAAGGGGCTGGAGAAGGTGGGCGATCGAGAAGGGAAGAAGCTGGCGGACGACGCCGTGGACGCTGTCAGGAAGGTCCGCAGGCATATCAGGAAGAGGCAGGAGAGGGATGAAGAAGGCCGAAAAGCTTAAGCTCAAGCGGGAATATCTGGCGGAGCAGAAGCGCAAGGAGACGGAGCCTCTGATAGATTGCCTGTCATGCAGGTGGCATAGCTGCGGCTGGCGCGAGATCCCAGGGGCGCCGTTGTGCCCGTACTACTACGACCACACGTGCTCGAAGATGGGGCGCGTCATCTGCACTCAGACCGTCGGAGAAACCGGTCCGTCATGTATAAACGCCCCGGCGGACTGCCCGGTGCGGTTGGAAAGCAAGGAAGCTGAGGAGTTGAAGAAAAAGCGCATCAAGTTGGCAAAGAAGCAGCTGGAAAAGCTGAAGATGTACGAACCCGAGGTGAAAGACTGGAAGGATGTGAAATGACGACATGGCTGGAAAAGCGGACCAAGGAGGCCCTGGTCAAAAACCAGAAAGGCCTGCGCGAGCGATCCGGATCCTACATCACCGGCGACCGCCTCGTATCCTTCCTGTACCAGCTCATGCGCGACCACGTGCCGCCGGGGGGTTGTGGAAAAGTGCGTGAACGACAGCCTGACGGTGCCGGCGCACCTCACGAACGGCTGGCTGGGGAAATACTCCGAGGACATGGCGAAGAGGCTATGCGTGGCTGAGGGAGAGAAATAATGACGGAAGATGATCTTTTCCGACCGGTGCGCAACTTCCCCGAGGAAGAGGAAAGAGTCGGAACGGGACCCATATGTTTCGGAGACGACTGGCCTGGGACTTTCATACGCGGTGATGAAAGCCATTCCTTCGCAAAGGTTCTGAAAGAAGTGATCTCGGTGCTTGAGGAGCGCACGGATACATGGTCCAAAGGGTCTTCTTTCGGATACTATGTGTGGTATTTGAGGTGGGCGATGGAGCTGCTGCTTAGGAGTCATTCTCAAGATCGTCTGGACAGGGCGCGCCTGATTGCGCGCGAAATGCGTAATATCGGACTTCCCAAGGAGTTCAAAAAGTTATCAGAGGACCTGACATATTCCGTCATGGACAAGGGGGATATAACGAACTCGCTTGAGGCCAGGATCTTACGCCTGAGCGTCGTTAGGAATCCTCATGAGAATTTTCAGCTTGAGCGCGACGACGATCTTCGCCTGCTACAGAGAATATGGGGTGTTGAGCCGCGCGAGGAAGAGTGGTACCAAATAAGTTCCGGATAGGAGGCGTGATGCCAAGGAGCATGATATGCGGCGTGCGCGTGGACCATGTAGAAGTGAAGCTGCCGTGCTATCTCGTAGTTGACGAACATGGCTTCACTTCCGTTTACGACACGGAAGATGCCGTCGACCGAGCCGTCCAAGGATGTAACGAGGCGGAAGAAACCGTCAATGTGCTGTATTTGAGCGAGGAAGAATAGAAGAACGGGCCGTTAGTTCAGAGGGAGAACACTACCTCGACGCGGTAGGGGTCGCAGGTTCAAATCCTGCACGGCCCACGATGCGGGGCGCGCGTTTGCGCGCCGCCGCAGCCTTCGGGCAAAATGCCGCCCTCCCGGAGGGCTCGCGCGCTGCCAGTGAGGTCGAACCGTGGTTTTTGAGCATTCGCATACCATGGATCGTCACGACGGCGCGCTAGCAGGACCAAGCGGATGCTCGGGCGGCAATGATAATGGGGCCGTGGTGAAACGGGATCACACGACTTTCGCACGGTCGAATTGCGAGTTCGATTCTCGCCGGCTCCACCTGGACCGTAGCCTAATGACGACTGCCGAACGTCAGTCGGGGCATACACCGGCTGCCTAGTAGCTGAGCGTCACCTCCGGGGCACCGGGGGCTTGAGAGGGCGACTTCTCTACGAAGGAAGATGCGGGTGCGAATCCCGCCGGTCCAGCAGGTTCTTGTGACCGGGTAGGTCTAGGGCAAGCCCAAGCGGTTCGACTCCGCAGATGGAACCAGGCTTCGGCAGGCAAAGTCGACTTGACTGCCGAAGCCGCCTAATCTGCTCCTACAGGGGCTTTGTCCGGTACCGGGCACCCTCTGGGGCGGATTTTTTGGGGACGTAGTTCAGCTGGGATGAACGTTGCGCTGGCAGCGCAAAGGTCGCGGGTTCGAACCCCGCCGTCTCCACGGTATCCCTGGTGTAGTGGTTCTGCACGCTAGGTTGTGGCCCTGGAGGTCTCGGTTCGATCCCGTGGGGATACCCTAGGGCGGCAGATCACCGTCCCTTGATCGTCGCTGGCTCTAGGATCGGCTACGGAGATGGGTGGTATCATGCCGATGGGCTTAGCTATAACTACCCTGTAATGGCAGCGGCAACGGCCGCGAGCGTCGGTCATAAATGGAAGGGCAACCCGATGGGTGACGGGGCTTGTTTCGAAAATAAGTGACCTTAACCGGCTTGGGGGTTCGACTCCCCCTCCTTCCGCGGGCGGCTACAGCGCTGGTGGGACAGCGTGATGGGCGGTCGCAAGCGAGTAGTTCCCACCTATCGTTTGCGGCTTGCCTCGACTGGATCATACCCGCCGAGGCACGCTTTTAATTTTCTGGAGGGCAGAATGAGAGAAACCTGTAATCACAGCTATGGTCATAGATGTACCGTGAGGGATTGCGATGGTTTAGGACATTGGGGTTTTCAGAATCATTATTTCTGCCGCAAACACTATCAGAGGCTGCTTGGGTGCGAACTTCCGGACTGCCCGAGATGCGGCAATGCCGATGGCGTACATTGCCGATCGAAAAGCGACGGCAAGTGGGAGTGCAAGCGCTGCGGGTTTAAGTTTCAGAAGCCAGACCTAAGGAGCATGAAAGAGGAAGATTTGGAAGAATTTGCCGACTGCGACGAGGTCAAGGAAGTCATCTGGGACATGAGGGAGAAACGCGAAGCCATGATGCGTCGCATAGACGAAAACGGGCTTCTCAGCCTTACCATGAAAGACATGAAGCGCGGCACGAAGTTTGAGAGCGCGACGCTTAATGATATAGGCTGTAGCCACAAGCCGGGCCATGCCGCAAAGCATGTCGTCCTGTTCGATGGCAACAGGATGAAGATCCTGAAGTCATCGGGGCTTCACAAGGAAGAGGATAAGCACGGATGCAGGCGCTGCCAAAGCCAGGACGACTGGAAGTTCGGTCCGGGAGACTGATAAGATGCAGATCAGGAAGACCATAGATGTTCCAGCCACGACGAGAGAGGTTGTTGAGTTTACTGTCTGCGACCTGTGCGGTCGCAAGGAGCCTGGCGACGGCTGGAGCAAATGCTACGATGTGGAGGATGTTGAGGTTTCGTACGAGAGTGGGAGTAGATATCCCGACGGGAATTTTACGGAGACCATTTCCTACGACATCTGTCCCGACTGTTTCAAAAACAAGCTGATGCCGTGGCTGGAGAGCCAGGGGGCGAAGCACAGGAAGAAGGATAATATTTGGTAGAGTGTTCAGGGGGCGCGGTCCAGTCAGGAGTGGACGCTGGCCTGTCAAGCCAGAGACCGCGGGTTCAAATCCCGCCGTCCCCGCCAGGGTGTTTGGCTCAGGGATCCATGAGCCAGGCATAAAACATGCGGATGGATACAGCAAGCAACTCCGGCCAGGTCTTAGCCGGAACTCTGCCGACAGATGCCTGCGGATATCCGGGGACCTGAGGATTCCATGGGTCGCAACGATTCTGCATGCCCTGCTCTGCGCGCCTGGGTCTATGCAGCCTATGAGGGTCTTTGGGGAGCATTTGCGTTTCTCGAAGTGATTCCTATGGCGCGCAGTGTTTGGAGGGTGAACAGGAAATGGCTCCTGGCCCGGCTGCTAACCGGTGCGCACTTAACGGTGTGGGATTCGAGTTCTCCGCCCTCCGCAAGGAGATGCCATGTACGAACACAAAGTGATAGAAACGGTAGCCAAAGCGGATGATATAGAGGCTACAATAAAGGAGCACAAGACGTCAGACGAGTGGCATGTTACAGGATTCCAGATCTATCAGGATACGGCAACCGCCATCATCATTCTTGAGCACATGTTTTCTCATCGTGACGAAGAAGAATGGACATGATAGTTGTTTCCTGGGTGCAATGGGAAAAGGAACTGAAAAGAATCCTGGTGGAGGAATACAGCTACGACAGGAGCGCAGTGTACAGGGCCGACTGGTCCTGTATGAGAATGTATTTTGATGCCGGCGACTCTCCGGCGGACGCCATATTCAACGACATAAATGGCGGCATGGAGATCAGGCATGAGAAAAATAAGCGTAATGGAGGGTAAACAGGAATGGGTTTCCTGGCCCGGTTGGAAGCCGGTGCGTGCTTAGCGGCATGGGATTCGAGTTCTCTGCCCTCCGCGCAAAACCGCGCAAACAGCGCGCAAAAGCGCGCCTATAACTACACAGAATCAGACATGTTCTTTTGCGCGCAGCAAAGAAAGGACCGCATGGAAGAGACCAGGGATGTTCTGTCGCATCGGATTCCCGAACTGTCGGAGACAATGTCTCCAGACGAGGCGAAGATTCTCATAGAGTACAACGGCAGGGACGCAGCGCGCGACACGACATGGGCGCGCATTGCGCAGAGGTTCATGGGCAGGCGCCCGAAGCGCGTTCTGGACATAGGGGGAGGTCCGGCGTCGGTGGGGGTGCAGTTTGCGCTGACGTTCCCGGAGACCGAGGTCGTGTCCGTGGACGCATGCCCGATGATGACCGGCGCCGCCAGGTCGCTCGTAAGCGCGATGGGCGTCTCCGACAGGGTCCGCCCGGTCCTGGCAAAGCTGCCGCGCGAAAAGTTCGGCAGCAGGTTCAACAGCTTCGACCTAGTGTTTTCCCGCTCCGTGCTGCATCATTTCAGAAGCGCCCCGGGCTTCTGGAGGACCGTAAGGAAATACCTCATGCCGGGCGGGAAATTCCTGGTGTACGACATGGCAAGACCGGCTACGAGGGCGGCGGCGTGGCAGCTTGTCGGCGCAAACTTCGCCGGAGACGACTGTCCGGAATCATTCAGGAATTCCTACTTCCGCTCGTTCCTGGCCGCATACAGGACATACGAGGTGTCGGACCAGCTCGAAAGATGCGGGCTGGACAGCGGAACAAGGATCATGAAAACAGGGACTTCGCACATGCTGATAGCTGGCGGGGTCGGCTAAGCGTCTAAAATCTATCAATTTTAGCATATCCATATGTGTGCGTGCGTCGTATAATGGTAGTATGCGACCTTGCCATGGTCGAGATACGGGTTCAATTCCCGTCGCACGCTCTCTGCGCCTATGGTGTTTAACGGCAGCATACCAGACTTCCAATCTGGTGGTGAGGGTTCGAATCCCTCTGGGCGCTCCTGTGGACCTGTCCGGTCCGAAGGAGGTGTTCCGATGTCATACAAAGGTGTAATCATAGAATGTGTCAGGGAAGTGTTTCATGGTCTCAAGGCCGACAAGCAGTCCGTAAGCCATAACGACATGTACCGTGGTCTGTGCAGTATGATCGAGTGGACCAGGCAGTTCAAAAGGCAGCCCGGTGCGATACAGCTTTCCAAAGTGATGAGCGACATGGAGTGGGCCAAAGAATACTCCACCGTGAAGTTCGGTTTGCCGAGGCAGAGCGGTCATACGGGCATGATCAGCAGGCTGCTGGATCTGGGCCGCATGAACGGCGGGGGAGAAAATCCGTTTCTCGAACGCGCAGTGGTGATGTTTCCGAACGTAGACATGGCCATCGCCGCCGAGTTCTCGCCCGGATGGAGCTGGGTCGGGACGGCCAACATGAAGAGCCGCGACAAGTTCCGCGGTCAGGTTGTCAAGGCCGTGGTTGTCGACGCTGCTCCAGTGTTGTCGAAGAAGGAGACCAACAAGATATATCGGATGTTTGCTGAAATGTCCAAGGATCCTGAGTTTGTGTTTGTGTTTCTCGGATAGGAATTTTTCTCTGGAGGTGTCCCGCCATGACTGGATGGGAGACCGCGCTGCTGCTGTTGGTGGTCGCGCTCGTTGCCGGGGCAGGCGTTTTCCTGCTCGTCAGGCACCTGAAGCGAAAGAAGGAAGAGAAAGAGAAATACGACCTTGTCACCAAGCACGGCATAAAGGTGATGAGGAGCCCTATGATGTCGGGTCTTGCCTCCGCCGAAATCGAAGAGTGGACGGAAGATGCCATGTCCTTCTGGGTCGAGAAAAAGGGCTGGAGCCGCGAGAAGATGCTCAAGGCAATTGCCAAGGTGCGCGTCGAGATGTTTGACGAGAAGTATATCGAGCATGATGGCATCAAGTACAACGGCACGTTTTGGCCGACATCGTTCCTGATGGAGATCACGACGAAGCCGAAGTTCGAGGGCAAGCGCACGCCGATACAGCGGGTGTGGTCGCTGTTCAGGCACGAGCTCAGCCATGTCATCGTCGGCCAGGTCGGCGGAATAAAGTACGACAATGACACGCACCATGCCCTGTTCAGGGAGATGGGTCTGGGGGCGTAGTTGGTCAGGCTTCTATGGATGTAGAATAACAAGCGGAGGAGAAAGGGGATGAGCATCTCCGATACAATACGCAGCAAGATGAAAGCCAAGGCCGAACGCGCTCTGGGAAACCTCCCGTACAGGATCCATGAGGAGCGGCGCGGCATTTCAATTCAAGGTCGCCTAGCCAGCGAGTTTGTGGGCGTGACCGATTGCAAAGAACTCGGAAAAACAGTCAATGAGATTTTGCAGAAAGAGCGTTTGCTTGAAGAAATTGTCAGATCCGCAGAGAAGAATGACGATTTTCGCATATCCCTGTCCCCGACCGAAGCCCGCGTCATATCCGTGCATGGAGGGGCTGAAATAGTATTTTCCCGCGGCTTTGTGTGGTTTCCAGACAATCGGTCCCAGGAAGTGACGCCGAGCTGGATGGCGGACATGGCGGATGCGATAAAGGGCGGGGGGCATGAACCGGAACCGGAACCTGAACCGGAGCGCGGCAGCTTTTCTGCAGAGGAACTGCATGAGGCTGCCAGGTTTCTGTGCGACCATGGCAGTGCGTCTTTGCCGGACAGCGTTCGCCAGGAGGACATCCGGCCTTTCCTGGATCATCTCCTTCCGGAAGACAAGGTTGTTAGGGAAGTTCAACATCAAGGCGGAAGGGTGTTTTTGGAAGTTGTCCCAAGGTTTCCTCCAGATACAGCATATGATAAGGAGGTTGATGGGACATGGGTGCATGTGAACAACAGGCTGACGATTGGATGGCTGAAAAAACACGGATTGAAAGAATACATTAGGCAGTTTTATGGTTTTCGCGATGTATGCGTGACCCAGCCTGTTGATGCCCAGGTAACGACAGCCAGGGTTCCCATAGCTTTTTTGCTTAGGGGCAAGGTTGAATACCTGTTCGATTATGATGTCCATTCTTCCCGCGATCCTTGGACTGGCAGGAATTTCATGCCTCCCGGCGCTCCTTTGTCTGAAGGAAAATCGGAAGGATGGCTGAACCCCTCCATGTCCAAAATCATTGCCGTTATAACGCCCCACGACTGGGTTGCCGAGCAGGCGGAAAGCTTGGGATTCAAAGTGTACAGGAATCTGGAGTCTTTTGACTCTCATTGGAAGACAAGGGCTTCTTTGGTGCTTGAAACCTTGGGAACGGACAGGCCGGACTTTGGCGAAAGTTTTGAAACTTTCAGGGTGGAACCGCGGCGCCCATTGTTTGGAAGAGACAGGAGAAGGAGGGGGAGTTTTCTGCGCCACCTCCCAAGGCTGACTGAATGGATGGAGGAGCATGGAATACAGCTTCCGGCTCTTGACATGCTCAATCCAGACTACGGCATCATCATGGCTGTTCCTGACAGCGCGCCCGACCCGCTTGGCGATCCCGCTCTTAAAGAGGATAGGAAAAAGGTTCGCATTGTTCCTGCTCGTTTGCCAACCATTAACGAATATTTTCTCAAGGGTCAGCTTTCTTCCAAAGATGTTGCAATGGTGCGGGCGAAAGGGGAGCCCATCAGGAATGATGGCAGAAAGGTACTGACGACGCCCAAGGGATACAAAATACTCTGTAGCTTGCGACCGTCATGGTGCGGGCGCTCGCCTGTTGAGAGAGTGGCATCTTTGGCACAGTTCATGGACAATGCGGGAATGTACGAGATTGCGAATGCGATCGATAGGCTTGTTGATGCCATGGCAGAAGCCCAGGCATAGCCTCGGCGATGCGATAGCCAGGCGGTCTCTCGTGCCCGGCGAGGGGTACATCCACGGCAAGAAGTCCCGAAGCGGAGAAAGGATGCGCAGACATGAATGTGTTTCGATGGCTGGTTGAGAGAATCAGGGGCGGCAGAGTCGAAAGCGACGAGCAGGACAAGCTCGAGCAAGTCTTTTCCGACGCGATGAAATATAGGCTGGCGAACAGAAAAGTGGCATCGAACAAAGCTCTCGTCAGGTTCCTTGAAAGCGAGTTTGTGTCGCCGTCTTTCGTCCCGGAGCTTGTCAGAATGATAGGCGAGGATGGTTTGACATTCTCTGAGCGCGAGCTTATAACGCGCGTGACGGACCGTATCGCCCGCGCTTGGAAAACTGAGCCACGGTAGCCCAATCGGCAGGAGGCACGGGTCTTAGGCACCTGACAGTGTGAGTTCGAATCTCACCCGTGGTATACGCCGCCGTAGCCCAATTTGGTAGAGGCGCTAGTTTCAAAAACTAGGACTGATGAAGGTTCGAATCCTTCCGGCGGCATAGGAGCAACATGTCTGAAATTCGCAAGTTCCCTTTGCTTTCAGAAAGAGGCTGGCGCGGCTATCCCCATCGGACCGTCCCTTGGGCTCCCAGATGGATTCCGTGGCCCATTGTCGAGGCGGCGTGGAGGGAATATGACAGGTGCGGTCATGGCAGCCAGAGCCTTGAGAGGGTTGCCGAGCGCGGCGGCTTCAGCATTGGCGAAATAGACGCGCTGCTTGCCGGCGGCGGGCGGTACAAGCTGCTGGGTCGGCCGGGACAGATGGAGCAGTTCGCGGACGAGGAGCACGAGGCGGTTCGGACAGGAGGAGAGGAGCCCTGCCCGGTGTGCGGCCTGGAGTTTTGGCGGCATCCGCCATGTCCGTTGTATCTGAGCTATATCGGCGAGCCGAACGGTCTGCCGTATTTGCGTCGCTGCTGCGACGGAAGGTTGCTGAAGCTATGAGAGATGGAGATTATGGAGGGCTTTGCAACGAAAATGTGAACATGTCGATTTGGGGCGGTAGGGGGGACTGGTGTCCCCGAGCGGCTCATATCCGCTTTAAACCAGTTCAATTCTGGATACCGCCACGAAAGGAAGTTTACCATGCTGAATGAGAAAGTGACGATTGACGACGCAATCGGGTTCCTGAACTCGCTCGTCGAAGTGGATGCGGATGCTGTCACGAGGCTTGTAGATGCTCGCGTACAGTGTAACCAGGAAATGGCCGACCACGAGTCTGTCCAGGTCCAGGCATACGACGGAGACGAAAATTACAGCGTTGGCATACTTGGTGTGCTTAACGGTCTTTTTGGAACATTTGATTGTGGACCCGCGGAAGGATGGGGTCCGATAACCGCCCTTTTCAACGAGGACGGATCCGTAAAGGAGTTCGTCCTGACAGAAAACGGGTAGACGAAAGGAGCATGGTTTGAAGTCAGTATATCTTTGCGGACCTATCACGGGGCTTTCCTACAAGGGAACGACGGACTGGCGGAAGTATGTGGCCAGGCATCTTGCGGCGGACATCGTTCCACTGTCGCCCATGCGCGGCAAGGCGTACCTGAAGAAGGAAAAGGACATAGCGCATTCGTACGACAAGTCGCCGCTGAGCACCGCCAAGGCAATCACTACGCGCGACAGAAACGACGTCATGAACTGCGATGTCATGCTTGTCAATTTCCTTGGCGCGAAAGTCGTCTCCGTGGGATCAGTGGTGGAGTTCGGATGGGCTGACGCTTTCCGCAAGCCCGTTGTGCTGGTTTCGGAGAAGGACAATATTCACAGGCACCCCATCACGGACGAGATTGTCGGATTCCATGTGGACAATCTCGATGAGGGTATCAAGATCGTCAACTGCATTATGAGCGACGAGTTCGCCAAGAAGAGCCAATAAGGGAAGAATCCGGAACGGTCCGGAAGAAAGAGGAAGAAAATGGAAATTGTGAAAGACGCAAGCAACAAGGAGAGGCAGCCCATTTTTGCGCACTTCGTCATTCGCAAGCAGCCTGATCTGGCGCTTCCGAACGATCGCGACAGATCTGTGGTTGGAAATGCGACGGTGGCTATGGTGGACGACGGCATCGGCACGCACTACGGCGTGTCATTCTGCTCGCCGTCCGACCAGTTTTGCAGGAAGGTCGGGAGAAGCCAGGCTGTGAAGCGGCTCAGGGTCCACATGCTGCGCCTGGCGAACGGGCTGGATAAGTCGAAGTTTGCCGGAACCTTTGACAACAGGCTGGAGGCCGACGATGTAAAATCCAGACTTTCTGGATGCAACTCAGCCCTTGCTTCAATTCTTAACAGGGACGAGCGCCCGAGCTGGTTGCCTGAGAGGTTTACATGCGATTTCCGCGGAAGAAATCGTGGCGGAAAGGCGAAATGAGCCTGTCCGAAAAGCTGGGCCTGGACCCCGCCGTATACGGTCATTTGCCATATTTCCGGAAGAAAGATCAGGCTAAGCGGAATAAGATGGGCGGTCAGGTATGCGGTGACTGCTACGAGGCGTTAGTCATGGACAGTGACGAAGCCGCAGGGCTTGAGCCGGTTCCGACTGGCGATCCGGACTTGAGGTTTCCCGGCTGCGAGTGCGAAGTGCCGTGGCCAGACGATTGCTAGAATAGCGCAGCAAACGTGGCGGGATCCATTCCGCCGTCGAGAGAGCGAAATAACGCCAGTTCGTGGAGCACAGGCGAACTTGCCTATGCCGCCAAAAGGAGATTTGACTGCCTCCCTAGCACGAAGGTTAGGCGGCATTGGATCAAGTCCATACCCTTCGAGGACAGCCGATGGCTGTGAAGCGGGCACCGAATAGCGTTGTCGGGGGTAGAGTCCCGATGCTGCGCACATTCACAGCATGGAAGACAGAGCTGCTGCGGTAGCCCAACCGGCAGAGGCACTAGCCCGAGGCGCTAGCCAGTGAGGGTTCGAATCCCTCCCGCAGCACACCAGATCAAAGTAAGGCTGTGTACAAGATGAGCAAGAAGAAGGCAAGCAGCAAGAGGGAGAGGTTTCGGAATATATATGCGCTGATGCTGAAAACCGGATACATCGAGAGTGCAAGCAACCATATGTTTGTCGCGTTCAATCCGAAAGGTTTCAAGTCCGTCAATGATGCGCTGGCAGACTTGGCGGAGATGTTCCAAAGGGCGATCCTGGCGGAGTGGCAGTATATCAAGAGGATATGCTGCGAAAAGGCTCCAGAAGGGTCTTCATACTGCCCGACATGCGGCAGGAGGATCTGGGAGGGCCTGATGCAAGTTGATGAGGAGACTTTTACGAGCAAGGTATTGAACTTTGTAGGCGGCGTCATAGACGGTACGCACGATACATGGCAGGAACTTCACGACGGCGGATGGGAAATCGGCTGGAACGCGCTTAAGAGAATCGGGAAGAAGTCCGTGGTGGCAATTGGTGAAAATTCCGAAAAGTACATGTATCATGCCATGACCGGCGATTTCTCCAAGAACAAACCTGAAGGCATATGCTACAATCCGTATAGACCGTCCTCCAAAATGTGGTGCGAGATACACGGCAGGAAGGTTAGGCTGTACTGAGGGGCTACAGAATATGAGAAAATATTTTGTAATAACCTTATGACGGCGCCTTGTAATTTCGGATGTTTGCCGCGGATATTTCGGAATATTGCGAATAATCTGGTAAAATGCGGTCGTTTACGAGCAAATATTTTGTAATACGGGTGCGTTGGCCCCTGTAGTTCAACGGCAGAATATCTCACTTGTAATGAGAAGATCTCGGTTCAAATCCGAGCGGGGGCTTGGCTGCCGGCTGAGGCGGGGTGGTCCCGCACTCCCTTCGTACGGGGGCTCTTGAGGTTCGATTCCTCCTGCCGGCTTTTATGCGCGTGTGAATCTCGGGCAATTGAGACACATTTGTGGAAATTGTTTGGTTTGAAACAATCTTTTTCTAAAGTCCACATATGGCTCTGAATTCCAGATGTCCAGCGTTTTCGAATCGAAGATGTTTCCGAAAGACTGCTTTGCGTTGTAGTCGAAGCAGCATGGCAGCACATCGCCATTGATGAAGATGATCATTCTAAGCCTTGCTTCGCAGGTTCTTACCGCTTCGTAGATTTGGTCGGCGTTGCGGCAGACGGGTCTTTGGTATTCCGGAAGCGTCGTTTGCTGTAGGTTGTTTGCGAAGAACAGGGCTTTCGTAATTTTGGGCATAATGCCTAGCTCCCGGCAGAGCGATGCGAAGTCCGCAAGCTGGTGCTCGTTGTGTTTGAACACTGTGAACTGCCCGTAGATTTTTGTGGAGACATTGTACTTCTGTAGCAGTTCGATGTTGGACAGGACTTTATTGTAGTCTCCGGACCGCCTGGCAACTTGGTACATTTCGGGCGTTGTGGCATCAAGCGGAACCGCCAAGGAATCTAGTTTGGTTTCCATAAGGGCTTTGGGGTCGGGGATCCTGTTGGCATTTGTCGACAGGTGGACTTTTGAGAACTGCTTGGTGTAGGCAATGATGTCTATGATGTCCGGATTCAGGAGCGGTTCGCCCCATACGAACGGCGCGACAAGCCTGGCGTATGGTCGTATTTTTTCCGCTACTGCAACATACCGGTCGAACGGCATGAATGCGTTTTTCCTGGTTATGAGATTTGCGCCCACCGGGCATTCGGGGCAGGACAGGTTACAGACCGACGATGTTTCCACATAGAAGATGAACGGGTTAGCCATATTTTAGGCGCCTCCTTGTTGGCCATGTGATTGTGAGAATCAGATTTTTCTTCTGTTTGCTTAGCCTTTCCCAAGGCGGAATGGGTCTTTTCACTCGAACGGGTGTTTTGTTGTGTTTTATGTTTACGAGCTTTATTACATCTTCGAATGAAGGAAGTTCCAGGTCCAGGAATTTGAACAGTTCTTCAAGTCTTGCCCCGCGGATCATTTCTTCGAACTTGTAGATAAATACTTTTTCTTTGGGGATTGAGTCGAGCTGGCGGAGTGCTTCGTCGTTTACCAGCTTCCAGGACCATGCGCATTTTTGAAGCTTAGTCATTTTGCCCCACTGTTGCTCCGTCGGTTCATTTTCCAGTCGTTCGCAAATGTTTGTTTCAGCATCTTTTGTTATGACGCTTTTAGGCAGCATCCAGAACGGCACTTTTTTGATGCGCAAGAATATTTGTTCGTCGTATGTTCCGGAATTGAACATGGACACAATTTGTCTCATAGGATTTCTGGTCAGGTAGACAAACTTGGCGTCTGGATAGTGCTTGTGGAGAGCTGAGGCAAAAAATGTAAGGATTCCGTTAATTTCCCCAAATCTATATCCGTCGTTCAAGGTTTTGCTGATCATATGGCGTCTCTCTTCATACGCCACATTGTCGGATTCCAGACCAGCGTAGACGGAGCGGTACTTGTCGAACAGGGAAAACCTGGAATATCCGTCGCGCCGCTCGTGTTGACAGTCTACATCATTTGGAAGGTTCAGGAGTTTTGCTAGAAGATGCGTGCCTCCATAACCATGTCCGATGCCAAAAAAGATGTTGCTCATATACAGACACCATCCGAGAGCTTGTTGTGGACCACTGATTTTTCCTCCTATAAAGATGCGTGATTATTAGTATAACGATTTTTCAAAGGAGGCTGTTATGAAGCGTGGTGAAATCAGATATCTTGAATGCGCATGCACATCGTCCGAGCATGTGGTTAGGGTTTGTATAGAGGACGACGAGTTTTATCCTATGTTTATCAGTGTTCAGCTTTCCGGAGGGTCGTTTTTCAGGCGCTTATGGGAGGCCGTAAGGCATTTGTTAGGATATGATTGCAAATACGGTCACTGGGATGAAGTGCTGCTGAACAGGGACGGCATTCGCCGCCTACAGCTTCTGTGCCGGAAAGCCCTTGAAAATGAGCATATAGGCTCTTGACAGGGCTTGCTTTCTGGGATAATTTGTTTCAAAGGAAATTTGAAAGACATGAAACCAGACATTTCTACAATCAAGAAACTTCGCGCCCAGACGGGCGCCGGATATGCCGACTGTAGGGCGGCGCTGAGGGATTCCGGCGGCAACATAGAAGCCGCGGAGAAGGCGCTTGAGGCGGTCGGACTGTTGAAGGTGAAAGAAAAATTCGGACGGGAGGCAAGCGCGGGCGCTGTTCATGCGTATGTACACGCCGGTGACCGGATCGCGGCAATGGTCGAACTGCGGTGCGAAACCGATTTTGCCGCCAGGACCGAGGAGTTCAAGGTTGCCGCACATGACATCGCCATGCAGGTTGCGGCGATGAAGCACAAATGGGTGACCGAAGGCGACATTCCGCTTGAAGCGCTTGTATACGACGAGAAGGACCCTGTTGGAAAGTGCCTTCTGACGCAGCCGTTTATCAAGGACCAGAGCAGGCTGGTCGGCGACATGCTGGCGGACCTGTCCGCGAAGCTGGGAGAGAACTGTCGCATTGAGCGGGCATGCCGATGGGAAGTGGGAGAAGATCCGGATGAGGGGGAGGCTGATCAGAACGACGGTCCGCAGGGGGACCTGCGCGCCAGAATGAAGGTCTGGGCGATGTTGTTTATAGCTGTTTCACTGTTTGTTTTGGGAGTTGCCGTCGGAGGTGCGCTATGCTGAAGTTTTTCGGAAACATTGTGCTGGCAGCCGTAATAGCGATTGCCGCTTTTGTTGTGTGTGCCGGCTTCCTGGTGGCGTCAGGTATTGTTTCAGACTGGCTCGATGCCACTCAATCCAGCGCTGCTTTGGCGGACAGGCTTTCCAAAACCGATGCGTCCAGATGGACCAGAGTAAAGAACGGAAAGGGCTTCTTGCTGCGCAGGCACCACATCATGCTGTGGTGCTCGTTTCCGTATTTCGGGTCGTTGACACCGGAAGATATCGGCATGGCTCCAGCGGAGCGGTGGAAGCTGTACAAGCTGTGCGGGAGGCTCGACAGGCAGCTCGCGCCCCTGCCCAAGTTCGATCCTGCTGCTAACATGCTTAAAAATATAGACCGAGGCCCCTGAGGTCCACATGGCTGGGATGCTGCCTTGGTACGGCAGAGGGACAGATTCGATTCCTGTCGGGGGCTCGTGATGGCTAGGAACAAATTTTACACGCAATGTCGCCTTCGGCGACCGGTGAAGGGCAGATCAGGGCATTTTCAGGAGATGGTATCGTGGATTCCGTCCGACAAGGCCCAGGTCGGCAAAACGGTGAGACTGAAGGAGTGGCCGGGCGATACCGAATGGTCCGAAGGGTGGGAAGTTCTTGAATCCTGGAGCAAGCTCGCAGGGGACAGGGCTGAGGCAGCTGCTGTGGATTATCTTCACCAGAGGGAGCAGAGTGACGCATGAATACGGTGTTCTATCCGGAAAATCCGGTCGACGGAGAACTCAAGTCGCTGTTTCTCGCCGGACCCACCGAGAGGGGAAATGCCGGGTCGAAAATTACGGCGTGGAGAAAGTCGGCAATCAGCTATTTGCAGGTTAGCGGCTTTGCCGGAAATGTGTTCGTTCCCGAATTCCGACCCGGAGCAAACATGAGAGGGATGTGCCCGGGATCCGCTGACCAGAGGGACTGGGAAGGGGATTTTCTGGAGGCGGCGGACTGTATAGTCTTCTGGGTGCCTCGTAACCTTGGCAACATGCCAGGCTTCACCACAAATATTGAATGGGGAATGTGGTGCGATTCCGGCAAGGCGGTGTTGGGATATCCGCCGTACGCTCCGAAAATGAGCCATATGAGGCATTATGCCGATCAGCTTGGCGTTCCCGTGGCGCATACGCTTGGCGAGACCCTTGATTGTGCTATGCTTGTGATCAGCGGTCTGTAGAAACAGGAAGGAAGGAAAAAGAATGAATAAAGAATTCGTGATCATGACCGTATTGTCATTTGTGGCGCTGGCTGCATGCGTTACATCTGCTGTGATCGGTTTTATACAGCCTAGCTATTTGATGGCTGGGCTGGGATGGTGTGTTTCTGCCATGTGGGTTCTGCTGTCTTGGACCGGAGGTCCGCTGCTGAATCACCTGGTTGAAAGGCAGGAGAGGGTTCTGGCCGAAAGGCTGCGGGAACTATTCACTGACGGAAATCCCGTTTCAATGGACAACGATCCTGTGGAGATGGGCGATGTCAATGCGCCTGTCAGAAGGATCGGCATGACGGTCGACGAGGCGGTGGAGAATGCGCACAAGTTGATCAAAAAGAACGGCAAGGACAAGAATTAGCATATTTTTGGGGGTGAATTTGGTTTCGACGTGTACGATTGCGGCATAGGCTGCAGGCAGGAGGGTCGCTGGGACCTCCCTAATCCAACAGCGAAAAGCAAACGCGAACGAACAGTTTGCAATGGCCGCATAGGCCCGCCGGAGATGCTGCCCAGCCTGTCGGCGGCTTCTCCGGTGCGATGATGGCGGGCTAGCTGACGGAGGATCGTAGCCTCTCCAGAAGCGAAGCAACAGGCTGCGGACATCCCGGACAGAACCTGCCGGTGGGTGCTGCCTGGATGTATAAAACATCGGACAAGCCTGTAGACGCCATGCCAAGGCGTGTGCGGACGGGGTTTCGATACCCCCACCTCCACAAGTGATTGATATGACAGAAAAAACAAAAATAGTCTGGGACATGGAAACCGGCGATCCGGACGACTATCTGACCCTGCTGCTCCTGTGCGGGCATCCGCGCGTGGACCTGAGGGCAGTCACCATCACGCCCGGAACGCCGCAGCAGGTCGGGCTCGTTAGGCATGCCCTGAAAGAGTTCAGCCTGGACATTCCTGTCGGGGCATACAACATCGGGCACGAGAAGCAGTGCGTGTCCAAATGGCACTACAGGGCGTACGGGAACATTTCGGAATCTCTCGATGCCGAAGAGGGGTGGGTAGTTCTGACGCAGGCGCTGGGTCCGGATGTGACGCTGCTGACCGGAGCTCCCCTGAAGAACCTTGGAAAGGCGCTATGGAATGATGCGCTGCCGGTCACCGGCAGGTGGGTAGCCCAGGGCGGCTTTGCCGGCGATGGCGTGGTTCCTGGCGAGTGGCAGCTGGAGAAGTTCAGGGGCATGGACGCCTGTCCGACCTACAACTTCAACGGCGATCCGAGAAGCGCCTCGGCGGCACTGACATGCCAGAACATTAAACAGATTCGCTTGGTGTCGAAGAATGTGTGCCATGGCGTGGCGTACGACCGCAAAGTACACGAGCGTGTGGCGGCGGTCAAGAACAGGAGCCTGTCCATGAGCCTGATTCACAGGGGCATGGACCTGTATCTAAAGAAGCGCCCGCAGGGCAAGCTGTTCCACGATCCGCTCGCCGCGTGCTGCGCCATAGACCCGGAGATAGGCAGGTGGTCCGAGCCGGTAGCCATGTTCAGGCGCAAGGGCAAGTGGGGTGCCAGGCTCGTATCCAAAGACAACCCGTATCAGAAATGCAGGATAATCATGCGTTATGACCATGAGCGGTTTCTGGGCGTTCTGACGGAAGTGTAGAAAGGAAAGCGAATGAAGTATATGCTTGCAGTGGACCTGGAGACTACCGGGCTGAATCCGAGGCATCATGAGATCACGCAGATAGGCGCGATCCTGCTGGACAGGGAGTTGAAGGAACTCGGCGAGTTCGAGACGCTTGTTAAGATCGACTATCCGGAGCGCGGGCTTGAGGGCGGCTTTGATGTGTTCAAATACACCGGTATTACGCAGGACAGTCTCAAAGACGCTCCGACGCTGAAGAAGTCCCTGCGCGCCATGGAGGTGTTCGTTAGGTCCAAGATCGGCGGGTTTAGCCTGGAAAGCGTGGCGGTGTTCGGCCAGAACCCGCGCTTCGATGTCGGCTTCCTGGAGGAGGCGTACAGGAGCCTCGGATGGAAGTTTCCGTTCGATTTCCATGTCATCGGCCTTGAGAGTGCGTATGTGTTCTATAGCCTCAAGAAGAACGGAACGCTGCCGGTCGGTCTCCGCCTGAAGGACATCTGTAAGAAGGCGGGAATCAAGAATGCGCAGGAGCACAATGCCATAGCAGACATTCGTGCTACAGTCGATTCGCTCAGGGCGCTTTTGGAAAAGTAGGGTGCTGAAATTGGGGTGATGAAAGGAGTTGTTCCATGGAAGTTTTTTTGCTTATCGTTGTCGTAGCGATTGCTTTGCTGCTGATGTTTCTGCCGCATTCCGGCAAGAAGAAGTGGGCCGAGTCGCATAGGAGGGGGTTGGAGGAACAATATGCTCCCTGGTCGGCACCACAGGAAGAAAAGGAGCCGGAGGACCTACGGGCAGACTCCGATTTGGAGCCGTCAGAAGGTTTCTGTAACGGTACGCGCGTCGTCGCGCAGGCAGTGTTTCGAGTTGCCAAGACGACCCGTGGATGGGCTTTGTTCGACGGAAAGAAGACTATCCTCACGCGCAAGAAGAAGCGTGATGCCGTGGCTGAGGCAAGAAGCGTTGCCAATGCGCGTCAACCGTCACGGCTGGAGATCTACAAGGCGGACGGAGAGTGCCAGGTGTCGCACGAATACGGAAAGAGCAAGGGGTAGCGCAAGTGCTGGGGCTGGCAGGTGCGCAATGCTAATGGTTTTGTGTTTTTGTGCGCGTGGTTTTGAGTTTCTCGACCACGGCTTTTATCTAGGAGGTTGTTTCAATGTCACAGAGCATTACATGGGACGACACGGCTGTCGGATGGGTTTACAACACCGGCATGTGGGGCGATTTGCTGAACGAAATGCTCGATGACGAAGACGAGGAGAGCGGGAAACCTTCTGAAGAAGCCGAGCCTGAAAACAACGGCAACCGCGAACTGTGCTGGTGGTGCGGAAGGCGCACTGAAGTGCGCGCTTTGTTCACCGGAACATGCCGCATTTGCTCGTCGTGTAACAAATAAGGCTCCGTGTGCTAACTGGCATAGCATCTCGATTTAAAATCGAGCGTTTGGGGGTTCGAATCCCTCCGGGGCCATCGGAGGAAAGATGGACGAAAACAGAATGGGAAATTACAACCGGGAGAAGAGTAGCCCGAGCGCCAAACAGTTGCTGCGGCAGCTGAGAGAGATGAAAACGCTGTTCAGGCGCGAGAGGGACACGGTGCGCAAGAACATCGCCCTGCTGACGGCGAACATGGGAGAGTTCGCCGTCGCCATTGACGCCGCCCTGGAAAAGACCAAAGGCAGCCTGGAAGAGCTGCGGGCGTACAGGAAGGCGATGGAGCGGAGGTCGGACAGGAAATGACTTGGGACTACCAGCACTGGAACTAGGGAGATGCGATATGGAGCGGACACTGCTCTTGAGCCAATCGTACGAGCCGATTGCGACCATATCCTGGCAGAGGGCCATATGCCTGCTGATGCTGGGCAAGGTGGAGATAGTCGAGGAGTACGACCGCAGCGTGCGCTCCGTGTCGGTGGTTTTCAAGATGCCGGCCGTCGTGCGCCTGGTGAATGCTTTCAGGCGCCACAAGAAGGGCGTCAAGTTCAGCAAGCAGAATGTTTTTGCGCGGGACAGGTGGAAATGCCAGTATTGCGGCATCAAGAAACCAGCAACTGAACTCACATATGACCATGTTGTTCCAAGGTCTCGAGGTGGCAAGACATGCTGGGAGAACATTGTCACGTCGTGCTCGGAATGTAATTCCAAGAAGGGCAACAGGACTCCGCAGCAGGCCGGAATGAGGCTGAAGAGGGTTCCGGTCAGGCCTGACTGGGTGCCCGTGTTCGCCGTGCAGGTGAGCCGCGACATGCCCGATGCGTGGCGCAACTACTGCTGGAGTTAGTTTTTTACTAGCATTTTCTACCAATATTCCTGTATGTACACACATATGGAATATTGGAGGTTCGAATCGTGAAGGGTCAAACCAAGTATGAAAAGGAAATTGTAGAAAATGCTGTTCAAAACGCGCGATCTTTAAGAGAAGCCATTGAGAATCTTGGTCTAAAACCCAACAATGGCAACTACAGGTTTATTTCTGCAAAAGTAAGGCTGTACGGCATATCCATAGAGCATTTTGTAAGACACGCAACGCGTGGGTGTACGGCACACAATAGCCAAGCAATAAGGAATGTTCGAAACCAGTTGCGATGGACGGATGATGAGTTGTTCAGAAAATCGTCTGTATATGTTTCTGGTTCGAGACTGAGAAAACGTTTGTTGGAAAAGGGGTGGGAATACAAGTGTGCCATATGCGGGCATGATCCCATATGGAACGGGAAAAAGCTTACTTTACAAGTAGATCATATCAACGGAGATAGCATTGATAACAGGTTGGAAAATCTGAGGTTTTTGTGTCCGAACTGCCATTCCCAAACGGCAACTTTCGGGAACAACAAAAATCGTGCTACAAAGCCTGAGAAAACCTGTAACATATGTGGTCGACCTGTCCATTACAAAAACAAAAGCGGACGGTGTCGAGGCTGTAGCAACAGACTTAGTGGTTGTCAGCGGCGTGGGCAAAACACAAAAATAAAATGGCCGCCGCACGCACGGCTTTTGAAAATGGTCGAAAAAACTTCATTTTCGGCTGTCGGAAGAAAGCTTGGTGTTTCTGATAATGCAGTTCGCAAGCATCTTAAAATATGAGACGAGGAGTGGCGCAGTCTGATAGCGCATCTGGTTTGGGACCAGAGGGTCGCAGGTTTGAATCCTGTCTCCTCGACAGATAGGGTCCTGGCGCGGACCCTGGCGCAGTTTGCGTACATGGCTTTTTGCGGAGCTAGCCTGCCGGGGCGTTGTACCGGATCGTTTCATCCGCCCATGCTTTCATACGCGCCATGGAGGGTGCCGCCAAGGTGGCAACGCCGGCTTGAACCCGGTGGGGGCTTGGTCGCTCGGGGTTCGATTCCTCCACCCTCCGCCCGAGGAGAAAGACATGAAGGAAGCCAGATGCCCCGTGTGCGGGAGAACATGGGAGCTGTCCGTCCGCTCCAAAGACGACAAGCTCCCCCAATGCGGGTGTTTTGACCTGATGTCGGGCGTATGCTGGACATGCTGTCTCCTACACAGCATGTCATGTCCCGCAGAGGCATCCGAAAGGGAAGAACAATGAGTTCCGTAGTTCGCCTGGTTCTTGACGGACCGGCAAAGCCGGACAGCGGTGTTGATATTCTTCTGGAGGCTTTCAGGCGCTGGCCGAGGGACCTGGAATCCGACTACATGCTAGTCTACATGATCACTCCCGGCGGCTTTATGGAGTTTCCCCTGCCAGACTCGTGGAGCGGTTGCTGCGGCTGCCACGACCTGAACATCTTCAGTCCGAGAGCGAAGGCGAACAGGAAGCCTGGGTCGCCCAGAAGCAGGCGGGCGATAGAGATGAAGTCCAAGGTGTCATGGAAGGAGCCGGACGTTGTGCTGCACCACCCCCACGCCACGGACACGCCCATGGCATGGCAGCTCGGATGGTCGGGGCTGGTGAAAGAATTCGAGCCCGTTGTGTGCGCTTCTGCCATAGGATACTACTCGTACGAGCATTCGACTCCCAGGTGCACGCTCAAGAGCGTGCTCGACGGAACGCATCCGGGGACCGAGGTGTGCGACATCGTGATCGACACGTCTCCATACCGGTCCAGACCCGGAATGTACATGAGATAGCGGAGCCCAGATGAGAGATCCGGAGAGAATACCAGTAATATTGAGCAGGATCGAGGAGATCTGGAAGAAGAATCCGGACATGCGCCTCGGACAGCTGCTTTCAAACCCGTTTGTAGATCTAACGCCGCTGTTCTATTCGGAGGACGATGCCTTGGTGGGACGGCTTGAGGACCTGTATGTCCGCGGAAAGCAGCTGGAGAAAAGCCACAGGTGGTGGATGGAAAGGATTCGCACTCCGAAGATAGGGGCGGCCGGCATTGTCGAAAGCAACCGCGGAAACCTGCTTGTGATAGAGCGCGGAAATCCCCCGCTCGGTTTCGCATTTCCAGGAGGATTCGTGGATATGGGCGAGACGGTTGCCGAGGCAGCCAGGCGCGAGGTTTTGGAGGAAACCGGCATCAGGACACTTCCTGCCTGCGCCGGCCTGTTGCGCTTGTCATCAAGGCCTTCCGACCATCCCGCGGATCATTTTGTTACTGTGTTCATGGTGATGTATGCTTTGGGCGAAAGCGATCCGCAAGCTGGAGACGATGCCTTGGACGCATGGTGGATGAGCCCTGACAACTGCATGTCGTCGATAGGGGAGTTTGCGCCTGTGTACGGAGATGCTCTGAGGATGTATATGGGCTGGACTAAAAGCGGTCGTCCGAGGCTTCCAGAGGCGGCATAGGAGGATACATGGGAAACAAGCCGTGGTACGGAGACTGGCACCTGCTGTACGAGCTTAGCAACAGCGGGGGACCGTATCCCTCCCCGCCCGCGCCGGGCGCCAAGGCGGTCCCGTTCGGATTCGAGGTTCCGAAGCATCCGTGGCCCGAGTGGCTGGACGGCAACTACAAGGTCCTGTCCAACCCGGCGTACAGGTCGTCGTACGACAGCAGCTCAGCGAGCGGCTCGATCGGAATATACAGCTTCGAGATCCGGGTGGTCCTCAAGGACGGCGTGAGCGAGGAAGCGGCCGTCGAGCGCCTGTACGCGTCGGGATGCGACGACGCACTGTTTGCCGTGTGCGACGGGGGCGTCAGGCTCGATTTCGACAGGGAAGCCGATTCTTTAAGCGAGGCGCTGGATTCGGCCTGCGCCGATATCATGAAATCCGGCGTTGCGCTGATGTGCGGCAGCAAAAAGATACGATAGGAGGTTTCAAAATGACAAACACAAGGAGGTCTCTTTGACAAGGCTCTTGTCGAGATAAGGGCCGCAGAAGGTGGAGACGACGCGAAGCTGCTTGTCTCGGACCTGTTCCAAGTCTACATGAAGTGGTGCCGCCGCCGCGGCTTCGAGGCTGACATGTCGTTCAGCGCCGAGGCTGGAGGCGGTTTTTCTTTGGTTGAATTCGTGGTGTCCGGAGACGGCGCGCGCGATGCGTTCATGAACGAAGCCGGAGGCCACAGGTTCCAGAGGGTGCCGCCAACAGAAAAGCGAGGAAGGAGACAGACATCCACGGTGACGGTGGCAGTCCTGCCGATAGCGTCCGAGACAGAAATGAGAATAGACCAGTCAGAGTTGTCATGGGAGGTGAAGCGCGGGAATGGAGCCGGAGGCCAGCATCGCAATGTTACCGAAAGCGCCGTTAGGGTGACGCATGTTTCTACAGGCATTTCAGCCACATGCCAAGACGAGCGGTCCCAGCACCGCAACAAGAAGAGGGCGCTTGAGATACTGCGCGCCAGGCTTTTTGACAAGGTGGAATCGGAATCCGCAGCTGAGGAAAATGCCAGGAGAAAGAAGCAGGTTGGGTCAGGAATGCGCGGGGACAAGATCAGGACCTACCGCTACCAGGACGGAAGGGCGGTGGATCACAGGACTGGCAGGAAGGTGAGGCTGGAAGATGTTTTGTCTGGAAACCTGGATGTTTTTCGAAAGGGCTAGTTGTCCACTTTTTTGCCGGATCTCCACTGATAGCATGACCAGTACTTCGCCTTTGTCTTGTCTTTGGCGGATTCGCTGTCGCATTTGTGCCGAGAACGGAAATTTCTCCTGCGTTCCGGGTCGTCGCGCCTGATTTCCATTTCCGGGTCGCCAAACTGTATTTTGCGCACCTTCTTGGTTTTCGGGTCCTTTACAAAGACATGAAACTTTTTCTTGTTTCCTGGCGGGTTGCGAACCGGGTCGTTCAGCTTGATCTTTTTTCCTTGGTATTCGGCAGCCGACACATGTAGGCTGCTCTTTTTGGGTTTGGAGAATTCCTGGATCTTCCTGAACGATGCCTCGAATTCTTTTTCCATATCGATGATGGCTTGTTTTTTGTCGGTAATTTCTTGTTCAAGTTCTTCCCATCTGGGAGAGAGCCTGGAGCGTATCTCCTGGATCTCTTTGGCGCGCGGGTTTTTTCTCTCTATGCGCAGCATGCGCGCGTATTCGGGACGCATTTTTTCCCTTTCGATGTTGAGCGTTTTCAGCTCCTGCCTGGCTCTTGGAATCATCTCCTCGCTAAGCTGGCGGGCGGCGTCTATTTCGCGCTCGAGCCTTGACCCCTTGGCCATTTTGGCGATGTCGGATATTTTCCAGGCGGCGTAGTGAAGCTCGTTGTCGAATGCGTGGAACGGCTTGAGGCCTTTTGACATGACATAGTTTATGAACGACTCCTTGTCCGTGAAGCCTAGGAGGCGCGTGGCGGCATAGGTGGTCGTGTATATCTTTTCTCCATTTCGGGTGTTGCGCTGGACAAAATCGCGCAGGCGCCCTGACACAGAGCGCGGAAGCTCTGAGAGGGGCATCTTGTACAGCTCCTCTTCCACGAGTTTGACCTCGTGAGGGGACAGCGGTTCGCCTCGGTTCATTTTCTCTTTTAATTCCGCAGCTCTCCTGGCACATTTTGGACATTGCGACATATTGGGCGGAATTTCTTTTCCGCATATGCGGCATGATGGTCTTTTTTCAGGTTTTTTTTCTTTGCGTTTTGTTTTGTGTGCGGACATCGGTCTGTCCGGGCAGTTTGGGCAGGTTGAAAGGTTTGCGGAAAACTTTCCGCCGCATTTCGGGCAGATGCGCCATCTGCCGGCTCGTTTGAACATGGGGCGTGTTGTCATGTCGCACTCCTACTGATGGTCAGTTATATCTATTCGTGATTATTGATAGAATTTTGCCTAACAAGGATGGGACAATGCTGTTCAAAGAGTTTGATGCGCGGATGCGCGTATACGAGACGGCGCACGACCAATGTGTTCTTCCTGGGGTATACATGGTTGCACGCCTTGATGGAAGGTGTTTTACGCGCCTTACAAAGGTACAAAGGTTTGAGAGGCCGTTTGACGTCGATTTTCGCGACCATATGGTCGCCGTTGCGTGCCACTTGATGCGCTGTGGATTCAACGCAACATACGCTTACATACAGAGCGACGAAATTTCGCTGCTATTTGATTTGGCAGAAAACACTTTCGGTCGCAAGCTGCGCAAGTTAAATTCCGTGCTGGCAGGGGAGGCAAGCGCTAAGTTCACAAAATGCCTCGGCGGAGGGGACATGGGAGTGTTCGATTGCCGCATTTCCCAGCTGCCGCGCACAGGCGATGTGGTTGATTACTTTCGCTGGAGGCAGGAGGACGCTTATCGCAATGCGCTACATGGTCACTGCTATTGGATGCTTCGCGGCGATGGCAGGAGTGCTTCCGAAGCTACGAGCTTGTTAAGCGGCAGTTCGTCCTCCGACAAGCAAGAGCTGCTGTTTTCCAATGGGACGAACTTCAACGGCATTCCATTGTGGCATAAGCGCGGAACTGGGATATATTGGGAAACATACAAGAAGAAAGCTGCCAATCCAGTTACCGGCGACAAAGTGGATGTCGAGCGCAGGCGCATTAGAGTTGATTTTGAGTTGCCGATACATGATGAATATGCGTTGTTCGTGCGCCGTCTGATCGGCGTTTTGACATGAAGGAGGGTTAGGGGATTGATGGAAGTTCACTGGATAGCCGCTATTTCCGCCATCTTGCCCATGGCGTTTCTGCAGAGCGTCATACACCAGCTGTCGCACGGACTGGCAATGCGGATTGGATGGAAGTGGGGGTTTAAAATACATCCGCTCCCATCCAAGGGGGCGTCTGGCGTTGTATGGCCGCATGTGACATACAGGATGTGTAGTAAATCGTGCGATCTGGACATGTTCGGAAAGGCTATCGCATCTATTGCGCCAAAAATAGCGAATGTCGTCTTGGTCATGGCATCTGGCATTGCCATAACTCAGTTGCTTAATCCAACGCTTCTGACCCTTCTGCTCATGTTCGCCTTGGCGAACACAGTCGACTTCATGTCTGCGTTGTCAATATTTCGCAAAAGCGGCACTTCGGACATATGGAGGTTTTCCAACTACACCGGAATCGAAACCAGTCATGTAAGATGGTTCGTGGCTGCAATTTCATTTTTGCTGCTGCTGCTAGTTGTCGTGTCTTTTTTCGGTCGGGTGCTTCCACAGACGGGAATATTATGAATCGCATCATTAGGTCGAGAGTGCGCGGCGCCATTGTCGGAACGGCGATAGGCGATGCGCTCGGGATGCCCGCGGAGGGCATGACGCCACAAGCCATAGCCCAGATGTACGGTCGCCTTCGTTCTTTTGCGAATCCTAAAGGGGGGACCTGGGCGCATACACATCATCAGCTTGGGCGAGGGCAGTGGACGGACGACACGCAGCTTATGCTCGCCATTGGCGAATCGCTTTTGGCAAAGAAGCATGTCGATTTCCGGGACATCGCGGACAGGCATATATCCGCGATGGCGGAAAAGCGCGGATGGGGCGGATCGACGGTCACCGGCGTTTCCAAGATACGCGCCGGAGTGAATTGGTGGAACTCCGCCAAGCCGGAAGGCGCAGGCAACGGAACGCCCATGAAGATTGCGGCTGTCGGAGCGGTTGCCGGATTAGGTTTCCTCAAGCCGTTTGACATGGCGTCGACGGTGATCAACATTTCTCGCATGACGCACGGCGACCCGCGGTCTGCGATAGCCGGCATCATCCAGGCTGAAGCCATCGCCATTGCAATCAAGGGAGGACCAGCGGCCCTCCGCTTGTATCTTGCCCAAGCCGATCAGAGAGCCGAAAGCTGGGAGCGCTGCGTCGGCTCGCAGGCTCCGCTTCTCAGCGCCAATATGTCTGCCGGTCAGAGTATCATCATGCGCGGCGGCGATCTTGAAAACCTTAGGTCCGCGCTGCGAGCCGGATGCTTCGTGGTGCAGTCGTTCCCATTCACAATTTCGGCCGTTCTCCTGATGTTCGACCTGCCGCCCGACGAATGCCTGTCCAGGATCGTCGAGCAGGGGGGCGATACCGACACTACCGGCGCCATGGCTGGCGCGGTGCTTGGGGCGGCGCATGGCATGGCGTCGTTCCCGGCGCGGCTCAGGCGCGGACTTGAGGGCTATAAAAGGCTTATTGCTCTTGCTGACGGACTGTGCGCGATGACGGACATGTCGGAGCGTCCATGCGTAAGCGGGAAGTCGTTTTCCAGACCAAAGATTTCCTTTTCGCGCGGCAACGAAAAGCCAAAGACCTGCCAGCCTTTGGCTGACCTGGCGTTGTCAGCGGAGGGGATGTGATGTACCATTACGATCTTCAGCTCAAGCGCGGCGGCAATCTCGTATGTATGGAATGGTCGCGCGAAAATGAAAGGTACGAAGAGCGCATCCTGGATAGCGAGGAGATTCCGTTTCACCTCACGAGCACATTGTGCACCGAGCGTGGGGCGACATTGCGCGACATCCTGCGCGTGACCGGAAGGCACCCTGAAATTTTTGCCGCAGTGACCGACTGTCCGGCGTTACAGATGTTCGTGGACGAGGCTTTCGAGGACAGGGGCGAGGACGAGTGCTGCTGCGGCAGCCTGATGGCGCTGGAGCTGGGATGGGTTGCGTTGGCGGACGCTGAGAACGGGGAGATCGTGCTTTACGAGCATATGAATTTTCAAGGAAGGGCGCACGACGGAGACGCCATAGGTTTGGAATTTTCGCATGTCGGCGACCTGGCCGATGTGCCGATAGAGATAGACGACACCATGATGGTTCGGGAGGGCAGCAATGCCGAAAACATACTGTTTTCGGCAAGAAGGCCAATGACGCTCGAAGAGGTTGCCAGAGGCATCGTGGGCGAGCTGGCGTTTTTCGGAACGCCGGAAAACAGGGCGAAAGAGGCGGAAGGCTTGAAAAGAGCGGTTGAGGAGGTTGACTCGGGCTCCGCCAAGCTATATAGTTTGGAAGAGGTAATGAGCAGGATTGAGGCAAGGGCTGATGGGGAAAAGCGTAAGTTTCCGTGCCGCAAGTGCGGGAAAGATTCGCGCTGCGCTTGCTTCGGCAAGCCTGCCGACATTTGCCACGAATGCTTTACAAAAATGGAGGAAGACTGATGAGCAACAAGGAAAAGACAGAAGGGTTGGGAATCAAAGAAACTTTCGATGTACTGCTGGTGGACGCCATCAAAGCGAACGACACGAAGACAAAAAATTTTATTAGGCAGATGCGCGCCAAGGTGTCCGAGCACTGCCTGGCAAACAACCTTCCGCGAGACTCGGCTGACCAGGATATCTGGCTCAAGGTCATGAGCGTTTACAAAAAGTCTATCGCAAAGGCGTTGGAACTGATGGAACGCCGCGGGGCGGGAGACAGCGAACTGGCTGAAGAGTACAAGTTCGAGGTGGATTTCTGTAACAAGTACCTGCCCAGGCCGCTCGGCTATGACGAAGTGCTTGGGCTTGTCAAGCAGGCTGTGTCAGATATCGGTCCAAACGCAAAGGTTGGTCAGGTTGTGGGCGTTGTGGTGAATGGTTCCGTACCTGGCACCGTAGATGCTGTTCTGGCAAAAAGGGCGGCAACGGAAATTCTAGGCTGATGGGCGACGAGCTTACTCGTAAAGAAGCGAAGAGGGTAAGGGCTTTCCGCAAGGAGCTTGAGCACTGGAAAGAGATCCTTATGATGGATCCTCTTTGGGACATACGCTTATCGGTCGTCAGCGACGACAGTAAAGCGTTCAGCAAGTCGGCCGTCGAGCGAAGTGGCAAAAAATTCATTAAGAGATCGTTCTGCGATTTATCCAAGACGGAATACTATTCCGGCGACATAGGGCTAGCCAGAAGTGCGCTGTCCGTTCCGGAATCCGAAGCCGAGCATATGAGGCGTGACACGATGTCGCACGAGATGATCCACTTCCTGACCGCAGACTATCATCGGGCAGCCCTGGCGGCCGCTGGAGGCGACCAGAGGGTGATAAACGAGCTGGCATACAGGTACGAACAGCTGGTTGTGCGCATTGCCGCGATAGTCTGTGCCTTGGATGCCGAAATACGCGACGAGGGCAAGTAATGGACGACCATCCGATATATAGTTTGCGCCAGGCGTGCTATGACTGTCGCGACTGTCCGCTGGGAAACCGTCTTGTGAATGGCTTGGATCCGCATGTGTTCGCGGGCGGAAACATACATGCCAGCATAATGTTCGTGGGCGAGGCTCCGGGAGCGGAGGAGGTCAGGCAGAAAAGACCTTTGGTGGGGCGGTCCGGATGGTTTTATGAGAACCACATACTTGCCGGAGCAGGTTTGTTCAGACGCAGTGTATATACCACCAATGCTGTGTTATGTCGACCCGACGAGAAAAACCGCACGCCGAATTCGTCGGAAATAGACGCATGCCGCAGGCATTTGGACGCCCAGGTGCTATTTGTGAGACCCAAGCTGATTGTGACTCTCGGTAACGCGCCGCTGTACGCCCTGTGCGGAATAGGCGGCATAACCAAGTATCGCGGAAAGCTCCGCAACTCGAACCCATGGTCTGACGGAAGCATTACCAAGGTGTTTCCGATGTTCCATCCGGCATACTGCCTGAGGGGGAGCGGTCTGAAGGAGACCAAGGAGGACTACGAGGCGCTGGGCAGGATGGCGCTGGAGTTCGAGCAAAGCATAGCCGGCAAAGAGGACGTCAGGTGCGTGCAGGAGTTGTACCGGGTCGCAGAGGAAGGCAAAGGCAATGGGAGAGCATGATCAAAAAAGCGGAAAATTTGTTGTAAAGGTTTCTGGTGACAAACAAAAGTTTGCTACAGGGGCGCAGCGCGACCGGCAAGAAGGCAAGGGAAGGTATGACTTGGTGAGCATATTTGCTTTGAGAGAAATTGCGCATGTTTATGAAGCCGGAAGCCTTGCGTATGGCGAGCGCAATTGGGAAAAGGGCATGAATCTCAGCAGATTTTTGGACAGCGCACTTCGTCACACTTTTCAGGTGATAGAGGGCAAGCGGGATGAAAATCATGCTGCGCAAGCCGCCTGGAATCTCATGGCTTTTATTCATACGCGCGAAATGATAAGCCGCGGCATTCTTCCAAAGAGCTTGGACGACCTTCCGGACTATATGCCAAAATCTGTAGACGAGGATGAAGGGTGCGGATGATGTATGTTTTCTTTATACTTGTGGTGGCCTATGTATACGCATGTGCTCTTGCTACAATGTGGTTTTATGACAAGCGGTGGTGGGGAAAAAGTAAAAGGGGTAGAGCCAGGCTTAGGCTTTGTGTCCATTTGTTTTCGCCATCTCTTCCATGATTTTTCTATTTTGCTGGCTCAAAAGGAATATTTCCGACGCTTTCGGTAAAGAATGACATGGGATATGTTCAGTACATCATAGTCCGCAAGGACCTGGTTACGGAGATGGGAATTGGAAAGACGGCCGCCCAGGTAGCCCATGCGTCGTTGGGCGCGATCCTGGACAAGGGGAAGCTGGTTGACGACCCCGCAGTGCGCGGGTGGCTGACCGGAGCTTTCACCAAACTGGTGGTGTACGCCAAGACCAGGCAGAAGCTCTTGAATCTTATAGGGAAATGCCGTGAAGCAGAACTCCGTGTTAAGCCGATTTACGATGCGTGCCGCACCAAGTTGGAACCGGAGGAGCCTGACGGCACCACGCTGACTTGCGTGGGGCTGTCTCCAGTGCGCGCCGATGAGGTGCCAAAGTTTCTCAAAAAGCTCAGGTTACTGGATGGTGAAAAATGAATGACAGCGAAAGACCAAGGTGGGACGACACATTTTTGAACATTGCGAGGGAGATTGCCAGGAGGTCCAAGGACCCGTCCACCAAAGTTGGATGCGTCATTGTCGGTCCGGACAATGAGGTCCGCTCAGTCGGGTACAACTGTTTTCCCAGAGGCATTCGCGACAGTGAGTCAAGGCTTAACGACAGAAGGGAAAAGCTCCTCTTTGTTGAGCATTCCGAAAGAAACGCCGTGTACAATGCTGCTAGGGCGGGCATTTCTCTAAAGGGCTGTAGGATATACCTTCCTTGGCTTCCGTGTTCCGACTGTGCCAGGGCTATAATACAGTCCGGAATAGTAGAGGTTGTTACTGACAATCCCAATGTGCCAGCCAGGTGGCGCAGGGATTTTGCCGTATCGCTGACGATGTTACATGAGGCTGGCGTGCTGATCAGACGGCCCGGAGGCCGGCCTGTAAATATCTGCGCAGTTATGGGGCGAGCATGGGTAGGCAAAACTATAAAAACGCGCGATGGAGAAAAGCGTACGATCAAGTATGTTTATTTTAACGCTAGTGGCGAGATTATTGTGTCGTTCAAAGAAGTTGCCCTGCTTGAAACAGCCAGGTCTTTCGCCGACGTCGAGCGGCGCATTGTCGAACCGGAGGCGGCTATTGTCCCTTGAAAAGGGTGTGAGATGAATGCGCGTTGTTTTGTGTCTCGGATGCTGGGGAGCTGTTCATGGCGACGGATTCGTCATGTGCCCCGGCGTTTCCAATGAAATATTGGATATAACTGGCGGAACAAAGAGGAATGCGGATATAGTTGACCATCTGGACTCGCATTACGGTTTGTTCGACAAGCCGCTGCTCAACAATGTGCACACTGCTCTGTTCGGGCTGAAGGAGAAGTTCAGCACGGCGTCCAGCCCGCTGTTCGGAGAAAAAGAGTTCCGAAGGCTGGAGCGGTTCTGCGTGGCGCATGCAAAATGCGGCCTGTTCCTGCGGCTTGAGATGAAAGGAAACGGGGATGAAGAAGGTCCTGGTGGTTGATATTGACGGAACCATGGTTGACAACGATCACAAGGTCAGGGAGTTGTCGGACAGGTTCGGAAAAGGTCCGAACCATTGGGATGAGAAAATGTGCGACGAGTTCTTCTCCGAGTGGTTCTATCCGTTTGCCGGCGCTTTGCTTCTGCCACAGACGGCGAAGCGGATGGGGGCGGAGTTTGTCTTTCTGACAGGAAGGTCCGAATGCTACAGGGGGCAGACGGAGCAGATGCTCGACAACGATTTTAAACTCGACTGCGACCGGACCCCCCTGTTCATGAGGTCCGACGGAGACCGGCGGCCGAGCCATGTCGCCAAGACGGAGCTTGCCGAGCGGACCGTGGTGCCGATATACAGGGACAGCGTGCTCGTGTTCCTGGACGACGACGAAGCGTGCCTTGGGGAGTACAACAAATACGGGGTCGCCCTGAAGGCACCAAGATGCTGGGACGCCTTGGCATTCTGGACGGACTGAGAGGGAGCAGATGCAGTCAAAGCTGACAGACAGAAACATAGATGTCAAAAACATCACAAAAGCCGTTGTAAAGGAGCTGGGACTGCTTGCCGCCCAGCAGGACGGCAGCCTTACGCTGATCAACAAGCTGCAAGCCATGTCCTCGGATGGTCTTGAGCATCTGGACAGCCGCGAAGCTGTCATGCAGCTGACGCATGCTGTCGGCAACCTGTCGTTTGACACCCTTGGCAACAGGGTTAGCGAGCGAATGATCGCTCCGGTGGCCATATGGCTGCTAAGGCTGTGCTCGGCCAACAGCATCAGGTTCGAGAATGTCCTGAAGGTTACGAGGGATTGCCTGGGGAGCAAAAAAGTGTCGACCTGAGCGTCCCGGCACAATGGTAATGGGTACGGCCTCCTGGAGCCGGACCAGGGAATAACCCGGATTTGTGGTTGACGCGTAGCTGTCCGGGAGGCCCATCCAAAAACATGAACAAACACGCCGACTTCCTGATTGCCTTGGCGGACGCCCTCGACGAGGAGGGCGAATTCGAAAAGGCCGACATAATCGACAAGGATTTCGAGGAGTTTTTGAAGCTTCTCGAAAGCGGCGAGCTTGTGTTCGACGAGCAGTTCTCCGGAGGCGCAAGGGACCCGAGGGGTCCCTATAGTTCCTGGGGGCGTACCGACACGCCAGTCTTCGGAATATCCGGACCGCAGTAGAAAGACCATCCCGCCTTCATGGCGGTCCGTGAAAGACAACCAATGAAAATTTGTGCAATAGACGAAGTGGGCTGTGCTTCCCTATCTGGGCCGGTATTCGTCTGCGCTGTCATAGTAGACAGTTGCGTGAAGCCCGTCCCTGGTATCGCTGATTCCAAGCAGCTTACAAAGAAGAAGCGTGAAGTCCTATTCCCAGCTATTGAAGAAGCTGTGGACGACTTCGCGTACGGAGCGGCAGGTCCGAGAAAGATTGAGGAGCTGAACATCCACCACGCCAAGCTCCTGGCCATGAGGCAGGCCGTCGAGAAGCTTCTTGCGCGCGGTCACCATCCGAAGCGCACCATAGTCGATGGCGGCTTCACGGTGCCGGGACTGCCCCTCTACATCAACCAGGAAGCCGTACCGAAAGCCGACAGGGACTTTTGGGAGGTTTCTGCCGCATCAATATTGGCCAAGGTCACGCGCGACCGCCTGATGGCCAACCTCGCTTCCCGCCCTGGTCTGGGGCATTACGATTGGGAGAACAACGCCGGATACTACACCGCCAAGCACCGGGACGGCATCGTTCTTCACGGACTCACCGCATACCACAGAAAAACATTCGACATGGTGAAATACTGCGCGTTTCTGCGCGCGGAATACAAGGAATGCCTTGAAAAAGGCGACCCCGAGGAATACTTTGAGGAGGAGTCCCGCAGGATCGAGCGTTTCGGAAGCGGTCCGTACTGCGGCTACAGGGCCTGGAAGCGCGGGGAGTTCAACACCTGGAAGCCGGTAATGGCAGGGAGCGAAGACAATGAAGAAGAAATCTAGTATTGTTGCGGCTCTTTTGGTCGCGCTTTTTCTGGCGTCTTGCGCCGTCGTTGTCCGCATGGGCGTCTGGGACGAGTACGAGCGACAGGCAGCCGCCAACCCCGAGATGACATGTACGCCCAGCATGTTTGGCGAGGCGTGGCACAGGCTGAAATCAGACCACCTGACCAAGATGACGGACGCTCAGCTCATGAGGGGTGCCATGGGCGGTCTTGAGAGGGCGGCGGAGAAGTCGGTGGAGATGACTGACCGAGCCCTGTACAATCCGTCCGCCAACGCGTTTCTCGATATTCTGCGTGTCATCAGCTTTGAGGCGTCGACATACGAGGCGCTGTGCTATTCTTCGATCAGGGGGATGCTGAAAGCCGCCCAGGACAGGTACTCTTATCTGGTGGAGGCCAGGCTGGGCAGGCAGTGGCTTGAAGACTCGCTCGGTGGCAAATGGATCGCCGGCAAGACCGAGCGGTCCATTCCATCCTGTAGCATGAAGCATGGCGTGCCGTACTGCTGGATACCCGCTTTCGGCGCAGGAATGGCGGACATGCTGGCAGACAGAATGCGCAGCACTTTCGGCGTGTGGCCGGGAGCCATCATAATCGACCTGCGGTCCAACGGCGGCGGCTTCATAGAGTCGGCGGCGGCGGTGGCGAGCAGGTTCTGGCTAGGCAGGAAAACCTCCGCGTACCTTGTCGGTCGCAAGGTGACAAGGGCTACGAACGGCGGGGTCATCGCGGTGAGCGGAAAGTATCGCAGGCCGCTCCTCAGAAGTTCGCGCACGGTCGTGCTGGTGGACGGGAACACCATGTCAGCAGCCGAGATGCTTGCTGCCGCGCTCAGGGCGTACGGCATGGCGACTCTGGTTGGGCGGACCACCGGCGGCAAGGGGGAAATCCAGACCCCCGAGTTTATCGAGGGGGCCGTGATGGTACATACGACGATGCGCTTTCTGGACCCCCTCTACAACGAGGTTGGGGGCACGGGCGTCCGGCCGCACGTGCGGTCCGTTCTGAGGCTGGGCGACCTTCAGTTCTACGGGCATGACAGTCAGTTGGCTGAGGCAGCCAAGATACTCAGTGATGGACATCAAGATAATCTCGAACGGCAAGGAGCATGAGGCAAAAGCCGTTCCGGTGTCTGACCTGGAAAATCAGATGGTGGTGATCAGAGCCAGGTCGGCGGAGGACGCAGAAAAGATACAGGAGGCGCTGGAAGACATTGAGGTGCTGAACAGCTGCAACAATGTCAGTTTTCTGATCCTGGATGGAAAAATCGAGATCGAAACCGTCCGTCCGACGGACTTCAGGTCAATCCCGAAGCCGGTCTTGCGCAAAAGGCTGTCCAGGGCATGGCAGGTGTTGAAAGGATATTGAAATGGTCGGAATCAAGATAGTCGAGCCGCACGCTGAAATCATCACCCCGCGTTTTTGGCCCGATTGGAAGCAGGGAAGCCTGCGCATGATCGAGGAGTGCGGAAGGGTCAGCCACAAATCCGAGGGGCGCATCAAGGCAGACTCGGCAGAGCCGTTCATCGACAAGGTGGCGCTAGGCATGGGGCACGAATCAATTATTGAGCATGCGAACTTCACCGTGTGCTTTGTAGGTTCGAGATCCATGAGCCACCAGCTTGTTAGGCACAGGCTGGCCGCTTATACCCAGGCCTCACAAAGGTATTGCGATTATTCGTCCGAAAAGAAGTTTAATGATATCCTCCAAGTAATCATGCCGCCCACCATCCTTGGATCGAAGATCCTGTGGGGCAAAACCGTGACGGTAAATGGCGATAACCTGGTCATCTCTGGGAATGATGGCAAGGACGCTCCTCTTCTTTCCTATTTGTCCGAAAGGTTTTCGGATGAGTGGGCGCGCGGTGGGTATGACTGGTGCCACGATCAGATTAGATCATACCAGTCGTACAGGCGCGAGCGCGTTCGTGGAGTTCCGTCCGAAGATGCCCGGTCGCACCTGACGAACGCCTGCAAAACCGAGGTATACACGACCTACAACCTGCGCACCTGGAGGCATGTTCTGGAGATTCGCACGGACAGCCACGCCCAGTGGGAGATTCGCATGATCATGAACCAGGCGCTTGATTTCTTCATGGAGCATGTTCCGTTCATGTTCGACGACATCGGCAAGCGCGTAACCTTCAGGCCCAAGGAGTTGAGGGTGCTACAGGATCTTTTCAACTCGTGCTATATCCAGCTGTCCGGCAAAAGCCACAAGGATCTGGGGCTTTCCAAGACGGAATTCAAAACTTTGGAAAAGAAGATCTCCAAGGCGGTTGTGGCAGCCGGAGAATGTCGCTGGCCGGGACCGTTTTAGGAAGCGCTGGATGATTAAGATCTACACCTTGGATGGTCCTCTGAATGTTGACAGGACCGACGAGCTCATAAAGATGCTTGAGAGCGTGCGTTTCCATCCTGAGATGGGAAAGTCACTGGACCATGCCCTCTCCGTACAGAGGGTGGTGTTCTACCTGAAGAATCCGGCCATGTGGTGGCGCGACCAAGGGGTCGGAATACTGGAGCGCAGGCTTGCCGGCGCAAGGAACCATGTGGGCGATCTTCTTGAGCACGAGGACATGAGGGACAGCATATTCTACGGGCGGCTCCGGAATGCGCTAAAAGCGACCGCCGACCTGCTGCGGAATCCCGCCCCCAGGGCATGGGACACGTCCTCGGACAGCGATGTGCTGAGATGCCCGCTATGCCTCGCGAGAGTGCCGGGCTGTAACCCTTGGAGGACGGACAAGGACACCGTCGAACCCATGAACGCCTTCGCCGTTCATGCGGACAGCATCTACAGCTGCGGCGTCGCTTACCAGTGTCCCGGATGCCATGCCATGCATTCGGCGGTCAACATGGATGGCAAGCCGCCGGCAAAGACCTACAAGCCGGGCGAGAAGCGCGACGAGGTTGTGCTGATGCCAGTGGAAGGGTGAATTATGGCACGCGAAAAACACACGAAATGCGACAGGTGCGACAGGTGCGGGTTCGGCCTGGAGGACGGTCGGTCCGTACAGTGGTTCAGTAAGGACGGCTCGCTGATAGAGACGGTGTGCGAGGAGTGCGATTCGGACGAGAGGAAGCTGGAGTACCGCAAGACCGGTCGCATCACCAGCAGGCTGCATTTGGACGCCGTCGTAAGGCGCGGCATAACCAGGGAAAACTGCCGCATCGACAGGACTTACCAGGCTGTGCTGGACGACATGGAGAAGGTTGGGGAGGTCGCCAAAGGCTTCAACAAGAATGTGTGGCTGTCCGGCCTGCGGAAAAGGTACATGGATGCCAAGGAGAACGGGCACAGCGCCAAGGCGGGCACCACGAAGTTCATGGTGTTCTGTATGGCTGGCAGGATACTGCTGACATTCGAGCGCGAGGGAGGGGACTACCTGACGCTCATAACGTCCGACGAGGAGCCGCCGCGCGGTCTGGGGGTGCAGGGCATCGGATGCCGCGAGTATGTTGCCAGGGACATGATTTGTGATGTGTCCGTGGCATGGGAGGTTGGAAAGTTGGATTTTAAGCCTGATTCTGAGGTCAGTCTTATCTGATGGGCAAATCCTGGGCGGATGCCGCCATTGATAAACTGGCTGGCGGCGAATCGGCGGATATCAGGCCGCATGGTAATTCCATGAAGGGAAAGGTCGAGAGCGGGCAGCAGGTAACGGTATCCCCGTGCGACGAGAGCGGGCTGGCTGCCGGCGACATGGTGCTCGTGCGCGTGAAGGGGCGCGTGTACCTTCATCTTGTCAAAGCCGTTCGCGAAGGCAAGGACGGAAAAAGGAGGTTTCAGATAGGCAACAATTGCGGTGGTATAAACGGCTGGGTTGGAGCCAAGGCGATCTACGGAAAAATGGAGGGATGATCCATAGGGGTTGGTGCCGGATACGGTCCGGGAGCCGCTGCGGCGGTTCAGGGGTTCGATTCCCCTTCCCTCCGCCAATCGGGTCATGATGGTCCGAAAAATGGCCCAAAAGGAAACAATAATGCCGTACACGGAAAGGATCAAGAAGATAGCTCGGGCGGCGTACCACGGTCTTATTGACAAGGAGTGCGGTCCCGAATGGCTCATCGAATGCATGACCGATCGTTATTGGGACGACATGGTACTTTGGAAAGAGAATGGCGTGGATCCCCCGCCTGACAGGCATGAGGCAATGGTGGCGATAGGATGCATGCTGCGCGACGGAAGGCTTGTCGCGGACGAGGAAGGAATGCTGTGGGCTCCGGCCTACTATCCCAACACTGTGGCGGATATCCGCAAGCGCAAGAGGCGCCCGAGGCGCAAATTTGAATGGTGATTCATGGAATGGTTTACTTCTGATACGCATTTCGGTGCTCAGCGTACGCTGGAGCTGAGCAGGCGACCCTTCGATTCCGTGGCGTGCATGGACTGGACCATCGTGCGGAACTGGAACAGTATTGTGGGGCGCTCGGATACGGTCTATCATCTCGGAGATTTTGGCAACTGGTCCATGCTGGGCTATCTCAACGGCAACATTATCCTTCTTCCAGGAAATTATGACGAGCCGATAGACGTATACCGGTCCGGAGTCAGGACGATCAAGAGCGGTCATGTCCAGTGGTTCAACGACGTGCGGCTCAAGATGGTGCATGATCCGCTGTCGGCCAAAAAGAGTCTGCCGGAGCAGTCGACGATGGATGAGGACCCGTTCTATCTGTTCGGTCACATACACAAGCTGCAAATGGTGAAGGAGAACGGTCTCAACGTGGGCGTGGACTGTCACAACTTCTGCCCCATAGACTTGGATACGGTACTGTTTTATCGCAATGCCATCATCAATCATTACGACGAGAACGTGTTTTGCCCATGAGAAATGCGACAGTGAAGATCATGAAGTTTCTGGTTGTCCTGGCTGTGCTCCTGTATTCCGTGAGCGCATCGGCGGAATTCACGCCGTTCTTTTTCATACAGCTGTCGGATCCGCAGTTTGGATGCCACGGCAAATCCCTGGAGAAGGAGACGAGAAACGCCGAGCTGGTCGTCAAGGTCATGAACAAGCTCGGACCTAGGTTTGTCGTTATCACCGGCGACCTCGTCCACGCTTTTCCTGGCCACAAAGGGAGGAAGGAGCAGGTCAGGCGCTTCTGGAAGGTGTTCTCCAAGCTTGAGCGCCCGCTGTACCTGGTGCCCGGCAACCACGATGTCGGAAACTATCCCACGGCGCGGAGCATAGCGCAGTACAAGCGCGAGTTCAGGACCAAGGACAGGTACGTTTTCACGGAGAGCGGCGTGAAGTTCATGGCGCTCAACTCAAGCCTCATATGGATGAACAGGGGCGCTGAGTCCAAGAGGCACGAGAGGTGGATGAAGAAGAACATCGACGATGTGCGGCTGGTATTCCAGCACCACCAATGGTTCATCTATAGTCCGCACGAAAAGAATGGGTATTTCAATCTGCCCAAAAGAAAGAGGTGTTGGCTGCGGGTTTTCGGCAATGCCGGCGTTGATGCCGTTCTGGCAGGTCATTTTCATCACAACATAGCACAGACCATTGACCATACATGGGTGATATCAACATCGTCTTTGTCGTGCCCTCTGAAGCGGCGCGGTCTGGACAGCAAGAGGAGAGTGTACAAGCCCGGTTTCAGGGTTGTGACTGTGCGCCGTGACGGCATGGAGCACATGTTCTACGATCTGTGGAACTATCCGGAGGAAAGTGATTTCATATGAGTGATATCAAGAGAATGTGCGTCGGATTTGCGTTTGACAAGGAAACGCACGATCGAGTCCTAATGATTAGGAAAAACAGACCAGAATGGCAGAAGGGCAAGCTCAATGGAGTGGGCGGGCATATAGAGGATGGGGAGAAGGAGCATGATGCTATGGCGCGCGAGTTTATGGAGGAGACCGGCTTGTCCGTGCCCGCTGAAAATTGGCAGCTTTTTGTCACCATGGCGGGAAAAGGGTGGGTCCTGTACACCTTCTGTGCTGAAATCAGCTATAAGAATATGCTGGGTGCTAGGACGACGACAGACGAGGGGGTTGATGTGTGGCTTCTGGAAAGCCTTTTGTTGGGTGGAACAGCTCGGGAGTGTGTACCGAACTCGGCATGGTTATTGCCTATGGCGCGCGACTTCCTGACTAACAAATACGGTCCCATGTATGCCAGGGTGTATTATGGATGAAAAAAAGATGCGAAAATGGAGCGAAATCAGGAAGTCGATAGCTGAGGCGGAACGGCAGGGGTTGTACGAGCTTTCTGAGCACGCCACATGTGACTTGGATATATGGGACCGGGAGTTCGTATGCTCCATATGCGGAAAGCCCTTGGTTTCAGATAAGCACAATCCGTTCTGCTCCGAGAGATGCCGGATGGTGGACCTTTACAACTGGCTCAACGACGAATACTCCTTGCCTGTCGCAGAGCACAAGGAATGGAGCGGAGAGGATGTCTGACGCCAAATGTCCGGATTGCTGGAAAAGCGCGGTCGTCACCAGCACGGTTGACCGCCTGCAGAAGCAGCTCAAGCTTCTGGCGGACAGGGGATACGGCGACCGCGACCGCCTGTTCCGCAAAATGGTCGAGGAGTTCGGAGAATACGCGGAGGCAATAGAGTACTACAACGGATCCACCAGGAAAAAGAAGAAGCTAGGGGGCCTGGATCCGGTGGCGAAGCTGCGCGAGGAGGTGGCGGACATGCTGATGATCACCTTGGCGCTCGCCAAGGTTGAGGGCATGGACATCGTCAGGGCGTGCGACATGGCGGCGTCAAAGCTGGAGCAGCGGACGAAGGAGCACAATGAGCGCAAGTAGCAAGAGGTTCGTCAGCCTGTTTTCGGGAGCCGGAGGCCTGGACCTGGGCTTCATGGCCGAGGGGTGGTCCCCGGTGATGATGGTTGACAACTGGGATCCTGCGGTGCGGACGCTGGAGGCCAACCATTCGAAGGCGCTCGTGGTGAACTGGGACCTGGCGACTGTGTCTGGGAGCCTGATCAAGGACGCCGCGGAGAGCCAGGGGGTCGGGTTTTACGAGGTCGATTGCGTAATGGGCGGGCCGCCGTGCCAGCCATTCTCCCGCCTCAACCAGAACCAGCTGTTCGATGGCGGGGAAAACACGGAAACGAACATGAACGATCCGAGGCGCAGCCTGTTCATGTCTTTCATCAGGATTGTCAGGCTGATCAAGCCGAAGTTCGTCGTGATGGAGAATGTGTTTGACCTCGCCAACCGAAGGCTGGGAGGAAGCGGGCCGGAGAAGGACCGCATGATCGTCGGAGTGATAGCCGAGCAGTTCGAAAACGCCGGATACAATGTCTCGTTCGGGGTTCTCATAGCCGCGCAGTACGACGTTCCCCAAATGCGCAAGAGGCTGGTTTTCATCGGTGCGCGCAAGAACCTTGGAGTGACGCCGTCAATGCCGGAACCTGTGACGCTAAGGACATCGGTGGCGACGGAGTTTTCCAGAATACAGCCACATCACCCGAATCAGGACAGAAAAAAGCATACGAAAACATGGGTTGAGCGGGCGCGGCATGTTCCGAAAGGCGGGTACTACAATGATCTGCCGCTTGAGCACAAGGTACTGAAGCCGGTCGACCTGGATTTTGTCGGCTCCTATGACGGTCAGGCGCGGCACTACGCTATCAGTCGCAAAGACGGGTCATGGGACGAGTTCAAGTGGGACCTCCGCAGGGAGATTGCCGTGTTCTCCGGCAGGTACGAGGGGTGGGAGCTGGGCATGGCGCAGCTTGAGTGCGACACGGATGGATGCCAGATATACCGGGTGATGCCGCGCATGGGGACGTACCTGCGGCGCATCAGGTGGGGTATTTCCCATACGGTCACGCGCAATCCCCTGATCCACCCCGACGAGCATCGGGAGATCACCGTGCGGGAGAAGGCAGCCATACAGACGTTTCCACCTGAATACGAGTTCGTTGGCAAGCTCCAGGACCAGCATGTCCTGGTGGGAAATGCGGTTCCAGTCAACCTCGGGCGTTCGATTGCCAGGCACGTGGGAGGGATGCTCTGATGTATGAAACGACAAACCTTCTTGTGCGGCTGTGTAACATAGCGGATGAGGGTCGCAGGATGCCGTCGGCCAACATGTCACTTCCCCTATTCAGAAGGGGAGAGAGTCTTGAAAAAGAACTGGGGAGATTGTCCGTCCGCCCGGAGCGTCCGGACTACGATCCGGTTGCCTACATATCCGAAAACTCCAGTCCAATAGACCTGATATGCTCCGGATCAGACGCGGAGGAGATGAAGGCTCTGCGTGGCAGCCCGAGAATGATAGCGTGGAACAGCAGCCATATCGTCCCGATGGTTGGTCTGGACTACCCAAGCCTTACGAAGCGTGCGGCGGAGTCGTGCTCGGAATGGCCAAAGCCGTTTCTGATAAACTCTTTGGAAGGCGGGGTTCTGTGGTCCGTGTACGGGGAGACGTTTCTGGCCGCCTCCAGGTCGGACGCAGTGCCGGTGTCGATGGTGAAGAGGGCGCTGGAGAAGCTCATCAGGCAGCATGGACTGGAGGCTATCAGGCGCGAGATTGTTTCGAAATGCGGTGCTGGCGCATGGGAGTCCTACAGGAAAGACATTTTCCTGCTGCCGAAAAAGAATACCCTCGGGGAGCTTGCGCGCTTTTCCGCGGGCGGCAGCACCAGGGTGAGGATGCGCGCCATGACCGAGGAAGAGTCCATGTCCAGCAGGTTTGCCGGCAAGTTTAAAAAGATGTTCGGCATGAAGGGCGGATGGCTGGCATGCGCAATGGTTCCGGAAAGGATATATTCCATGTATCCGCAGAAGGACAAGGAGCGCCTAGTTTCCTATATCGACCGCAGGGGTGTGCGATTCAGGTGGTGTCGCATCAGGGGAAAGATACATGCGGCCATCGCCGTTTTGGGGAGTTGTAAAGGAGAGTGCGCATGAGGATAGTTTCCTTGTTTTCCGGATGCGGCGGTCTGGATTTGGGATTCAAGCGCGCCGGCTTCAAGATCGTCTGGGCAAACGAGTTCGACAGGTCGATCATACCCACCTTCAGGAAGCAGTTTTCGAAAACGGAACTCGATTCCAGGAGCATATCGGATATAGATATTTCCGACATTCCCGATGCTGACGGGATAGTCGGAGGTCCTCCATGCCAGTCCTGGAGCGAGTTCGGGTCAAAGCGCGGCATCGACGACGATAGGGGAAAGCTGTTCCTGAGGTATGTAGATATCATAGAAGAGAAGAGACCGAAATTTTTCCTGGCGGAGAACGTTTCCGGAATACTTGCCAAGAGGCATTACGATGCGCTGGACAGGATACTCGCCAGCCTGTCCTCGGAATACGAGGTTCGGATGGAACTTCTGAACGCCGCGGATTTCGGCGTGCCGCAGGACAGGGAGCGCGTCATTTTCATCGGATACAGGCGCGACCTGAAAAGGGCGTTCGACTTCTCCGGAGTCAGGAGGACCAAGAGGACGACCCTGCGCGACGCCATCTGGGACCTGCGCAAGTCGGCTGTGCCGGCTGCCGTTGTCGGCGGGCGGAGGAATCGCGCAAACGCGTCGTTGGCGGTTCCCAATCACGAATACTTCAAGGGCACGTACTCGCCGCACTACATGTCGCGCAACCGTGTGCGCGGATGGGACGAGCGCTCCTTCACGATCCAAGCGGGGGCGCGCCACGCCCCTATGCATCCGCAGGCCCCAAAGATGGTCAGCGTCGGAAAGGACAAGTTTGCGTTCGACGGCGACGAATCGCTGTACCGCAGGCTTTCCGTGAGGGAATGCGCCAGGGTGCAGACGTTTCCGGACAGTTTTGTGTTTGTTTACGATGATGTCGCATGCGGGTACAAGATGGTTGGGAATGCCGTCCCAGTTAGGATGGCCAAGGCTCTTGCGGGGGCGATAAAGAGGGATTTTTCCTGATGATAGAAATTGCCGACAGGCTCGGCTCGGCTGAGGTGAGGAAAGTGCGAAATTCCACTTCGGATGTAGTGAGGCACATAGTCAGCACCATGTCCGCTCCCGTTCTGGAAAAGCTCGCCAGCAAGCCCAAGAGGGTTTCGAGCGCCAGCGGAAAGGGCGGCAGCACCAACTATGCGGAGAGCGTTCTTGTTCCGGAGTTTCTGAAGCTGGGCGTTCGGAACACGGTGGCGCATCCCAACGGGTCGCAACAGCCGCCTGACATACTGCTTGGCGGGAAGCACGAGATAGAGCTGAAGTCCGTCAGGCGCCTCAGCGTCAAGTTCGCCTTCAACGACTCCTTGCCCAAGCCGTGGGTCCACTATTGCCTGTATGCGCGGGAGGAGAAGCGCGCGCTTGCCCTGCGCGGAGACATACTGCTCCTGTCTTTGGACAGCGACCTCGTCACCAAGGTGTGCGAGAAAGTATCGAAGGTACGCAGCCTTGGCATGACGAAGAAGGGCGAGGGGCTTGCGTACTTCTACACGAGGCAGGGTCTGTTCATCAGGAATTTCTTGTACGCCGCCCCCGCCAACGGGTATTACGATTTCGACAGCAACATTCTGTGGGTGCCAAAATGACCAAGAATCAGCAGGACATCAAGATCCTCAAGGGGCTGGAGGCAGTTCGGGAGCGCCCGGGCATGTACATAGGCAATGTCGACAACGGCGACGGCCTACACCACCTTTTGATAGAGGTGCTTGACAACAGCGTGGACGAGCACATGGCCGGCAGGTGCGACGAGGTTACGGTAACGCTGTACAAGGACGGGTCCGCGTCCGTAGAGGACAATGGAAGCGGGGCGCCGACGCACCACATGCCGAAGGAGAGGAAGAGCGCCTTGGAGGTGATCTTCACGGTTCTGCATTCCGGCGGCAAGTTCGACAAGAAGAACTACCAGTACAGCGGCGGCCTGCATGGCATAGGCGTTTCTGCGGTGAACGCGCTGTCCGCCAGGCTGCGCGTTACTGTATGGCGCGGCAGCAAGCTGTGGACGATGGCTTTTGAGAAGGGCAAGGTGACCGAGAAGCTCGCGGAGAAGAGGCATTCCGGCGGAGTCAAGCACGGAACGCTCATACGCTTCGCGCCGGATGCGGAAGTGTTCAAGAATGTTACAGAGTTTTCGGGCGAGCGGGTAATGACAAAGCTGCGCGAACTTTCGTATCTGTGCCGAGGTCTGATGATCAATTTCTTCGACGAGTGCAGTGGCGAGTCGCGCAGGTTCGGCGGACAGGATGGCGTATCCGGGTTTGTCAGGCATGTCGTGTCCGAGGAGCATGGTCGTCCCGCGGACGGAAACCCGATCGAGATATCGCGGAAGTCAGGCAGCATCATGGTGGATGTGGCTTTCCATTGGACGGGCGAGGACAGCGAGGTCTGCCGGTGCTACACCAACAACATACCAAACCCCGACGGGGGCACGCATCTCATGGGGTTCCGTTCGGCGCTCACGAGGGCAGTCAACGGTTACATATCTAACGCCAGCCTGCCCAAGAGCCTAAGTAGGAAGCTGTCAGGCGAGGCTGTGAGAGAAGGTCTGGTGTCCGTCGTCAGCGTGCGGCATCCGAATCCCAACTTCAATTCGCAGACGAAGGTGAAGCTAGTGTCCGAAGACGCCAGGGGCGCTGTGGAGGGCGTTGTGTTTGACGGGCTGGGCGCGTATCTGGAAGAGCATCCGACCGAAGCCAAGACGATAGTACAGCGTTGCGCTCTGGCAGCTCAGGCGCGTGAGGCAGCACGCAAGGCGCGCGAGCTGACGAAGCGCAAGAGCGAACTTGGGGGCGGTTTTTCTCTTCCTGGAAAGCTGTCGGACTGCCAGGAGACAGATCCAAGCCTGTCGGAACTGTTTATAGTCGAAGGCGACAGTGCGGGCGGTTCGGCCAAGCAGGGGCGCAACCGCAATTTTCAGGCAATTCTTCCTTTGCGCGGCAAGGTTCTGAATGTCGAGAAAGCGGAGTTTCGCAAAATGATGTCCAACGAAGAGTTGAAGTCGCTGATCACGGCAGTCGGATGCGGCATCGGACGCGAATTTGACCTGTCAGGACTGCGGTATCACAAAATTATACTTCTGGCGGATGCGGATGTCGACGGGTCGCACATCAGAACCCTCCTTCTGACCTTTTTGTTCAGGCAGATGCCACAGCTTATTACGGCAGGAAAGGTGTTCATAGGACAGCCGCCGCTGTACAAATCCGTAATGCGCGGCAAGGACAGGTATTTTTTAGATGACCGTGCGCTTGAGGCGCATCTTGAGTCGATGGTGGACAGGAAAAAGCTGGTTGCTGAATTGCGCGGAAGCGGACTTTCGGGGAAAGACCTGAAAAAGGCGCTGTCCGCCGCTACGGCAAGGAGATTGGGGGAGCTGAAGTCTTCCATGCATCTGCAGAGGTTCAAGGGGCTGGGGGAGATGAATCCTACGCAGCTGTGGGATACGACAATGAATCCGGCCACCAGATGCCTGCTCAGGGTCGAGATTGGCAACATACTTGAAGCCGACAGGATTTTCGGCATTCTGATGGGAGAGCAGGTCGAACCAAGGCGCAAATTTATCGAAAACTACGCCGACACTGCCCAGAACATAGACGCATGACTGAAAAACCGATATATCTTGATAATCACGCCACAACTCCTGTAGATCCACGCGTCTTAGACGCGATGATGCCGTATTTCAAGGAGGAGTTTGGAAATCCGGCCAGCAGGTCCCATTCATACGGCTGGAAGGCTGAACATGCCGTCGAAACGGCAAGGGAGCATGTAGCGGCGTTGATGGGCGCAAAGCCGCATGAGATAGTGTTTACCAGCGGAGCGACCGAAGCCAACAATATGGTTGTCAGAGGATTTAAAAACGCAGTAATTTCGGCTATTGAGCACAAGTCTATGATGGCTCCCTGCAACAGGATGGTTGCGCTGGGCGGAAATCTGTCTTTTGCGCCTGTTGACGGGACGGGAAGGGTTGACATTTGTAAACTGGAGGATATAGTAAAAGCTAGGCTGGCGTGCGGACCTCATCCGCTTCTTGTTTCAGTTATAGCCGCAAGCAACGAAGTGGGAACTATTCAGAGGATGTGTGACATTAGCAAGATGGCAGCGCGCTATGAAAAAGTGAGGTTCCATTCGGACACAACGCAGGCGGTCGGAAAAACGCGCGTTAATATGGAAGCATGGGGCCTACATATGGCATCCCTGTCTTCGCACAAGATTTACGGACCGAAGGGAGTCGGAGCCTTGTTTGTCAGAGATGATGTGAGGCATGAGATTCCGGCAATGATGCTCGGCGGTGGTCAGGAGGGCGGCAGAAGGTCCGGGACGGTAAATGTTCCTGCGGTTGTCGGTTTCGGAGAGGCGTGCCGGATAGCCAGTCTGGATGAAGTGGCTTACATATTCATGCTGCGTGAGAGGCTTGAGGTGGGGCTGGCGAACCAGATACCTGGCTTAAAGGTGTATGGGAGGGGCAGGGTTGCTGGCAATCTGTGCGTTTCGCTTCCATGCGAAGACATGGATTTGTTTATGTCGCTTGTGGGGGAACATGTGGCCCTGTCTATGGGAAGCGCATGTATGTCGTCAGGGTCGGGATCTCATGTGCTGAAAGCCATGGGGGTTGCCAAAGAAGAGGCAATGCGCTCAATACGCATGTGTGTTGGGCGCTTCAACACGGAGGAAGACATCAACCGCGCGGTCGAGAAAATAGTCTGGGCCTTGCGCATCGCAAACTCAGGAGGATGAAATGAGAGCGAAAGGTTTTTTCATGGCGCTTCTGGCTGCGCTGATCATGGCGTTTTCGGGATGCGCGACGACTCTGTCGCAGAGCGAGACCGAAAGCCTGGCTGGTTGGGTGGGCATTGTTGACATATGGGGCGGGCATGACAGGACGATTGGCGAACGGCCCGTTTTAGGCCTTTCGGATGTTACGCCGCTCAGGGGCGTTACGGTTGTGGTTGCCAACCCCACGAAAGCGGACAGTACTGTTACTATATCGTGCAAGTTCAAGTCCGACGGCGTAGTGTTCGGTAGTGCGTCCAAGGTTGTCAAGGCCGGGCACAAGAGCAGGATTCTCGTCAGGGGATTTGCGCGCATCATGGATAATGTTGTAACCTGCGAAGCCTCGTCTAAGTAGACGCGGTTGACTACTGGCGCAGGGAAAGAACTAACGGGGCTGCCGCTCGCACGGGCGGCAGCCCTCTCCTTTAGCAAAGGTCAACATGTCCAAGCAGAGACGCAAGGCGGCAAAGAAAAAGCGCAAAAAGAAAAGAACCAGGAAGCCCAGCCTGCCAAGGGCCACTTTGTCGGCAATACACAAGTGCTGGAAGGAGACGGACACCCGCAAGGAGTGTCTTGAGCTGCTGGCTGAAAGGGTCCCTGACATCCCCCCCCCGAAGGCTTGGGGGATTATACGGAAGCTGTCGAAGACGGAAAGGCAGTGGGTCCTAACTGCGCGGGAAAAGGAAAGGGCCAAGGAGGCTCTTGAGAAAGAGAAGGAGCGCAAGCGGAAGGAGCGCGTTCGCAATCGCGAAAAGCGCGAGAAGGAAAAAGCGCGCAGGAGCAGGAGTGGCGAGATAGGCGACCGGCTCAAGCCAGAGCATTTTCCGCTGCTGTCGGATTCGCTGGGCAACGACTTCTTTTTCTGCCCGGATGTGCGTCAGCATGTGACGGTTCCGTCATGCGTTTTTCGCGTGTTTTATGTGGACGAGGCGTACGGCTTCTCGCCCGGCGGTCCGTGCCTGAAATGTAGGCGAATGGACAAGCACATACCTGAGATAGAGAAGGCAATCGGAGGTGCGGAACAATGACAGACCAACCGCCCAAGCGCAAGAAGTTGGAAGACATCCGGCCGGCGAATGTCGGTGTGAAAGTAAAGCCCAGAAGATCAAGGAGAAAGGAGCCGCCAAAGCAGAAGCATCCGCCCATCATACGGCGAAATGCGGCCCCCCCCGAAACTCCAACCCCCCCACCTTCCGACGAGGCGCTTAAGACCGCAGTGCGCAGCAACAAGGCGCAGGAGCGGCTCATGGAGGCGATAAAAGAAATCAACCGGCTCATGAATGTAACGGTGTTGCCGGAGAACAAATCGGTCGCCGAGAAGGACCGCGACCGGGCTGCCGTTGCGAGTCTGGTTTCCGCGGTGCAGGATGTGGAGGCGATCAGCCCCGGCGAGGGGATCCTGGCGATGGCCATTCTGACCGTCAGGCAGGGAATGTCCCTTCGCGATGCGGGAAACCGTTTGGCTTACATGGGACAGCAGATGGAAGACAGGCTGAGTGCGGTAGAGGCAGTCGTTGCGGAGGACAGTGATGGCGAAAAGTGAAAGCCGCATTCTGACGCAGTGCGCTGCCAAGCAGGCGGTGGACCATGTTGTTGCCCAGGTCATTGCCAGGCTCAACAGCCAGCTTGCGGAATACCGCAATGCGCGGTCCCGTTACCATGGAAAAAAGGATGTCATGGCTGAGATAATGCACAGAAACATGCGGGAGCTGTGTACGGAGATCGGGGAGGAGATAAAAAGGGAGCTGGACAAAGCATGAGCGCGGAGTTTCTGCAGGGCGTTCTCGATCAGCTTAAGCTGAAGTGTAAGGTCTGCTGCTGCAGGCGCGAGGGTGCGTTTCTGATATGCGATATGGCGCTTAAGCCGGGAGGGACGGTGTCAAGGATAGAACGCCACGGGATGGAGATGGCGCTTGCCATGATGGCGCTTGATGAGCCGCTCATATATCCGGTGCCGTCCAAGGGAATCGTGCGCATGGAACTCATGATGGAGGAGCAGGGCGATGTTCCGTTTGGCGAGGTGTCGTCAAGTCCGGAGTTTCTGGGTAGCGGGCAGATGCTTCCGCTTGCCTTGGGCAAAACCAGGCGGGGTAACATCATGGTTGCCGACCTTGCCGCAATGCCGCATCTCCTAGTTGCTGGAACCACCGGCTCCGGAAAGTCGGTTATGCTGCATTCGTCCATATGTAGCCTTCTGATGCGGCGCCAACGGCGCAAGGTGTTTGTGGCGCTGATAGACCCGAAGCGCGTCGAGTTTTCCCATTATGAGGGCATACCGCAGCTGTGGGCGCCCATAGCGCACGACGCCGAGGAGGCGCTAGGACTGCTTTCCGGGCTTGCCGGCGAAATGGACAGGCGATTTGGCATTTTACAGAGAAGCAAGTGCCGTGACATTACATGCTATCGCGGGCGCATGCCGTACATAGTGCTCGTAATGGACGAGCTGGCAGATCTTATGATGACTGCCAAGAAGCAGGTGCAGGATCTTGTGTGTCGCCTGGCGCAGAAGTCAAGGGCATGCGGAATACATCTGATCGCAGCAACGCAGCGTCCGTCGGCGGACATTGTGACCGGAATCATCAAGGCGAACTTCCCTTCCAGGCTGAGCTGCCAGGTAAGTTCGGCAACCGACAGCCGCGTCGTGCTCGACCGGAACGGGGCGGAGAAGCTCGCGGGAAACGGAGATGCCATACTTGATGCGCCTGGATATCCGTTCGTGCGGTTAAAAGGCGCATACCTGTCCGAGTCAGACATAGCGTCTGTGGTTAGGCGCCATGCCGGTCGCCCGTGGTGGAGCAGGATATGGATTGGTTCCTGAAAGATGACCCGGACATGCTGTGGCGGTGTATTGATATCGTCAACCGAAGCGTTCCGATAGTTGACATATTGCGCGGATGGGGCATCGGTCTCCAAAAAAGCTCCGGAAAGTTCGAATGGAAGGCGAAATGTCCGCTTCCTAGTCATGTTGGAAAGGGGACCGGGGGGCAGGAGCGCACTCCGTCATTCTGTGTGTCCAGCGACAACCGCTTCTACTGCTTCGGCTGCTCAGGTTTCGGAGGACCAGCCGACCTTGTAAGTTCGGTCCAGGGCATTCCCATGACCGAGGCTATCAGGGCACTTGCCGTGCGTGCGGGAATACTGGACGGCGATGGCAACTGGAACGAAGATGTGCTGGCTAGCGTTCCGGAGAAGGCGAGGCACCGGTGCGATCCCGAACAAACGGTTGAGCCCCACATTCTCAGGGCGTCTGCCGCCCTGCGCGACCATGTGAGGTCGTTTGCCGGGACCTGCTCGTTCGATGGGGAGTTTGGCTGGGCGGAGCTGATGGGGGAGAAAATGGATGAACTGATCGATCATATAGGGCACGAGGACTGGGAATATGCCAAAAACATGTGCGACAAGGTGCTGGAAAGCATAAGGCGCAGGAAGGAGAGGCTCGCATGAAGCTCGTTGTCCTGGGAGACCCCCATTTTGGAGGCGGATACGCGCTTGGAAGGATAGATCCGTATAGGCGCGTGAATTCGAGGCTGATGGACCACGAAAACACAATGGGCCATGTGGTGGACTTCTGCGCCGATCATGACGTGTCGGCGCTTGTGATCACAGGGGACATATACGAGCACAGGCGCCCTGATGCTTCACAGATTTCCGCGTTTTCAGAAAAGCTGGCGGTTCTTACCGACATCGGGGTCGACACTCACATAGTGGTAGGAAATCACGATTTGGTTCGGGCGCACAAGACGACGACGATAGACATGCTGAAGCATCTGAGGCTTCCGAATGTACATGTCTGGTCGGAAATTGATAGCGTGTATTGCGAGGACCCTCGCGGCGGAACCGGGATCAACCTTGCCTTTATGCCGTTCAGGACGCGGCAGATGCTTGATTGCTCAGACAATGCGTCGGCGGTGGAAAGGCTGAAGGACAGGCTACAGTTCGAAGTGCTTGGCATGGAGAGACCTGGTCCGAAAATAGTTGTTGGCCACCTGGCGCTGGAGGGGGCGCGCAACAAGGGCATCCTGCTGGACCAGTACATGGTTTCAGAGATTGTGCTGCCTGTGTCCATGTTCGGGGGAATGGATCTGGACGCAGTTGTCATGGGCCACATACATCAGCACCAGGTGCTTTGTAAAGATCCGCTTGTGGTCCATGTGGGAGCGATGGAGCGGTCGGATTTCGGAGAGGCCAGCCAGCCGAGGTACTTCCTGGTTGTGGACACTGATACGGACCCGCCGTCGTACAATTTTAGGCCGCTTCCGGTGAGGGGGCTGTATGACATCGCGGTCAACAGGTCGTCCGTTTCGCCGGACGACAGCAGCATCATGGACGGTATCCTGGACGAGATAAGGGGATATGCGTCGCAGCGAAAGCTCTCGGGATGTATAGCGCGGGTTGACATCTCAGTAAATGACGCTGTTGTGGGGCGCATAGATTCCGAACGCATAAAGAGCCTTTTAATGAAAGAGCTGGGCATCCATCACTGTACTGGTGTGTCGGTTACGGTTGTGTCGAAACGGCAGCTTCGAAGCTCAGAGATTACCGAAAGGGTCAAGCCGAAGGAGGCGTTTAACAAATGGCTGGAGCTTGTGGACGACGACGGGCTGCGCGAAAGGCTGCGCAGGCACGGAAACAAGATAATAGACGAGTTTGGGAGCGTGTGATATGATTCCTGTTTTCCTTCGCCTTGAAAACTTCATGTCCCATGCCAGGTCGGTGGTAGACTTCAGTCAGTTTGATGCGGCTCTGATAGTCGGCTCGCACGACGGTGATACGGATGTTTCCAACGGCGTGGGCAAGACCGCAATCTTTAGCGCAATAGTGTGGTGTCTGTACAATAAATGTAGGTTCCGCAAAAAGGAAAAGGTTGTCAAACGCGGTCGGAACGGATGTGCTGTGGAATTCGTTTTCAATCTCGACGGAACGCAGTACAAGGTTGTGCGCAAGCTCGGCAAAAGATCAGGCTCAAGCGAAGTGACATTCCATGAGTCCGGTTCCGGCGGCTGGAAGGATATCACATGCGACACGCCAACGCTGACCAGCCGCAAAATCATGGAAACAGTGGGGGTCAATTACGACACGTTCGTCAATTCGGTGTATTTTAGGCAGAACGACCTGTCGCTGTTTGCGACTGCAACTGCGTCGGAGCGCAAGGAGGTTCTAAAGGATCTGCTGCAGATAGGGATATGGGACAGGCTCAAGGACAATGCCAAGGCAAAGGCCAAGGTATTTTCCGACAAGAAGGATACTGCCGACGAGAGGATAAGGGCGCTTGGAGATGTTGCGTCAGAGGAAGATGTAAACAGAAAAGCCATGGCGGCACTCAACTTGCGCATAAACGATGCGGAAAGGGAGCTTGCGGGCGCCGAAGGCATCCTGGATGCGGCAAGGGACGAGCTGAGCAAAGTCCGCGCAGCGGAATTGCGCAGCGGGGCGGACGAGATTCGCAACATCAGAAGGAGGCTGTCCCAGATATCGTCCAGGGGAAGGGAGATAGTCGGCAGGCGCGATGTCATCAAGGGGGAGTTCGAGGCAAACGAGCTGGTTGTTAAAGAGGCCACAGCGCAAGCTGTTGTCGCAGAGAAAGAAGCGGAGAGGCATGCGAGGGAGGTGCTTCGCGTCGAAAGCCATTCGGAAAGGAAGTATGCCGAACAGGTTGTGAACGATCAGGACAGCATTGATGAATGCCTTGACGCGTATTACGGGGTTGACTCTGAGGTTGCCAACAAAAGGGAGGCGCTTGAGACGGCTGAAAGGGCACGCATGTCGTACAGCCAGAGGATTAGTCAGCTGGAGGCGCTTGAGCCGGGAAAAAAGTGTCCAACATGCTTTCAGCAGGTTGGCAATTTGGAAGATGTTCTTCGCGATAGGCGCAGCTTGATTGCAAAATCCCGCGCCGGCTTTGACGATTGTACAAAAGCAATAGCAGAAATAAGGGGATGGCTGGCGGAGGCGGAAGCCGTCCGCAAGCGGGCGGACGATTCCGCAATAGCCATGAAGCGCTCCGAGCTTCGGTGCAAGGAGTGCGCGCAGCAGCGGCTTGCCGCCAATAAGGCTAATGTGCGCCTGAGGGACGAGCTTGGCCTGCTGGCGCGCGAATGGGGCGACCTGAAGAGCGAAAAGGACTGGTTGGTCAAAAAGCTGGAACTCTTAGGCGACAGTGTGGATTGTCAGGATGCGCTGTCCAAGGCCGAGAAAGCCGCGGAGTTGGCTGCTAGCCGTGTTGAGGAACTGCGTAAGTTGCGCATGGATCTCGGCGTCGAGTATGGAAGTTTGCAAGGCCGCGCCGAAGTCATACAGAGAAAACTGTCTGAGCGCACTGCGCTACTGTCCAGGAAGAAGGCCATGGCCGACAGCCAGGATGTTCACAAGAGGCTTGTCAAGGCTTTTGGAAAAAACGGCGTCCAGGCGATCATCATGGAAAATGTAACCGAGGACCTTAGAAACTATGCGAACGGCGTGCTGTGCCAGATATGTAACGATCAGATGAGCGTGGATTTCTTAACGCAGAGGCAGACGGCTTCCGGTTCATGGTCAGAAACATTCGATATCAGAGTGTGCATGTCGGACGGTGTCGTAGACTTTGAGGATTTGAGCGGTGGTGAGCAGGTTCGCGTGTCGATAGCCATTAGGCTTGCTCTTAGCAGAATACTCATGCGCAGGGTCGGAAGCCAGCTCAGAGTTCTTCTGCTGGACGAGGTCGACCAGGCTCTCGACCGCAAGGGTTTACAGGCGCTTGCCGATGCGATACATATTCTGTCCAGCGAGTTCAAGATTCTTGTAATCACTCACAATGAAAACATGAAGGACCGGTTCGACCATGTTCTGACCGTCCAGAAGGGCGCCGGCGGCAGCACGGTTACTCAATAGCTAATATGCTAAGATCTATCAATTTTCCAGCATTCTTGAAGGAAGGCGCATGGCAGCTAAGATAGTCATGGGAATAGTCGGTCCCACAAGGTCCGGAAAAGACACAGTTGCGGAATGGCTGGTAGAAAATCGCGGATACAGGCGGTTTGCCATTGCCGACCGCATAAAGGATGAATATTTCAGCAAAATAGCAATAACTTCACAAAAGTTCGAGCAGTTCAAAGGTACGGACCGCGAACAGGAGCTGAGGGACGGGCTGTGGCAATACAGCGACAGCGTAAAGGCTAAGCATGGCAAGGATTGGTTTGTCGACCGCGTGTTTGACGAGATATCCGGATGCGAGGACCATGCCATTATCACGGACATCAGGACGCAGACTGAACTGAATGTCGCAAGGTGGCGCGGGGCAGCCATACTTCTGGTGTTCGGAAAGCAGCATGCGCCGCCAGGAGATAGGAGTGAGACCATTCCGGGCTCGCGCTTGTTTTGGAACCAGGTCAAGCCGCACTTCCAGATAGCTAACACGGGAACGATTGAAAGACTGTACGAAAAGGTAAAGAATCTTCATGAGGAGATCGATAATGTCCGAAATGTCCGAAACGGACGAGAGCTACCCATCGATATCGCACATACTTAGGGGCTGTCCGGTATAGGTCCAAGCGCGATCGCCGGGTGGTCCGAGGAGGTGCCCGGTGATAGAGCGCGAATTCATCGGCAGAGACAAGGCCAGAGCAGTCAGGAAAGCCATGGATTTCTGGTACCGTCACTTCAGGGACAGGATGACGCTCAGAAAGTTCCTGTCGCACTGTACATGGAGACAAGAAGAAAGAGGCATCATTGTCAGATGCAACATTACAACGAAGGAGCTGATTTAGCACAGGCATGGCAGTCATCTCGATAACAGCCACCGGGCTCGGACCTGAGCTGGTTGCGGGCATACCGCAGCTGGTCGGGCTGTCAACCAACATTCCGGCACTGGTATTCTATACGCTGGACGGCTCGGAGCCGGACTCGGAGTCGCCAGTGTATGTCAGCCCGATTGAGATGCCGGGTTGCTCCACGCGATTGCGCGTTCTTGCCGTAAGCGGACCGGACAGGGGTGCGCTGGACATTACATTCTATGTGGACGCCCTGCCTGAGTTTCTCGTGTCGCCGCGTGGCGGCAGCGCTGTGTACGCGGACGCGTACGATGTTGTCAATGCGGTCGAGGACGGGTACGGTCCGGACGCCCATGGCGTCCTGGATGTCGTGGTGCGCGGCACGGACGACGAACTGATTGACTATGATTTTAGGCAGTCGCCGTCTGACAGGTTCGGAAACCCGCCCGGCCTGTTGATATCCATAGGGTTTCCAGATGCAGAGGCGTTTTCCAGGGAGAAGAGGCTCGGGGTCGATTTCGAGCCCAGTTCTCCGAACAATCAGAATGTGTTTTTCAACCCGCGGTCGCTGTACATAACAATCGACGCAAGGGACGGGTACGGGGACCAAGTACAGGACGGATACAGGATTCTCAACAGGACATTCATGAGCACCATGGATGTGACGCGCTATCTGGGCGGCAAGATTATGTACGAGCCGCACCCGTACATATCCGGAGGTTTCGTGCGGTCTTTTCGCAATCCGGCAACAGGCGTGGAAGTGTTCTATTATTTCGACCACAACGAGACGCGCTGGATAAAAAGCATACAGCGGTACGACCCTTCAGCGCTGCCGGTCGGAGTCGGACTGCAGGCCCCTGGCGGCTTGCCGCGCGTCATTCCGTGGATATACAACAAGCGCAGCATGATTTAGGGAGATGTATGACGAAAAGGGAAAGGCGGTGCGCATCGCGCAGGTTCACAGATCTTGTCGGTCAGACGAAGAAAACGAGAGAGCATGTTGCCAGCGGCGCGAGGTTTTTCAGGCGACAGCCGACTGTTGCAGAAGCAGACGAGGCGTGTCTTTACGCGATTGAGCGCGCAGAGTATGTGCGTATCGGGTCGTGCGGTTTGGTTTCGGACGGCAAATGGAATAAAACTGTGAGTGCGTGCTTCGACCTGCATGAAAAAGTGAAGGAATGCGGCAGGCTTGCCATGTTCATGGGCGACGACAAGCGTTCTGGGGCAAGGTATTATTTGAACTGGCTCCAAGGGCGTTTCATGGAGATTGCGTTTTGCGAGATGTTTGCCCAGCATATGTTTCCTGGCGCGCTTTTCAGAATGGCTGGGGCTGACGCCGACCCAAGCTCCTTATTGTTTTCAAGAGATCATTCTGCGGACATTGAAGTTTCTGTGGAAGAGTCGACAATTATGGTGGAAGTACAGTCCGGAAGCCAAAGCCGGTTCAGCGACGTCAAGGGCGGCAAAATAGAAGAGGCTGTCAAGAGGGCTGTTAGCGGAGTGGAAACGGTTCTTGTACATTTCGACATTGTTGGAAATTCTGTTGCCGTGGTGCGAAACCTGGCAAATGCCAGGTGCGGATCCAGAAGGGCGCAGTGGGGAGGTCGCGCTGTGTGGGAAATACCAGACAGGTTTTTTCACGAGTTGTGCTCGCATCCTTTTCCCTCATGGCCCAGCATTCCGTCTCCAGGAAAGGAGAAGCAGTTGTGTACAGGGTAGCTGACCTTTTTGCTGGTGCCGGAGGGCTGTCTTTGGGCTTTTCGGAATGCGGGGGGTTCGAGGTTGTGTTTGCGAACGACATAGACCAGGACGCCGGGCAGACATTCGCGTACAACCACCCCGGAGTTGCCACATATGTGGGCGACATAAAGAAACTCACAAAAAAAAGAGTGGAATCTGACATTGGGCGTTCCGACATCGATGTGGTGGTGGGCGGTCCTCCATGCCAGGCATATTCAACAGCTGGAAAGAGGCTTCTGTCTGACGGCAGGGCATGGATGTTCCGGCAGTATCACCGGATTCTTGAGGAATTCAGGCCAAAAGTGTTTCTGTTCGAAAATGTGACTGGCCTTTTATCTATGCGCGCCAAGGATGGTGGAGAGAAGTTGTTCGACCATATCGTGGGCGTTTTGGGCAATTTGGGATACGATGTGTCGTGGAAGGTGCTTGACGCCTCTGAGCACGGTGTTCCGCAGAAGCGCCGCAGGGTTTTTGTGGTTGGCACCAGAACAGGGGCGGGCTTCGAGTTTCCACCACCCCTTTCTGAAAGAAAGCTGACCTTGCGCGATGCGCTAGGAGATCTTCCTGTTAACGCACCGCCGCGCGGAAAGCGTGCGGGGTACGCATCTGGACCTTCCAACGCGTTTCAGGAATCCATGCGCAGGGGGGCTCCAGGCAGTATACTGTACCACTCAGGAAGTTCGCACGGCGAAAGCCTCATGAAAGTTATTCGGGCCATACCCAAGAACGGAGGAAGGGCTGTTGATGCGCCTGGCACCATAAGGCCGTCCAGCGGGTTTGGAAACTCGTATGCCAGGCTATGGTGGGACCGCCCGTCAACGACCATTACGAGAAACCTTGGAACTCCGTCGTCGGCAAGGTGTATACATCCGGAAGCCGACCGTGCGCTTACGACACGGGAGGGGGCTAGGCTCCAGTCTTTTCCCGACAGGTACAGGTTTTTCGGAACTCCGTCTTCAAAGAACCTACAGATAGGAAACGCAGTGCCTCCGGTTCTGGCCGGCAGGATGGCCGAGGCGGTGCTCAGGCACCTGGAAGGGAGAAAGAATGTGTAAATTCGAAAAGGCAAGGAAGCCGAAGCTAGTGCTGTCGCCAAGCAGGGTGGACATGTTCAAACAGTGCCGCAGGAGGTACTACAACCGCTACATAGCGCGCATGCCGCTGAAGCAATGGCCGCACTTCAGGCTCGGAACATTTGCCCACGGCGCTTTGGAGAACTTTCACCAGTATCTTCTGGACGGCGAAAAGGATGGCGCGCCGAAGCTGATGAAGCGGGCATGCCTCAGTTTTCACCGGCAGATGGAGAGGGAAGGCAGGCAGCTTCTGGACGGCGACCAGGCAAAAGAGGCGCATGCAATGCTGGCTGCCTACCTTAGGCAGGCGGACCTTGAAGGGAAGCAGTCGAAGGTCCTGGAGCTGGAGAAAAAGTTTACGATCAGGCTGAACAACGACTACGATCTCACAGGAATCGTCGACAGGCTAGACATGGACGCCGACGATGTCTATCACATCAAAGATTACAAAACAAGCAAGAACGCAAGGTACATGAAGCCGTTCCAGCTGAACGCATACGGCATTTGGCTCCTAGAGGAGCATCCCGAGGTAGAGCGATTCCGAGGGTCGTACATCATGTTGAGGCTGAACAGCGAACTGGTTTCGTACGATTTTACGCGCGAGGATGTGGACAAGTGCAGGCAGGAGCTGATAAAGACGGCAGACGACATCATGTCTGAGGAACGGTGGATACAAAACCAGGGAAAGCTGTGTAACTGGTGCGATTTCCAGGAAGTGTGCTTCAATTCATGGTGCTAGGAGGCTTGTAATATGGCCAGTCGCGAGTATTTCGCGGGTAAAGTCATGGTGTACGGCGACGAGGTGTTCATCAACACGCGCGACGGAACCGGATTCGTAGAGGTGCTTGAGATGATGTCGGGATTTCTGGACAAGTTCTCAAGACGGCGGTCGCATGAAGATACATCGGTTGAGGACTGCGATATCAGGCAGGACGCGCGCCTTGCCGCAATAGAGGGGATTTTGGCATACCGGCCGCGCGATGGAGCGCGGCTGTCGACATTCTTACACGGGCATGTGCGCAATCGCATGATAGACTCCGGTCGCAAGCGCCGCGTACAGTGCATTCCGTTTGAAGAGGGTGCTGACGCCTTGCTGACCAGGGGAATCGCTCCTGAGGACCGCATAGCCGTAATGCGCGTGGTAGAGTCGTGGAGTCCTAGGTGGCGGCGCATCATGTTTCGCATTCTGGTCAAGCAGGACCGCGTCAAAGATGTGGCGATGGATGAAGGCATGTCCGCATGGGGGCTTACCAGAGCAGCAAAAAAGCGCATTGAACGCGCCCGCGAAATGATCTGACAGAAAGAGGAAGATGAAAAACCTCGACGAAGAAGCTAGGCGTTGGCTGGAAACATATGCCGACGAGTTCGATTTGGAAGAACTGCCGTCAGAAAGTAAAAAGGCGGAATCATCGTCCGCTGTCATGTGGCCGAATCCGGAAATAGTCCCTGGACTTGGGAAGCTGAGAGAAGTTTCGTCCGAAGACGGCTTCAATCGCATTGTGGGAAACCCCTCAAACTGGTCGAGGATTCTCGGAGACAAGGCGGCTCTTGACAGATGGGTGAGTCCTAATGCCGTCGTCATTTTCGGCAAGAGCTGGTTCGACTGCATGAAGTGGAAAAGCACGATCCAGCGGTCTGCCGAGCTTCCTCTTTTTTCCGCCGAGGAAAAGGAGGCGGCGCACTCCTCTGGCGTGCCCTTGGAAAACACGCCGTCCGGCAAGTCCAAGATTGCAAGAATCATATCCCGCGTCGATCATGCTGTGCGCATGTACCTGAATGGCGGCGGCCTGTCGTCTTCCGGTCGGATCAAACGACCCGGCGGATACATTATCAACTCCATAAAAAACGAATTCATATCGGACATAGGAGCCGATGAGGGGTACAAGCTCATACACGAGCCGGTGTGCCCGTACTGCCTTGGGGCATATGCCGGGCGGGGAATGCGCTGCAAGGTTGTAATGAAGTCCCTGGGCGACGGATTCTATGAATGCGAAAGATGCTCCGATGTGGCTAGGTCGATTGAAATGTCTGGAGAGCCGGATCAGGCCGAGCTGAGGCGGCGCAGGTGTTTCTCAAGAGTCAGCCATACCACCATCGTGTGTCCGTCAGACAGATGCCGAGGCAGGTTCGTTCCTGTTGGGTTCGTTTCCGACAGGGAATGGCTGCTGACGAAAAAGGGGCGGGCGGCTTTGTTTGCAGCATCGCGCATTCGCCCTCCCAGAAGCGTCCGCAGCTTTCAGGACCCGCCGGATGAGATGCTTGACATGCCGCTCGAATGTCCGCATTGCGGTGAGAATTTCACGCCGAGGTCTGCGCTAGCTAGGAAGTCTGGATTCAAGGGTCGCGGGGGAATGGTTACGGGGTTGCCTACTATGGCGGTTTGGTGGAGACCAGAGGTTATGTCCGGGTCCGCCATCGCAAATTTCGTCCAAGATGGGGACGATGATCCGTCTTTAAGCATAGAGCATGAGCAGCATGTGGGGATTTTGAAAGGCGAATTGCTTGTCAGGATAGCCGACTTGGCATGCCGCAACACGGAGCACTCCTTGATCCTGAGGTATTTTTACGAAGCTGCGGCAGAATGGATGGAGAACAACAAGGGCGATGCGTCAAGATACTTTTTTGGGTGGCGCGCGGTGGAACGGGCTACGACGAAGAAGGAGCAGGCTGCTGGGCGGTCCGGATCTGTTTTGTTCACAGAAGTGGAAAGAGGTCAGGAGTCAGCGGTTCACCAATCGATTTTTTATGCCTGGATGCGAAAAATGTCTGAAAATATTGGAAAAATACGCGCCACTGGAGGGACTGTCAGGCGTCTGGACGATTTGGCGTGGTTGTGCAGAAAGCCCAAGCACAGCAGCGGTCCAAGGTCGCTGTTTACATCGGCAGTCGAAAGCGACATGTCCGTGCCGAACCGCAGCGCGATAAGCGGCAGTCCAAAACCGCGAATAGCATGGGTGCTGTCGGCCACACATGCGGACAGCGGCATGGATGTTTTGCCGCTCATAAGCTCTTGCGAATGGCAGGCTGTGAGGATAAGTAAGCATCCGAATATATGTGTTGGTGACATGATACGCATCAAGGCGCTAATGATGCCTGGTCACCACAGCCATGCGCCCATCAGGAGGATAATGCGCCTGCGTACGGACATTTTGGCTGGCGTGATAGGCGCCGTCAGGAAAGAGGAGCAAAGCGGAGAGACAAACGCCAGGTTCTGGAGCGCTTGGAGAAAGCGCGTCGGGGAGGCCAAGGCAATGCTTGAAAGTAGAGAGGTATCATGAACACCGAAGAGAAGATGGAAGAGCAAGAGGCTCTCGAAGAGCAGCAGTGGCACCATGTTGCAAAGGTTGAGAACTTGGGCGACCTTCGCCGCAGGATCAATGTCACATACGATGCTGAGGCGGTCAAGATGGCGATGGACAAAGCCACAGATCTTGTTGGAAAAAAAACGGCCGTTAAGGGGTTTCGAAGGGGCAAGGCGCCCGGCCGTTTGGTTCGCGCGTTTTGCAGCAAGGAGATAGAGGCCACAGCCAAGACCATGCTAACCCAGGAGGGATATCTGCACGCCTTGTTCGAAAACAAACTACAGTCCCTGACAGAACCAGATGTGGACCGCGCAGAGTTCAACCGGGATGGCACATTCGAATGTTCCATAGAGGTGGATGTCCGACCGAAAATTGAGTTGTCCGATATGTCGGCCTCGCGCTTACAGAGCCGGACTTCGATACCGAGGGGGTGGAGGTTCGGCTGATCGAGGAGTTGCGCGGCAGGTTTTCCGAAACGGAGGAGCGCGACGAGGTACAGGTTGGTCGCACGGCGATCATAGATTTCGAGACGCGCGTGGGGGACGAGGTGGTCATTTCTCAAGAGGGCCAGCCATTTATGATAAGAAGCGGCCAGCCGCTTCCGTTCGGGGAAAACCTGTGCGGGCTGAAAGTCGGAGAGGAGATTGATGAAAGGATAACACTGCCGGGCGATTTCAAGAAGCACGGCGGCAAGGAAGCCGTGGTGTCGATAACCGTGCGCAAAGTGACGGAGCAGGTGCCAGCCACGGACGAGCAGCTGGTGGAAAGGACAGGTCTGGAGTCTTTCAACGAGATTGCGGCGCAGGTGCGGGAGCAGGCTGTGCTGCTAAAGGACCAGAATGCCAGGCAGTATCTGGAGGAGCAGGCTGTAGACGCACTCCTTGAAATGCATGACTTTGAAGTTCCGAAAAAATGGATTGACAAGGAGCAAAAATACATTTCCTCGCAGCTCGGGTTCTCTGGAACGGACGCGGAGACAGAGGAGGAGCTGAAGAACATGGCTTTAAGGAATGTCAGGCGTGCTTTTATCATGGATGCCCTCCAGGACGCCGAGCCGTCGCTAGCAGCTACGAAGGAGGAGCTGGACGACTTGATCAGGACCGAAGCGAAGCGCTTGAAAACTCCGGCGGTTAAACTTCGCAAGCAGCTTCAGGCGCAGGGACGCCTGGACGAGGTACTGACGACGATCAGAAACAAGAAAATGATGGATTTTCTGCTTGCCAGCGCCAGAATAGAATCTCCGGCGCAGCAGCAGGACGGCCAGGATTCAGGCGCGGAAGAGGTGACCCATGTCGAATTCGAGCCGATGCCGATAGAAGAGGAGTAGGAAAAATGGCGAAGAACCCGAAGGTGCAGCCCGTACAGGGCTTCAAGGTCAAGGATTTCGTGAGCAAAAAAGATACGCTTGAACTAAAGCTGATTGCCGACAAGGAAGATGTGAGGGCCGGGACCATGGATCTTGGAGATGTGCTTGGAATGCTTGAGCTACACCAAACATCGGACTATACGGTCGAATTGGCTTTGGTGAAACGGGACGAGGAATGACGGGCGGATGGAGGCGCCGCCGCGGGCGGTGCGCCTCCGGATGCCAGTCGTTCGCTTACGATCTGGATGAAAGGGTCGGAGAGGATATCCTTCCGTTTCTTGAGCGTTTTGGAAAGCCGGTCCTGCCTTTTGGGAGCACATCGCTCCTGAAAGTCAGGGGACCGGCTTTTTTCATTACCGGCATAAAGCATCTGAAGGAAATCAGGCTTGTGGCGGATCGGGGGATCGATCCGGAGACATACCTGACTGAGTTAGAGGAAGCGTTGACCGAATGGGTAGGATTTAGGAAAGGCACAGTTGAATAATGGCATTCGCAAACCTGCATGTTCATACGAGCATGGGGTCCATGCAGGACTCTCTGATAGAAATAGGCGCACTTTTCGACCGGGCGACCGAAATGGGGCAGGATTCCGTGGCCGTTACGGACCACGGGACAATGGCTGCGGTTTATGACGGGTGGAAGCAGTGGAAGCGCACCGGGGTAAAGTTCATACCGGGCTGCGAGGGGTACTTCGTACATCATTACGGCAAGTCGGAAAAGGATTTCGGCGGACGGAAGAAGATGGCTTTCGAGACCAGGAAGCATATCACGCTGCTTGCTTCGAACCAGGAGGGGTACCGCAGCCTGCTGAAGGCCAGCTATGAGGCGTACAAGCAGCGCGAGGTAAGCATGGGACAGGTGTTTCCGCGCCTCGGCTGGGAGATCCTGGCGAACCATAACAGAGGAATAATATGCCTGTCGGGCTGCGGCGCCGGCATTGTTGCCGAGAAGCTGATGCTGGGCGACGCGGAAGGCGCCGAGGAGATGGTGTCGCGCCTGTCAGAGCTGTTTCCGGGCAGGCTGTACCTGGAGCTGCAGCCGCATCACATCAAAGATGTCCGCATCGACCAGGAGCTGATCAACGAGGGCCTGATAGAGATATCGCGCAAGCTCGGAATACCCTTGGTGGCGACCGCCGATTCTCATTACCTGACGCGCGACGAGTACAAGTACCACGAGATGCTTCTCGCCATCAGGTCGAAAAAGGCGCTGGGCGACGACAGGAGGCTTTCGTACGGCGTCGACGAATTCTATCTGAAGTCCGAAGAGGAGGTGTTCTCGTTCCTGGCCGAGCACTACGGCAGGGACGTAGCTGTTGAAGCCGTCGGAAACGCCCAGGAGATTGCCGACAGGTGCGAGGAGCCGACCTATCTTGAGCCGTCCGGCAACCATCTTCCGGTATTCCCGTGCCAGGACGAGCCGGACTACCAGGAGTTCTTGGAATGGAAGTCGAAAAGCGGGTCCGACAGCCTCGACGAGGCGGCCGCCTTCATGCGCTTCAGGTGCTTCAAGGGGTTCCGGGACAGGTTCTCGCACCTCGGCGCGGACGACCGGAGGAAATACTGGGACCGCATAAAATACGAGGTTGGCATACTTGAGAAGAACAGCTTCTCAAGCTACATGCTGGTGGTGTCCGACTACATACGCTGGGCCAAGCGCAACGGGATTGTCGTCGGGTGCGGGCGCGGAAGCGTCGGCGGGTCGCTTGTTGCGCATCTTCTGGACATCCACGGCGTCGATCCGTTCGAGTACGGGCTGCTGTTCGAAAGGTTCCAGAACGCCGAGAAGAAAAGCCTGCCGGACATCGACACGGACTTCGCCTCTGCCGGAAGGGACGCGGTCGAGGGCTATGTCAGGGAGAAGTACGGCTACGACAACTGCGCTCTCGTCTCCAACCTCACCACCTACAAACCAAAGAACACCATAGACGATGTCGCCAGGTCCCTGCGGATAGGCGACGATCCGTCGAACCCGGACAAGAAGAACTACTTTTTCATCGCCAAGCTGATCAAGGACTCGATTCCGGAGGACGCCGACGATTACGACGAGGCGCTGGAAAAGTCCCCCAAGTTCAAAGAGTACATGGAAAAGTACCCGGACCTGCTGGACTATTCCAGAAGGCTCCTGGGCGTGGAGAAGGGCTATTCCACGCACGCCGCCGGCATGGTGGTGTCCAACATTCCGATAGCCGAGTTCGCCCCGCTGAGGATCGACAAGAACGGCATCGTTGCCGTGCAGTTCGAAAAGGAGCGATGCGAGGAGAACGGCCTTGTCAAGATGGATTTCCTGGGCCTGTCGACGCTCGACGTGATCGGCGGTGCGCTGAAGAACATAGAAAGGCTTGGCGAGAACGGACCGTCCTGCGTCGACGACATTCCAATCGACGATGCCGAGACGTACGAGATGATCTCCGGCGGGCAGACCAAGTGCGTTTTCCAGCTGGGTCAGACATCCATGATGTCCGCGCTGTGTAAGAGGGTCAAGCCGAAGAACATCTTCGACATCGCCATAGTCAACGCGCTGGGCAGGCCGTCGTCCGGCGAGCGCGTCCTTCCGGACGGGACGGTCTACAGCGAGCGCATAGAGTATGTTGCGCGCAGGGACGGCGAGAAGCCGGTGACGTACATCCATCCCAGCCTGAAGTGCCTGGAGGAGACGTTCGGCCTCTGTATCATGGAGGAGCAGCTGATGGGCGTTGCCCAGCACTGCGCCGGGTGGGACCTGAACAAGACCGACAAGCTGCGCAAGTTCACAAAGAAGAAGGACCCCAAGCTGGCCGCCAAGATCTCCCCGGGGTTCATCGAGGACGTTAGAAAACACCTCGGCGTGGACGAGGAACTCGCATCGCGCATCTGGAAGGACATCGTCGAGATGTTTTCAGGATACGGCTTCAACCGCTCGCACGCTGTGTTCTATTCCATCAACGGATACTACACGGCCTACCTGAAGAAGCACCATCCTGCCGCCCTCCTGGCATCGAAGCTGTCCGTTGAAATCATGCGCAACAGCATTACAAGCAACGACGAGATTGCTCGCGCCAAGCAGGAGTGCCGCAGGTTCGGCATCAAGATCGTGCCGCCGGATGTCAACCAGAGCGGAGCCGGATACGACGTGCTGGACTCCAAGACCATTGTGATGGGTTTGGCCGCCATCGGCGGCCTGGGAGAGAAGGCCGTGTCCAACATCGTAGAGAACCAACCGTACGAGTCGTTTGTCGACTTTCTTGTGCGGACGAACGCAAGGATCGTCAACAAGTCGAAGATCGAGGCGCTGGCCAAGGCCGGCTGCTTTTCATGCTTCGGCGTGACGCGCAAGTTTGCGCACGACGAGGGAAAGAGCACCAGGGAGAAGGTAGGTAGGTTTCTAAAGAAGCGCGAGAAGGATGGTTACGATGTTGAAAGCTCTATTGCCGAGTTTCCCTTTTATCCAGGTCAGAGCGAATGGAGCACGAAAGAGCTGCTTTCGCACGAATGCGATGTTGTTGGCGAATGCCTGTCCGGAAGCCTGAACGATCTGTACAACGGTTTTTTCGGGGGGTACAATGTGACGCCACTGTCGAAGCTCGTCGCAATGCCAAACAGGGCGCACCTTGTTGTTGAGGTTTTGGTCAAGTCGGCAACCAGGGAGTTCACAATCAAGAAAAAGGGCAGGAACTTTGGGAAAAAGATGATTAAATACAATGTTGAGGACATTGAGGGCACGGCGACGGAACTGACGGTGTGGCCGCAGCAGTATGCGGTCGCCAAGAAGCTGCTGAAGGATAACACTCCGATCAGGGCAACATGCCAAGTGAGCGACTTCAACGGGCAGAAAACGCTGATGCTGATGGGATTTCAGGCGATTTACGGAGTGAAAGATGGAATCAAATAAGATTTTGGAAACACTGATGAAGGCAAGGCTAAACGGGAGACAGTGCTCGAATTTTCTGCGGTTTTTGTCTGCCGCGCGCAAGCATCATCTGGAAATGCGCGGTCTTAGGTACTATGATGCGTCATGGATGATATCGTATTGGAACGGCAAGGTCCTGGCAGATCTTCAGATTTTTGAAAAAGCAGCAACACTAGTGATTACAAGAATTTCCAGCGATATGATGGTCGATATTGAGCTTAGCAGGCGTTTCGACAGCATAGACTGTATGAACCTGATTGCCGGCACGATTGCCAAACATATCAAAAAAAAGACCTTGACATTACAGCAGCCTCCGCATAACTTGTCTTCAGGAGGAGACAGATGCGTTGCGCAAATTGTGACATAGAGATATCCCCAGAATTTTCGCATGCTTTCAGGCGCAACGAGTGCCCGGCATGCGGCGAGGAGATCCTCGACGAGGAGTCCCTGGCTATGATGGACGACATCAAGGAAACGATCTTGTCCGAAGTGCGCCTGAGGGACGAAGCAGTGGCGCGCATAGCGCTTGCGCTCGTCACCAACTATTCCGTTTCTCCGCTCGGGAGCGCAGCTCCCATGGCAAAGCGGGTGGCAAAGCATGCTCCGGCGGCCAAAAGGCCGCCCAACGAGGGCGTGATACGGCAGAAGGATCTTGTCGACGAAGGCGGCTCGCTCCTTTCGGAAGAGGAGCAGATGCGCATTTTCGAAGAGCGCGTAAAGGCGAGATACAATGTGGAGCTGGCTGGAGACAATGTTGTCAGCGCAAAGAAGAAGGACCTTTCTCCCGAACTGAAGCAGCTCAGCAGCGCCCTATCAAAGGAGCTTGTGAGCGATTCAGAAATGCTCAACAGCCCCGTGCTTGAGGCGCACAGGGCGGAGCGCCTTGCCAAGCAGCAGCGCAACCAGGTGAGCGGTCCGCCAAGCGCCAGGGCTGGCGCGATGGTGAGCCGGGCGGAGCCCTGATGCCATTCAGGATCGTCGACCACAAGAAGGTCGACATGACTGATGAGGAGCATGCCTATTACAGGAAGCTGGTCAACGCTTTCGAGGACGGACCGTCCAGCTTCCGCGACCTGTTCGATGTCGATGCCGACGGGTGTATAAGCTTCATCAGGCCTCCGGTGGGAAGGCAGGTGCCGTGGGCCGTGATAATTTTCCTGCAGAACCTTATGATCAACCAGCACGAGCGCCGGAGAGACGCGATACTTGAACAGCGCTTGGCGGAAATCGAGAGGAGATTGTCGGAATGACCAAACTGGGAGACGTTCTTGAGTTCGGCACGTTCGATCCAGAGGGCATGGACGTGTCGGAGCTTCAAGAGCTTTCGAAAAACATACCCAAGGACGGCCATGTGGATGTGGCGATCGCCGAGAACCTGGCGGTGCAGTTCCTGCGCGGAGCTGACAGGTGCTCGGAGATGATAGGGAAGCTCACCTGGTGGCTGGCTAGAAAAAAAGACGCCAGCCGCAGGGAGTACCAGATGGCGGCGCTTGTGCGCGCCAAGGGTCAGGGGTACAAGTCCGCCGCGGAGAAGAAGCTGTACGCCGACGGCGACGATAAGTATCTGGACGCCTGCGCCGACGTCAGCAAGGCCGAGGCGATGCTGCAGTGGTGCAAGAACAAGCATTCAAGCCTCGTGAGCGCGCATTATCTCATGAAACAGATCGCCAGGGGCGAAGAGGGGCACGGACGCGCGTCTAATGTGACCGTGGGCAGCGGACCACTCTCGCACGGCGAGCAGCAGTGGTAGGAAGAAAAAAAATGCCAATCATAGAAGCAAACAAGTCGGACATCCTTAACCCGCGCGTGCCGGTGGCGCCAGCGCACCTGTATGCGGCGCACATGGCGTCGAAGAAGTTTCCGGGCCAGTATTTCGTGGTTGTTAAGAAGCAGGTGGACTGGCATCAATCGTATTTCCACGGCGTGGGCTACTGGACCGACACACATCCCAACAAGGAGGGCGCATCGCCGCCGGACCACGGCGAAGTTAAGGACGCCTACATCCCGTGGCACAACATTACATTCATCGAAAACACACAGTACCGCTACCACGGGTAGCGGGGCGGGCAAGTTCGACGCCGAAAAGCAGGAAGAAAAATCCATCAGGCGCCCGATAGAGCCCAAGAGAGGCCAAGGGCAATCACGGAGGAAAAAAAAATGACAGAGTACAAGTACGGAGAACTGGCAGACTGGAACGACGCGGATACCAAGAGCCGCAGCGATTTCATGAGGCTGACGCAGGGTGACAACATCGTCAGGATTTTCACCCTTCCATTCCAGTTTCATGTGTGCTGGGTGAAGGACGCATCGGGAGCGAACCGCAAGCTCAGGAGCGCACTCAAGGATTGCCCGCTCATCAAGCGCGGTGAGAAGCTCCAGACGCGGTGGATGCTCGGCGTTATCAACCGCGAGACCAACAGCGCCGAGATTCTTGAGATCGGAAGTCAGATTTACAACGGAATTAAGAAGCTGATCAACGACGGCGCGTGGGGCGACCCGCGAAAGTACGATCTCAATATCGTGCGCGGAAAGCCGAACGACAATCCGCTGTACACGGTCCATCCGCGTCCGCCAACGGAGCTTTCAGACGCCGACAAGGCAATGGTCGAGGAATTCATGGGCAATACCGAACTCGGCAAAATGACCCAGCCGCCCACTGCTGAGGAAGTTTCACAGCGGCTGGCCGAGATCGACGGTCTTCAGCCGCCGCAGCGGGGAGGAAACGGCTCCCAGCAGCAGCGGCAGCAGCAGGACAATCAGTCTCAACAGCAGCCCCCGATCGACGAAAATACATTCAACTTCGATCAGGACCAGTTGTAGCCAGAACGACCCGCCGGCGAAGTGGTCGTCGCCGGCGGGCTTTTTCAACATGGAGAAGACTATTTCAGCCAATCTTGTGGACATCGGACCGAAGTACAAGGCATGGTACTTCGAATCCAGCCCTCCGCGCCTCGAAGTGGCGATCACATTCGATGCTGACAATTACAGCCGCAAGCTGCTGTTCCGGCTTATGGACATTACGCATAGCCACGGATTCGCCTGCGCCGCCCCCCGCTTCGTAGAAGATGCCGAAGGAGAGCAGCAGATGCTCTTCAGCATAGGCACCAACCTTCCATCATCAAGGTCACTCAAAAAATACTCCAAAAAGCTGTGCGCGTGCCTGGACGATGTGTTTGCGTTCAATGACGAGTTTGTTCGCCAGCTAGACTTTTCGCTTCTGGACATGTCCATGTTCGACGGCGTGGACCTGTACGAGTTCGATCCAATGACAATGGCCACGATTCGCGACCAGCACTACAGCGGATCGTGGGACGAGTTCAGGCAGGACATGCTTGATGACGACCGGAAGGACGACGCGGAGCTGATAGACAGGTGCGAAAAGTTCGAGAAGGTCAACGAAAAGGACATGGCGCTTGTGGGGGCGCATCTTGAGCATCTTCTGGACCACATGCTGGTGCGCGATGCGGAGGAGCAGGAGTCCGGAGAGAGAGAAGTAAACTGATGATGGCGCGCAATGTGGGGCGGACGGTTGAGCTGCGCAGTGTAACTTCTGGGGAAAAGAAAGTTCTTGGTCTGGATGTAAGTTCACAGACTGTCGGATGGGGTCTCGTAAGAGCGGGTCGCCGACCTGCCCTGATTGCGTACGGTCACATTCGCCCCCTTCCGTCCAGCAGAGGTCTCATGGAGCGGCTTGACAGCTTGTACGACGACATAAAGCGCCTGTGCGAAGAGTTGAGTCCCGACGTCGTGGCTGTGGAAGACTGTGCCCTGTTCATGCATGGGCGGAAATCCAACGCCAAGACCATGATGACGCTGGCTGTGTTCAACAGGGTGGTTTCGTTGGCGGCGTACCGCAAGACCGGAGATGTGAGGTTCTATCCGGTAGGCAGCATCAGGAAGGCGGTTAGGATGGCGTCGGCCCTTGATCATGCTCCGCACAAAGAAGAGATTCCCGGTATCATACGCCGGTGTCTGGATGGTGAATTTTCAGATGTGGAAAAGCGCGGCGGCGGAACAGCCGTGCAGACGTATGACGAAGCGGACGGTATTGCTGCGGCATGGTGCGCTGCGTTGGATTGTGGCAAGGGAAAATGAAAGATCCGTACGAAGTGCTTGGTGTTTCGCACGATGCGACTGACGACGAAATCAAGAAGGCATATAAGAAAATGGCCCTTGAATGGCATCCGGACCGGCACGGGGGCAGCAGCGAAGCCGAAGATAAGTTCAAGGACATAAACGCCGCATTTCAGGCGATTGGGGACCCCGAAAAACGCGCCAGGCACGACATGGGCGGAAGGTCTAACGGATTTCCCAGTTTCCACGATGTTTTCGTCCATTCTTCGTTCGAAAGCATGTTTGGGGGACAGTTTGGGGGTTTTCGCGTACATCGGTCGTCCGCTGCTTCGAAAAGGATTGTGGCATCCGTGTCGCTTGAGGAAGCGTATGCGGGCACTGAAAAGGTGCTTGTGGTTCGGGAGAATCGCAAATGCGCCGCCTGCGGCGGCCTTAGCGCGAAGCAGAAGAACGAGCCGTGCCCGGCGTGCGGCGGAACCGGGCACATCAGCTCCACCTCCAGCACCGCAGCTTTTGTGTCCATAATGTCAACATGTATGGCATGCAGGGGAAGCGGGCGCAAGCTGGGGGACCAGTGCGCCGCCTGCGGCGGCCGGGGGAGCGCAGTTGAAGAAAAGCGCGTGAGAGTTGTTGTTCCCCCAGGCATGCCGGATGGCGCTACGATTCAGGTCGCCGGCTTCAGCGTGGAGATACGCCATGAGCCGCATGACGACCTGACTCAGATGCCGATGAGCCTGGACATCACGAATGAGAGGACGGTAGATGTGTTTGATGCAATCCTGGGGGGCAGGATTGCCGTAAACACTCTGGCCGGGGAAATGGACGTCAAGGTGCCTCCGGGTTTCAAGCCGGGGATGTATCTGCGCATCAAGGGCGCCGGAATGCGCGACAGGAACGGACGGCGCGGTGACCATTTGGTCCAGGTGAATGTTTTCGTTCCAAAGCTGAATGAGGAGCAGACCAGACAGCTCGAACTCCTCAGAGACGAAATAAGGAGACCTGATGAAGAGGACGACAATGATTAAGGCGCTTTTGCTTTCGCTGCTTTTGGTGCTTGCAGGATGTTCGACAGCCGGGCAAGTTCGTTACGGCCAGGCAAGCGGAATGAAGGCGCAGGCTTCTTCCATACAAAAAAAGGTTGACATAATGGACATGGTTTCGTCCACTGTCGTTGTCAACAGGGGCGGAAGCGGAGTGGTGATACGGAAGGACAATGAAGGCACATGGATACTGACGGCCTGGCATGTCGTCAACAAGCTCGTCGGAACTCCCCAGTTTACCAAGGAAGGAGTCGTTTTTCCAAAGATGAAGCCCGTTCCCGTGTCGTACGGCGTCATGGACAGGTACGGCGGAAGGCTAACAACTATCAGCTACGAGGGGAAAATACATACCTCTTCGGCTTTGGGCGATCTTGCCATCGTGATTGTTCCGGACAGGATACCGGCCAAGGTCGCGGAACTGGGCAGCGTTCCCTTGGCGTTCGGTGACGGGGTGGTCGTGGTCGGGCATCCCCTGAGCCTATCGTACACTGTCACAAACGGAATCGTCAGCAATCCCATGAGAATAGTTCCTAAGATTACCGGCGTGTTCATGCAGTTTTCGGCTCCGGTCACTTTCGGAAACAGCGGAGGCCCGATATTCAATGAAAGGGGTCGGGTCGTCGGCATCGTGCTGATGGGCTTCAAGCACATAGCGCTTTCCCCTACGCTGGGCTTCATGAAGGCGTTTGTCAAGGTGTCTCTTCCCGAGGGAAAAAATGGCAAAGAAAAAGACAAGTAGCAACCCGGTAGCTGACATTTTCGCGGAAGTCGACAAGGAGTTCGGTCCTGACGGGCTGTTCAACGGCGACGACGACTTCATAGCCAATGTGGAGACGATTACGAGCGGAAGCGCGTCGCTTGACGACGCGATGGGTCTGTGGGGGCTGCCGAAGGGCAGGGTCGTGCAGTATGCCGGACCGGAAAGCAGCGGCAAGACCCTCATGGCGTTCATGGCGATCAGGGAGTGGATGAACGCCGCTCCGCATCATTGGGCCGCCTTCTACGATGTCGAGGGGACATACGACGGCACTTGGGCTTCCGCCCTAGGAGTCGACACCAGCAGGCTGAAGGTGTCGAAGAAGACGATGGCGTCGGACATTTTCAACAACCTGTGCGGAATCAAGGCGGCGAACAAGAAGACAGGAAAGGTGACGCAAAAGAAGCGAGGCCTGCTGGACATCATCGAGGACCGGGGCGGGGCTGAGAAGTCGGGATGCGGCATTATCGTCGTCGACAGCATTCCGTCGATGCAGGCGCCGATCGAGGAGGTCTCCGCCGCGGGCAAGATAAATGTCGCTCCGATGGCGCGCTTTCTGCCGCCAGAGCTTCGGAAGATCACCCCCAAGCTCGGACGCACGGGAGTGGTTCTGCTGGCCATCAACCAGATACGCGTAAAGATCGGAGCCATGTACGGGAATCCCGAAGACACTCCCGGCGGGCGCGCATGGAAGCACGCATGCTCCATGATGGTGAACTTCGGTGCGGTTTACAACAGCGAGTCGTTCATCACGGACGACCTGGATGAGAAGATCGGTCACAAAATCAAGGCCAAGATAGTGAAGAACAAGGTGGCACCCGCGCACAGGAACGCCGAGTTCGAGATCAAGTATTTGTCCGGCATCGTCAACAGGCACCGCGAGGTGTTCGAGCTGGCGGTCAAGTACGGCGTCATTGAGCGCCCGAGCACGGTGTCGTACGCGCACGGCGGAAAAACCGTGGCCAAGGGACGCGACAATGCGATTGAATGGTTTGCAAACCAAGGGTCTGCGTTTCATGAGCAGGTTATGCTCGAAGTCATGGCGGCAAAGGCGGAGAGAGTGAAGATCGTCAGCGCCGGCGAGCTGGAACGGATGAAAAAGGACGACGCGGCGGAAGACGACGACGATTGGAGAGAGAAATAATGCTTATACGGTGCAGTTCAAAAGGGTGCTACAAGGAGTCGCACGCGCAAATCAACAAGCAGACCGGCGAGGTCGTGTGCCTGGAGTGCGGAAAGCCCATTGGAAATGTGTCGGACTATACGAAGCGCACGCTGCTGTCCATCGGTCAGACGCTGCGCAGCGCCGAGCAGAAGGCGTTTCAGGTCCATTGTCCGGACTGCCGGGGAAAGCGCAGCGTGTCGCTGGTCGATGGCGGCAAGGGCGGAGCCGTGTGCTCCGCGTGTGGGCGCGAGCTTGAGGTGTCTGCGGCGCTCCTTCATGCCATCAAGGTGTTCAGCCAGGAAGAAGAAAAGAAGGAATGAACAAGCCGGAGATTCTGCAAAGAGTGGCTCAAGAATGCCACAATAGGCTGTGGGACGACGAGGAAAAACTCTCGTACCTGAAAGAGCGCGGAATTTCACATGAAACGATCTCACGGTTCATGCTGGGGTCGTTTCCGTCGGACCTGCGGCATCTGTTCAAGGTCGTGCCGGCGGGAGATCTCAGAAGCGCCGGCGTAATCAAGAACGCCACGAAAAGCATGTTCAGGACATGGAATCTCCTGATACCGGTAGCAGACGTATGGGGAAAGACCGTTGCCCTTGCCGGCAGGACGCTCATGCCGACCGAGAAACGCGAAAAGCGCGGCCTGCAGAAGTATGTTAACACGATCTATACCAAGTCGCATCACCTGTTCGGTCTGTATTTGGCAAAGAGAGCGATAGCGGAAAGCGGTACGGCACATGTCGTCGAAGGGTACATGGAGATACTTGCGGCGCACCAGGCTGGTATGGACAATGTGGTGGCGAGCTGCGGGACAGCCTTCTCGAACCGCCAGCTGGCCCTTTTGGCCAGGTATGCGGAGAGGATCGTGTTTTTGTACGACAACGACGAGCCCGGTCAGAAGGCCGCCGCGAGGCATGTGGAAAGCAAACAGTGCCCGGAGGTATCGGTGTCCGCAGTCAATCCGTTTCCGCCGGCTAACGACCTCGACGAGTTTCTTCAAAGCAGGACGGTTGGGGAACTGAAAAGGATCATGGGGCATGGTGGCAATGGATACGAGCATGTCGTCGCTCCATCATGGTGAGGTGACAATCATGGCAAGGAAGAGGAACAAGTCCGATTCCTACCAGTACAGAATGGTCGAGATAGCCGTCGATCCGCATGTTCTGTCAGACTTTTCCGACGAGGACGGGTTTGCGGAACAGGTGCGCATGTCCGCATATTCAGAAGCGGTCCTTGAGCTTAGGAAGCAGCTGATGAAAGAGGTCAGGCGCATGATAGAGACAGTCCTGACCGTTCGCCAGCGAGAAGTGATAAATTTGCGCTTGGAAGGGCATACGCAAGTGGAGATAGCCGATTTCCTCGGCATTCATCAGACGACTGTGCACAAGACGATAAGCGGCAACATAGACTACAAGAACAATGCCGCAAAATACGGTGGGGCGATAAAGAAGCTGCGCAAGGCATGCCTAAAGGACCAGAGGGTACTTACGATCCTTAAAAGAATTTCCGAAGCCAAGGCGGAGGCGATGGGTGAGGGGGATGATGAAGCCGAAAATGAATGATCGGCTCGCATTGCGGCAAAACTGGCCGGAGCCGGAGTACAAAGACATCATACTTAGGCGGATACGCCAATGCAATGCGCGCGTGCTCGTGGTGGGTGCCGGATATGTCGGGCTGCCGTTGGCATGCCGCTGCGCCGCATCGGGGCACAGGACGACCGTGCTGGATCCCGATACAAAAAAGGTGGAGTCGATCAGGAGGGGCGAGTCGTACATCAGCGACATTTCCAGCGGTGTTCTGGAATTCCTGGTAAACACCGAACCTGAAAAAGGGACAGGACACAACCTGAAAGCTGTCAGCAAGTGGTCTGACGCCCCGTGCCCCGATGTCGCGATCATATGCGTTCCGACGCCGCTGAACAAAGCCAAAGAGCCGGACATATCAATCGTCATGGATGTCGTCGACCGCCTGCCGGACACATGGCCCTGCGGATGGAATCCGCTTGTGGTCCTGGAGTCAACGGTCTATCCAGGTTTTACGCGCGAAATGGTACATGATAGGCTGCGTGTTCCCACTGCGTTCTCTCCAGAAAGGGTGGATCCCGGAAACAGGAAGTACGGAATCAGGAACACGCCGAAGCTGGTCGGCGGAGTTGACGCCGTTTCCTCTCTCCTTGCGAATGAGTTTTACAGAACGATTGTCAACGAAGTTGTGCCCGTCAGTTCGTGCGAGGTTGCCGAAATGACTAAGGTTTTTGAGAATACATTCCGCATGGTGAATATTGGGCTGGTCAACGAGGCTGCTCTTATGTGCCGTGCGCTGGGCATAGATTCCAATGAGATGATAGATGCGGCGGCAACCAAGCCTTTCGGATTTATGCCTTTTCGTCCCGGACCGGGCGCTGGCGGAAATTGCGTTCCTTTGGATCCGCACTATCTCGCATGGAAGCTCAGGACGGTGAAGTATCATTCTCGCTTCATTAGCCTGGCTGACCAGGTGAACTCCTCAATGCCGCGCCATGTGGTTGACCTTATCGTGCGCGCGCTGAATAAGAATGAAAAATCCGTTAAAAATTCAAAAGTTCTGATTGATGGCGTATCTTACAAGCCCGGAGTTGGTGACCTTAGCGAATCTCCAGCCTTGGATATCATTGAAATTCTTTGTTCTGAATACAGCGCGGATGTGTGGTATTTTGACCCGTTCGTTGACAGCATGACTTTGAGCAGCGGACGCGGAATACCGCGCATTACGAAAATGCCCGAACCTGGAGAATTTGACTGTCTCGTGATAGCGACAAACCATCCGAATGTGGACCATGGCGAGCTTTGCCGTCTTGCTGGCGCAGTCGTGGATACCCGCAATGTAACCAAGGATTTTCGCAAAGATATTAGCAATATCGAAGTTCTATAGCATCCCGCCTTCCATTCCCGCCTTCTTTCCTTCTTTTCACCATAAAAATCCAGTTTTTACCTGGCATTGAACGCCGGCGGACACATGCGTCCGCCGTTTTCGCAATCATCTTCCTTCCTGGCATCGGCTGTGCTGCGCATGTATTGATTTATTCTATCAATATTCGCGTATTGTCTTGAACAGCCCGACCTGTAATGTTCCGGGTTGCACGCTTCAGCGCAAGGAGGGTGTCCGAAATGGACGAGTTCAAGCTGGATTTTTCCTACCTTCAGAAAGCGGTCGAACGCAGTCAGGACCGCATTTATGTCAAGGGCAACGAGCATATGATCAAGCGGTTCGCATTCGACCTTGTCCGCATGGACAGCGAACCCGAAACGCTTTGGAAAGTGCAAGCCGACGACGACGGCAACGAATTTCTTGTACGCACATACACGATGCCGGAGGACAAGGAGGCCGCCGCAAGCGACTGGTCGGTGGACGCTGACAAGAAGCAGGCAAACCTCACGGTGTCCTACAAAGGCGCTCCTCTTCACAGGCTGGTGGCTGCCGAATACGGTGCCTGCTCGCCCGACGAAGCCGACCTCCTAGCCAAAGTCCTTCGCCGCAAGCTGGCCGTCGATTCGGAATTTGCCGGAAAGCTGCTTGCCTCCCTCCCCGTTCCCAAGCTGCGCGCTGTCGCCGCAGCGTTTCCTGAACTCAAGATAGCGGCAAAGGCAAGGTCGAAAGAAGAGAGGGCAAAGCTGTGCCTGCCCATGTGGAAGCTTATTCCTGACGACAGGCGCGACATGATTCTGCCCGATTGGGAAAAAATGACGGTTCGTCAGATAATGGAAGGCCTTGTCGGTCTGGACGACATAGGATGGCTTGATTTCGAAGAAACGGCCTGGAAGCACGGGCATCGGATTCCGAGCGAGGGTTTGTTTGGATCGGAAAGCAAGTCCGAACTGAAGGTCGAAGCGTGGGATCCGGAAGAGCCGCGCCGCCAGCGCCCCACCGAGGAGATTTCTCAGGAGCAGCTTGACGAGCTGCTACATCAGACCCGCCATACCCGCCCAACCGCCACCTACCTTGCCGTAGGGCATCCCGAGACCGAAGAAAAAAAACAGAAGTTTATGCAGTCTCCCGAGTTTGCCGACGCGTTCGCAAAGTGGCTGTCCGAGACCGCCGGTGCCGAGGAAATGCCCGGCGAGGAGGCTGTAGCTGCGTTCATGGCGGTTTTGGAGAAACAGGGGCAATTCGATCCTGAAGACGGATGGAGAACTGCCGTCGACGGCGGCGATATTGTGATAGCGCGGGGCAAGGCGCAGGTCGTCAGGCTTGCCGCCTCGAAATACGGCGCGGAAATGCCTGAGGATGTGGAGCTGTTCAGGCTTCTCGTACAGTCAAAGCTCGATTCGCAGGACGAGGATTTCCTGCGCGCGGCCATCGTGAGCGTGGCGGCAGAATCTGACAAGGAATAATGGCCGCCAAGGCCTTCGGAGGAGAATCTCATGAATAAGTACACCGAACTCAAGCGTCAGGCGGAAGCGCTGCTGTCGCAGATGGACCGCGGCAAAGAGTTCATCATCGGTCATGTCAGCGGAAGGCTCGCGAAGGCGGCGGACGAGAATCCGCAGGACAAGGTCATTTGCGCAGTGTCCCATGTGGTTGAAAGAATGAGTCGCAAGGACCCGTCGCGCGTCATCAGTCAAGCAGAGCTGGAGAGCGTGTACCAGAAGCTGGCGGGCATCGACCGAAGCGGAACAAGATTCAGGGAACTGCTTGGCGACCTGCTGATAACGGCTGGACCGCAGCCAGTGCGGACAGGAAAGGAGTATGCCGAAGCCAAGCGCGACATTTTCGACGAGGCGGTGTCCGAAATCAAGCCGGAAACGCGCGATGGGCTGTCGCAGCTTTTCGAGCATGCCGAAGACAGGCTTGATCCCAAAGCCGCAACAGATGCTCAGGGGCGCGTAGAGCTGGAGCTGAAGTCTATGGGCTTCAGGTCGAAAGCAAAGCTGGAAGGCGGCAATGCGAGGCATCTGGTGTTCGCAGCGCAGGTGCAAACAAATCGCGGACAGGTCACATTCCATGTGCCTGTCGAGGCGTCCTCCGGACGCCTGCCGAGCGTTTTCGTGTCGCAGGGCAGGTTTCTTCCGCTGAGCCGTCAGGAGCTGTCGAAGCAGGCGGAAGAGATTGCTGGGTGCAGGCTGGATCCGCCAAGCGTTCCGGCGATCCTGGATGCTCTCGACAAGCTGTCCGGATCGGAGGCGAAATCCGCAAGCGACGAACAGGTGGAGAGCATTGCCGGGTCCCTGCCTCAGGACGACGGCAGCGGCGGCCTATCGGCCGCACAGCTGTATGCTTCAATAGCGCAGAAAGAGGATGCCATCAGGGACATCGAAGTGCCGCGGACCGAAGTTCCGGAGCCGCTTAGAGCAATTGCTTCGGAAGTCGAGGAAAGCGTGGCGGAAGCTGGCATCGGATATCCGCAGGCAGCGGTTAGGCTTGCCAAGCGTATGCTGAATGCCGAGCTGGTGTCCATGGGATTCAGGAGCGCCCAGGTGCGCGCCGTGTCGCCCACGGGCGACGGCATGCTGTGCCAGGCCGTTCTGGACACTCCGAAGGGCAAAGTGGCTATTGAGGTGCCGATTGAGATGAAGGGCGACAGGCCTCTTATGCCGTCGGTTTTTGCGCACGGCGACATTGTGGACGATTTCACGGCTGACAAGCTGAAAGCTTTCGTGTCGCGGGATCTGGACACGCTTCCGACTGCCGTAAGGCGCGATAGCGCCCTGCTGTCTAAGAGTTGGGGCGAGCTTAAAAGCGACCTTATAGATGCGGTGGCGCGCGACGACCACGATGCGTGTCACGAGATTATCGAAGCAATAGCCGAGCAGTTCGGCAGCGATATGCACAAGCAGGCGATCCAGGGGTACAAGGAGCTTCTCAAGCACAAGGCGGCATGGCACGAAAGCCGCAAAAGCCGGTGCAGCATGGTTATAAAGAGCGCCAATTCAATATATGACATGTGCGGGCACCTGATGGTGCCGCTTCATAAGGTGGTGCAGGACGAGATGGGCAGATGCCATCTGGCTTCGACATACCGGGCAAGGCAGAGCCAGGATGAGGAGGGCGCCTTCTTCAGCAACGCCAAGGTGCTTGTCAACGACTGATCCGCGCGCCTGAAGGCGCGACACGGCCGGCTGATGCTTCGCAACAAGGCTGCGGCTCCCGTCGGGAGCTCGGTCGGCAAGCGCAGCCGGCTGTTTTTTAGGAGGGCACTCACGTGAACATGCGCAGGGAAGCGGCGCTGTGGCCGTCGGCCAGAGAGGCGCGGGAGGAAGTCAAGGCGGAATACGAGGCGAAGCTCAGAGCCGCTCTCGAAGAACTCAGGCAGCTGAAGGCAGACAATGAAGCGCTGAAAAGCAAGCTGGGCATGAGTCTTGATAAAAGAAGGGATGTCGAGAAGCTGGCTTCTTTGGCCGGCATGATGGACGATTTGGGGGCGCACGCCACTGCCGACATCCTGGACATGGCCGCGCTACAGGTCAGGGACAGGAGCGCAAGGGGGTCGCTGATGAGCAGGATTGTCGGAATTGCCAACGATTTCGACAGCCGCGGCGACCATCTCATGGCAGATGCCATGGACAAGGCGGCTGAAGTGGTGTCTTCCGAGGAAGCGGCGACTGTTGTAAAGCCTGGTAACATGATTCCGCTGTCTTCCAGGTACTGCCCGGATCATCGCGGCGTTCAAACCTTTAGGGTCGACGAGAATGCGCGCCAATGCCCGATTGACGGGCGCATATACAACTACGAAACGGGATATTCTGACTATGCCGGAATGATAGTTCCAGGAGGCAGCGTCGCCGGGCAGACGGAGTCGGCCACTCCGTACGCCGTTCCGCACAGGATATTCGACACGCGCGAGAATATCCTGAACGCCATACACTAGCAGAGGTTACATGGCTTTTCCAAAGGTTCTCACCCACCCAAACAAGGACATGATCGTAAAGCTGCTGACTGACGGGAAGGGCGTGCGCTATGTTTCCAAGGTGCTGAAGGAGATGTATCCGGAAGAGCCTTCCAAAAGGATATCCGTCCAGACCCTGCAGGCGTTTCGAAAAGAGCACCTGAAGCTGGAAGGGGATGTGCTGGAGGACATCAAGAAAACAAAGAGGCTCAAGGAGAGAAAGAGGGAGTCGAAGAAGGAGCACACGCTTGTCAAGCATCTTCCCAGCTACAAAAGGAAGCTCGAGGAAGTGGCAGACATGCATCTCGACATTCGCACAAGCCTGGCGCAGGTCGATACGCTCATCAAGGCGAGGCTTGAGAACTTCTTTGACATGGCGCAGGCTGGTCAGGCAACAAGGGACGACGAGAAGCTATTGCAAGGATACTTCGACAGGTATTTCACCGTCATCCAGCACTGGGCGAAGTATGTTGAGAACATGGCGGACCAGCGCATAGACCACAACATAAATGTCACTGTCGTCAACGAGCAGATGGACATGCTGAGGACCGCTGTAGTTCGCGTGCTGCAGCGCATGGATCCGCAGGAGGCGCTCAAGTTCATGGAGGAGTTGGACAAGGAAATGAACAGCCTGTCGTACCGGCCGGACGGCGCGCCGTCCCTGCAGGAGCTGAGCGTTGGAGCTCTTCAGATCGCTTCGGCAGAGGACGCGGAGGTTTCATAATGCCTTATGTAGAAGACATGCTTTCCGAATGCTATGACGGTCTGAACATGGAACTCAGGCAGATGGCTTTGGACGACGCAGAGATGCTGGAAAACCTCGGCGTTGAGAGCGATAGGGAACGCAACCTGGTATTTTACATAGATAATTTTCTTGACGACCTGTGCGACGAAATGGGCGTTCCGGTTCCGGAAAACAGGGGCGAAATCGTACGCGGGGCGTTCCGCAATCTTCGCAGCACCGACGAGCCCGGTCTTGCCGATATCAGGCGCGCAGTTGCATTCTCCTTGGGAATTCTCGGGAAGAGAAAAGTTGCATATCCGAACATATCTGGAGCCATGGAGTCGAACAGAAAACAGGTAAGGGACATAGACAAGTGGGTCAGGACGCTCGGAGACATATACGCGGCGGCGCGGGCGGGCGAAGGTCCGCTGCAGGCAACCAACAGGCTAACGGAGGGATGGGATCCCGTGGAGCAGCATGAATTCCAGCA